AGCGATGGGAAAACTTCTCTGAAGCGGGTCAGTCACGTCATCACGGACCTGTGGATCGAGAAGGGCCTGGTCATGGGCGAGGCCGAGATCTTGAACACGCCGGAGGGGAAGACCTTGAAGGCGTTGATCGAGGCGCAGATCCCAATCGGCGTGTCGTCACGCGGGTTCGGCAGCACCAAGCCAGCGGCAGACGAGGCGGAGGATGTGCAGGACGACTTCCTGCTGAAGACCTACGATTTCGTGGCGGACCCGGCTGTGAAGACGGCCATCCCCAATATCACCATGGAGTCCGTGGACGATCCTACGGCGGCGCAGATGTTCTTGGCGGAGTTCCCGGACGTGGCGACGCAGATCCAGGAGGCGGCGGCGCAGGATGCGTTGTCCAAGGCCAAGGACAAGGTGACCTCGGGGTTGGAGGCGGCGGTGCAGGCGGCAGAGAAGCGCGTGCGCGTCGAGATGACGGAAGCGTTTGAGAAGAACCTGGCGCAGTCGCTGATCGAGGTGCGTGAGGATCTTGGCAACCAACTCCGCGAGGAGTACGCGACCGATCCGGCTGTTGGTGCGGCGAAGGCTGTCTTGGCGCAGATCGCTGAGATGGTTGGATCGTATCGCCAGCATCCAGACGAGGCGGCGGTACGGGATGCGTTGCGGGCCAAGGATCTGGAAGTGGCAGAGCGCACGCAAGAGCGGGACGAGGCGATTGATCTGGGCACGCGGGCAGCGGTGTTGCTGCATGTGGAGCGCAAGATAAGCGGGCACCCGATGGCCGAGGCCGTGCGGGCGCTGATGCACGGCGTACAGGTCACGTCGATCATGGACGTTGACTCGAAGTTGGCGGCCATCATGGAGAACCTACCAGAGCAACCGGCTGTGGATGTGATCCCGACCGGGCCATCGGAGGACGAGGTTCAGCTACGGGAAGAGAACGCGACACTGCGCGGCGAAATCAAGCTGGTGCAGGCAAAGGCGGAGTCGTTGGACGAGAAGTTGAGACGTGTTGTAGAGCTGACAAAACGGGCAGACGACCGCTTGGCGGAGTCCGATGCTCGGGCCGAGAAGGCAGAGGCGCTGTTGGAAGAGGCGCAAGAACGCGCCGTTCAGGCAGAGCTAGACGCCTACAAGGCCAGCAAGGTTGCAGGGATGGTGAACAGTTCGAGTGTGTTGGGTCTGTTGGAGGACGTCTCCTCCAGGGCCGATGTGGACAAGGTCGTGGCGAAACACGGGGCCATGGAGATCTCGGATCCGCTCTTGCGAGAGATGCGTAGATCGCTACAACGCGGTCATGGCGACGAGCAGGAGTTGACCGAGGACCGGCAGCCGCAGGGTGGTCGAGTGCGAGGTTCCGACGACTTCGGAAATTCGTTTGACATCATGCGGAAACTTGCTGGGTACAACAACTGACAGACACACAGGAGACAATAGACATGCAAGCTCGAAACATCGTGGAAGAAGACGGCAAGCGGACCGTGTTCGACGAGTCCTACGGCAAGGTGTGCGAGGCGCGTTGGGCGAAGATTTTGCAGCCCATGAACGAGCGCGATCCCATCAACAGCCACTACGTCCGGCGCTGCACGGCGATCATCATGGAGAACGAGATGGACCACATCAAGTCTCTCCATGAGGACACCCTCAGCACCAACGCAGGCGCGTTCACGAAGTACGTGTTCCCGGTTCTTCGCCGGGTGTTCCCGAACCTGATCGCCAACCAACTCGTCTCGGTGCAGCCGATGACCGCTCCCGTGGGCGGCATCTTCTACTACGAGAAGAAGTACGACGACCGCAAGGGCTCCAAGATCCCGCAGTACGGCATCACCAACGCTCCGTACAACATGGCCTATGACGGCCAGTTGGCGGCGGGCGACAACATCAACCAGAACTTCGCCCGCATGTACTCCTCGGAGTACGTGGACTACGACGTCATCTGCACAGAAGCCACCGCCGTGGCCTCCCTCTCGAACGTGGGAGCCAACTGCCGCCTGCCCGAGTGGAAGCCGATGAGAGCCCCTGGCGTGGACGGACAGCGCACGTTCTACACCAAGCTCTACTACCGCGTGCTAAACCACGCGGGCACACTGCCCATCGACATCGTGGCCACCCTCGACCCGACCGGCCTGACCAGCAACCTCGTGGACCAGTACGGGGCCACCGTTGGCACGGTTACCGTGGGCACGGGAGCCTGGACCCTCAACGCCAAGGACGAGACCGGCGTCGCTTCGACCTTCACACCAAGCACCGTGATCTACGCGCAGTATTTCGTGAACTTCGAGCAAGCTGGCTACACCAGTGGCTCTGAGATCCCGAGCATCAGCCTGGACATCGCTCTTCACACCGTGAAGGCCGAGAGCCGCAAGCTGAAGGCTCGCTGGAGCGTCGAGGCAGTGGACGACATGCGCGCTCTGCATGGGATGGACGCCGAGACCGAACTGGTCGGCACCTTCGCCAACGAGGTCATGCTGGAGACGGACCGCGAGATCGTGGACGCCCTCGTGACCGGAGCCAAGTTCGCCGCGACATACGCCTATTCGTACTCGGCCGGTTCCACGGGCGAGATCGAGACCATCCGCAACCTACTGACCAAGATCAGCGCGGTGGCGGCCAGCATCCACACCGCGTCCGGTCGCGCGCCGGCCAACTTCATCGTGGTGTCTCCGAGCATCGGCGCATTGCTCGACCAGCTCTCGACCCATGGTGACTTCGCCAGCATCGAGCAGAACGTGCAGAGCCCGACCTATGGGCCTATCACGTCCGACTTCGGCATCGCCCGTATCGGAACCCTGCTCAAGCGCTTCGCGGTCTACCAAGACCCCTACATGACCGCCAACAAGGTGCTCATCGGCCTCAAGGGCAACAACTTCCTGGATGCCGGGTTCGTGTATGCACCGTACATCCCGCTCCAGGTCACCCCGACCTTCATGGATCCCAACGACTTCACGTTCCGAAAAGGAGTCAGAACCCGATTCGCCTCCAAAATGCTACGCCCGGAATACTACGGCGTCATCACCTGCTCCGGCCTTCCCGCTGTGACCGTGGTCTGATAGCGATTCTACAAACATTTCATTGAGTTGTGGCAATTCAAAGAGTTGAGCGCCATCAATTTGTGCTGCCATTTGATGCGTTGGCTTGATTTGTCAACATTGCCATGTTACCTTTGCTGAATGACAACTCAAGAGAAGAGATTGATTGTTGAAGTTGTTGATTTTGTTGATGCGTCTCAGTTGGCGCGGTTGGCGCGCGGGTTAGAATTTGGGACGGATCGAGTGACATTTTGGGGGGATGAGTGGGCGCAGCGTCGTCCGGCGTGTGAGGCGTTCGTGGCGGCGCGTGAAGGGCGGTTTGATCGGCGGTTGGGAGCGAGGAGATGTGTGGTGCTGGAAGTGCCGCGTGCGGATGCGGCGGCGTTTTTGGATGCGTACCATTTGCAGGGGTCGAGTCGCCTCAGTTTGGTTGTCTTTGGGTTGTATGATGATGGGGATCTATTGGGCGTTCTAAGTTTAGGTCGGCACAATCGTCAGTTGCAAGTGAACATGGTGCTGTTAGATCGGCTTTGTTTCAAACCAGGTGTGCAAGTTATTGGGGGAGCTTCTCGTCTCATGTCTCAGGCAATAACATGGGCACAGAGTCTAAAATACGAACAGATTGTGACGTTTAGCGATCTTCGATTGACGGACGGAGATGTGTATGAGCGGCTTGGATTTTCATTGGATCGTCGGTACAAGCCAGATTACTTTTATGTGCAGAATGGGAATCGAATTTCGAAGCAGAGCCAGCAGAAGCGTTGCACGGGATGTCCTGATGATGTGACCGAGTTGGAATGGGCGGAAGCGCATGGACTTGTGCGGTGTTATGACGCTGGGAAGGTGCGCTGGGCCATGGACTTAGTTCCTGGCATTCAAGCGGCATATCAGCAGGCCAACTCGGAGAGGGCGGCGAAGATGCACGCAGACGGCGTGTTCAATAATTCGCATATGCGGGGGTACTTTCGGTCTCAGCGCTGGGGAGAGGTGTATTTTGGGTCATCTTATGAGTTGCGGTGCATGTTCGAGTTAGAGCAGGACCGATCAGTCAGATCGGTTCGTCGATGTGAGGCGTTCCAGACGTCATGTGGTAATTGGCGCAATCCAGACTTGTGGGTTGAATTTTCGGACGGGCATGCGGAGATCTGGGAGGTGAAGCCGTCGATATTGGTGGATCAAGATGTGGTGCGCGAGCAGATTGCAGATACTATGATCTACGCGATGTCGAAGGGTGTGTCAGTTCGTGTCTGGACGGAACAGTCGAGTTCGTTGGATGGGGAACGATCCATCATGAAGTGGGCGCGGTCCTACCTTGCTGAGCAGCAGGGAGACACTTCTCATGTGGATCGTGAAAAACGTACTCGTAAGGCGATCCGGGAGCGGCATTACAAAAAGGAGCAGGCGGCTTCGGTGGTGGTGCATTGCGATTACTGCCAGGCCGATCACATGGTGCTGCCGCGCACTTACGCCCGGAACGTGGCGCGAAACAAAGGGGTGTACGTTTGCGAGCGCTATGGCGGGCACTTGGCGGGTAAAAAACCAAAGGACCACTTGAAGGTGACGAACCCTTACGCGGTGGAAGGAAAGAAGAAGTGCAGTCGATGTGGGGAGGTACGGGAGATGACGGAATTTGATCGGAGGATGCGGTCGTGGGATGGGTTGAATGCGACGTGCAAGCGGTGCGCGTCGGCGTACAACGCTGCCAAGTACCAACAGCGCAAGCACGCGAACCTGGGTTCGCCTGTAGAGGAGATCGCATGCGATTTGCATGGAGCATGACTGAGGACGGGGCGCATACCGCTCCTTTGGGGGAATGGGCGGATGCTGGTCGAATTGAATTTCGTGTGTCCCATGATCCGAACGGCATGAAGTGGCGGATGGATGGGCATATTCACGGGCTGTCGTCGCGGCCGATCAAGATACTGCATGCGGTTCCTGACGATGGAATGATCTCGTTGGATTCGGTGTTGGAGGTATTCAAGTCGATGTGCGAGCGAGACGTTTTGATCCACGCGGCTTCTCCCTACTGACCGCCTCGAAAACGGAATAGTTATTGGATATTCGTCTGGCTATATTCAAAATCTCGGGGTCGAAAAAAACCGAGCGGATAGATATGCAGAAATCCTTGGGTAGAATTCGATGTCTTTGACCGCGAGGCGTGGATGCGGTAGACTGCTTGTGACGGCCTGCTTTGGTGACCTACCGTGCGGTGAATATCCTCGGACATACCCCGCATTGCTCCCGCCTTCGGGCGGGAGGTCTTTGTAACACCTTTGACCTTCGAAGTTGAACAAGCTACTATGTTGTAGATAGCAACCAGGAGGTGTTCTCATGGCGAAGTATATGTTGCGACGGGGCATGACGCGTCTTCCAATAGATGGCATCCGGGAAATTCAGCGCGAGGACTTGCCACCGTTGAAGCAGGGAGAGACCGTGATATTCGAGCCTGGCATGGTAGTGGAGACGGATCTCGACTTCGGTCCATGGGTAGAGGACGGCACGTTGGAGTGTGTGCGTGAGAACGGGGATCCTCCGCGCCCGACCCGTCCGGCACCAGCCGTGGTCGTCAAGCAGGAGACCGTGACTCCGATGCCTGCATTTGTGCAGGTGGAGGTGGTGAAAGAGGAAGCAGCGGGAGAGACATCGGCGGAAGATTCTTCGAGTGATTCCACCAACGGGGAGACGCCTCGCAGGCGTCGTCGTCAATGACAATGCATCACAAGAGACGTGTGGATGGGGCGGTTCAGGCGGGCAGTCTTGGGATTGGCGAGACGGTCGAAGTGCGCACGCGCATGGGCCAGATTGTGGCGCGTGGAGACGTGTGTGCTATGACGCCTTTTGGCGTGACGATCCGCGAGGACGGCACGAGCCACAAGTTCTACATGGCCGAGTATTTCCTATTCTTCCCGGAAGAGCCTGTGCTGCCTGAAGTCGCTGCGAATATGATCGTGGACGCGCATCCTGACGCACGAGTTCGCGCTCGTCTGGGACGTATGTTCGAGCAGGGCGCGGAGAAGCCTACCAAGGGCGCTCAACAGGTTGATGACGAAGAGGACGACGAAGAGGAAGATGATGAGCAGGCTGAGCCCGCGACACCTGCGGAGAAATCCGTAGCCAACGACACATCGTCTGTGGACGTGGAAAAGCTTCCTCCAGACATCAAGAAAGCCGTTCAAGTCGTACAGAAGTTGGACGTCGATCAATTGAACTATATCCTGGCTCAGACGGGGCAGTCGTTGATGAGTGCGTTGCGGAGGAATGGTGTGAGCGAATCGGATCTGCACGGGTTAGTGCAGAAGGCGCAAAACGCTGTGTACCGCATCCTGACGGGCAAGTCCGCGCGGGAGTGGAAGAAGGCGGCGGGAGAGTAGCACCATGCAAAACGTCCAGACTGATGCGGAGCTGCGAGTGTGGATCAAGCGTCGTTTGGGCGATGGCATAGTTTGCGTGGAACTCACTGACGAGCAGTTGGACGTCAACATTCAGATGTCCAAAGATTTCTGGCGCGCGTGGGTAGGCCAGGCGAAGATGATCTACCTTCAGGCGACGGGGGTAAGCGAGTATGCCGAGTCGCTCATTGGACCAGATGTCGATAGCGTGGCAGAGGTCGTTTTCCCTGTGCATGACGACTTGACGCGGATGTTTTCCTGGGCCGACGTCGAGGTGAATCCGTACACATGGGTTTACTCTGGATACGGTGGTTATGCGGCGCTTGTGCAGTTGATGCAGTACCGTGAGATGGGGAACCGCGTGATAAGCGCGGACCTGGACTGGGAATGGGATCGAGCGCGTCGTGTTCTCATGCTGACCCCTCCACTGAACACGAACTTGAACGGTCAACGGGTTGGCGTCGTTTACATTTCGACCGAAGTCGATATGACGAAGATGAGCAACTCGGAGTATTGGCTATTTCGTGAGTACGCGCTTGTGCAGTCGATGAAGACGTTGGGCATGATTCGCATGAAGTATTCGGACAAGCCGAGCGCCACCGGATCGTTTTCCATGGACGGCGACTCGTTGTACGCGAACGCCGATGTGCGCGAGAAGGAACTGGAAGAGAAAATCCGTCAGTTGCAGTCGCCCGTCGGGTTTTGGACTGCGTAGAGGAGGTCCGCATGATCAAGTACGTGGGACAATTGAACGATTCGTTGGCGGCCATGGCCGGTTGCATGTCGAGAGAAGAGCGGAAGATGCTTGGCATCGATCCCAGCACGAAACAGGACGATGTCCTGCGGCATGGAGCGGCCAAGTATATCGCGGAAGACGCCATTGCGGCATCGCAGCAGCTCGAACCGTTGTCTGCTTCCAGATCCGTGCCTCGCAAGGATCTGAGGCCGTGGCAGGGCAAGGAGAGCGACGGCGAGATCATGTTCAACTTCGAGTCCGCGATGGACGCTCAAGACCTGTACGATTTCGTCCTTGGGACCGGGCTACTCACGCCGGGCGAGGTGAAGCTCTACATGAGCGAGCACCAGACCAGCGTGCATTTCGCGCCGAGTGTATTGGTGCAGAAGCCCGAGATCATCCAGATGGCGTTGATTTCCTATCACGAGAAGGCCACGGAAGAGAGCATCGAGGCCATGGCAGATCTCGTGGAAGACGTGAACGCGATCATGGAGAAGAAGGCGAAGAGCGGTCGCGGAAGTGCGGAGCCCAAGACGAATCGAGTAGGTTTCAATCCGTTCCATGACAAGGGTGGAAACTTCACGTCGCGTGAGGGCACCAAGAGTGGCGGGTCGTGGTCGGATGGAGCGCATGCCGGAAGTAAGAAATTGGCCGCGTCGAAGAAGGGCAAGAAGCTGCACTTCGTGGCTACCAAGTTGCCGTGCGGTCGGTCGGCTCGTGACGTGAGCAAAGACATCCGTTGTTGGGACGGTCGCACCGTGGGTGGCAAGCTTGCGTCGGTATCGAAAAAGTCATCGCGTGACAGCAGTGATCGTTTGATGCCTGGCGTCAAGGAAGGGTTTACCCGCGCGGATCTGGACATCGTCAACGAGTGCCGGGCGATGTACGGCATCAAGACGCGTCTTTCCGAGGGATGGATGCGCGGAAGGTAGGAGATGACCGCTCTTTACGGTCCCGAGTGTTGTCCAACCGAGTTGGCCTACCTCCGATCCCTGGAGGCAGAGCGCATCGCGTTATCGGGGCCGACCTGCGAGTATTACTCCTTGAACCGTGGGCGAAATGTGGACCCATTGTATGGCGAGCCGAACAACGATCCGCTGTACGGTGGGCATGATCCGCGAGGGTCCGATCAGCACCATCCGACGTCGTGGAACTTCTCGCCACAAGTGACGAAGGGGGAAGCTCCGATGATGTTCCCGTGCGCGGTGGAGTACCAGGAGGCGGAAGGTCGCCAGCCTTCCGTGCGCGAGGAGGGCAAGGTCGTCGAGTACGACGCGACTTGCTGCATCGCTCTGGACCACTGGGAAGGGGCCTTGAAGGGGCGGACATTCGCGGGTCGCATACCCAAGGAGGGGGACGTGATCTACGTGTTCAACCTGTGGTGGGACGTTGTGAACGCGGGGTCGGCGGGGAACATCCTGGGGTCGGCGCAATTCGTGGGGTTCAAGTTGATGCTCAAGCGCCGGTCGAAGTTCGTACCGGAGCGCAAGGTGGGTTGATTGCTGCATCATAGGGGTGGCCATGTTGAACGAGAAGATCATCAAGCTGGAAATTGAGAACGGATTGAGCGCTGTGTGCGCGTGGTGCGAGAATCACTGGGCTACGTTGCGCGAGGGCGCGACGCCTGGCTGTCAGCAGAAGGATTGCGGTGGGCCTATAAAGGGTCGGGCGTTCCCTTTCTATAAGGGGCCTAGACCCAATCTGGCATCGTACTGTTTTATCTGTGGCCAGGACGCGGATTTGTCCGTTGAGTTCAGTGGACGAGGGCATGTTGGATGCTGTGCAATTCACGAGGTGCAGTTGCGAAAGATGTTGAGCCGGTCTGGTCATCCGGTGGTGGTTCGAGAGCGGATTGTGCCGGTGGTTGCCGCGCCTGTGGATTATGAAGAATGAAGAAGCTGCGCTTTAGCCGTCCGCCTTTATCGACGATGTCTCCGACCCCAACTTTTTACAACCTGTCTCAGACCGTCGAGACGTACAACAACGTCGTCGCCAAGCTTCCACAGCGTGTCGAGCGTGGGAGGTTTCTCTTTTTGGCGATGATGGCTGGATTCCTACGGGAACGCATTCGGAGGAGATCTCCGAAGGTGATGATAAACGGACAGGAACGCGAGTACGCTGAGGACTTGAGGCTGGCTGTGGTGTCTGGGGCTCCTGACGGCATGGACATCTTGGCGATCTATTTCGACAGCGAGACAGAGACGTTGACAGAGGAGACATCTGGGAAGACGGCGTTGTACATTCTTCCGCATCGCACGTCGCCCGAGTGGGTGAGCGTGCTCACGAGATGGGGGCCATGGCCAGCAGAGATCTTGCCTGTGGCGTTGGAATCCAGGCATGCGAAGGTGGTATCCAGGAAGGGGAGGCCGGACGAGATGCGCGCTTTGAAGGCGAGACTGGGTCGCCGGCGTGCTGAGATCTTGAGAGAGCTGGAAGAGGCGGGTGCGGAAAATCCTCGCATGGAGAGCACTATGCACGGTGTTGGGATGGTAGTGCGACAGGACATTTCTCACGCGGTTTTGCGTCGTGAATTTGGGATGGATGGTGCGGAGCCAAGGGCGCATTGGCGTCCGGCTTTGCGCGAGGTTGTGGAGGCAGTGCCTGCGGCCATGGATAGATTCAATCGCTATATAATCTCGGGGAAGGAGAATGCGTTCTTGTTGCCAGACATAGGGGATCATATTACGATAAGTCAGTTGCAGGATGGCGTGTCGTTTATGGGAGAGATCGCGCCGTTCGTGCCAAAACGCTGAAGGAGATGCACAGATGACTCAGATGACTCATGGGATGGACAGGTTGACGGCATTGAATCACACACTGGGCGATGTGGAGAACGAATTGCTACGGCGTCGGGTAGACCAAATGGACGTATCCTTGGGCCATGCCGTGGACGTGATCGATCAACTCGCGGCGGATGGCCATGTGGAGATCTGTCCGTGTGACGAAGAGGACTAGGGATAGCAGGCGAACCCAGGTTCGCGTGAGGTGGCCGTGTGACGATTATTGGCACCGTTAGTTTGCGCGATTGGGATGCTGGAATCCCGTTGACGCTGGAAGCCGAGATCGCCACCTATCCTGTGGACGGGGAAGACAGACCAATTCATGTGATACGAATTCCTGGGGTGGATTCGGAGCTGGCCCACCTGGACGGGCGAGTGCCGGTTTTGTTTCACACGCCCGAGGACGCCTACCAGGACTTCTTGCTGCCCTGCATTACCGTCAAGCGCAACGATATGACCCCCGCGTTCGACCGGCACCCATGGTACACCTGGGTGGCGCGTGGTCCGGCCAAAGGGGCGAAGGTGGTCGTGTTGCCGGACGGTAGGCGTGGATACGACCGCTATGAGAACCAATGGAGGGCCACCCAATTCGATATCACCTATGACGTGCAGGTGATGGCGCGGCGGCAGGCGGAGTCGAACCCCATGCTGCAATATGTGTTGCGCCATTTTTTGCCGCCGTCGTTCATTTTCAAGGTTGTTGACAGTATAGGGGATGTGCGGGAATATGACGCTGTAGATGTTAGTGTTTCGGAAACGTCGGAGCTGGCCGACATTGCTGACAGGACGGTGGGATGGACCATCTCTTTCACAGTGCGCGCGGAAATCGACCTCCACGACCCTGTGGAGGCACCTGCCGTTCAATCTGTGGATGTGACTTACGCGAGATACCGTCCGTGAGGAGGCGCTAGTGGCGTGGTATTATTTTTCTGGTAACGTCGTGAAGTCGATTCCGGTATCGCGCACCAAATCCGTAGCTGTGCGGCCACATTCCAAGGTCGAGATTTTAGAGGTTACGCAGGAAGTGCAAGCGATGCTCAGTGCTGGCATCCTGAAGCGCACGGGCAAGCCGCTTGGTTCCGTGTCGATGGAGGATGCTCCCCCTGTGCCGCGAGTGCATTTGCGAGATGTGCTTCCCCCGTCTTCTTTGGCCCAGAACTTTGCTGAGAAAGGCGTGACATCGTCCGCGACGATGCCGCCTCGCAAGCCGTTGGGGTCTCCTGAATTCACCGTGCATGAGTTGGCGGTGGAGGGGGTTATTGTTGCGCCCGAGAGCAGGGGCGAAGATGCTGCCGTGTTGCCGGTTGAAGAAGTTGTCGAGGACAATGAGCGCGCGAAGTCGAAACGGCGGCGCGGCCAGTAGGCCGGGCTTGCGGACAACACGGAGCAGATCATGGAATTCACCTATCCGGGCGTCTATATCAAAGAGATTCCGAGCGGTCCGGGGCCGATCACCGGCGTTACGACGTCCAACATGGGGCTCATTGGGTTTACCACCCGAGGGCCTGTCGATCAGCCTGTCCTGGTAACAAGCTTCCAGGAGTTCACAACGAAGTTTGGCACTTTCACGGAGAAGGGTCTTGCGCCGACCATGGCGTATGCCTTCTTCCAGAACAGTGGCCAGCGCATGTACATGGTGCGCGTATGCCATGACGACGCTGCGAAGTCCCTGTGGGATTACGAGATCGATCAGACCGGCGAGATTCTGGGAATCACGGCGGTCCCGAGCGGACTGTACGATCTCCAACTCGACCACATGCCTGTCAAGGAGACCGTCCCTGGCAGCGTGACGATCACCTTCCCGAACGCGGCGATCCCTGGAAACACCAACGTGTTTCGGGATGACGGAGCCGGATCTTTCGTTTCGGTTGGCGCGGGATCTGGTGGCTCTGGGTCCATCGACTACGTGACCGGCGAGGTGTCGATCCAGTTGGCGGTTCCCGGTGAGTTCACCGGAGCGCCGAACTCGATCACGGCGGCTTACACGTATCGCGTCTTGCGCTTCGAGATGAAGTGGCCGGGCGTGGTCGGCGACAACTTCCGCGTGCAGCTCCAGAACGGCAGCGACGACTACATGGTCTCCGCACAGGCCAGGTGGACGCGGCATACCGCAGTTGTGCAGGAAGACCTAAACGGAGATCCGCTGAATCGATCTTGGTCCACGTTGGAGACATTCGCGGACGTGGTGCTCGACGATCCGACCAGCAAGAACTACATCGTGCTCGTCATGAACGATGCGATCAACGGGTCGCAGTACGTTCGCGTCACGGACTACGGCAATCAGATCAATCCGCCGGAGCTGGCAGGCGATGCCATCACGGGCGAGGATCTCTCGTCGATGCAGCAGCACAGCGATGGGTCTGGCACCGTGCCGGCCGCTTACGACGGTGTTTGGAAGGGCTGGAAGTACATCCTCGCCAACGAGGTATCTCCGACCACGTTGAAGGCGGAGTTCCAATTCGTCGAGGGCAATCCTTCGAGCCCTGGAGGCCCGCTGGCGCTGTCCATCGGAATTGGCGCGAGCCCGGCTTCGGCGGTTCCGATCCTCACCTGGCAGCAGGCGGCGGTGGATGCGAACAGCGTCCAAATCACCTGCACGCTGACGGGAGCGGGAGCCACCACGTTGACCGACGACGGTGCTTCGCACATCATGTCCGGCGCGACCCAGGTCGGAACGGTGAACTACACGACCGGAGCCATCGTTCTCGACATCACGCCCATGGCGGACACCTTCGTGGCGAACAGCCCGCTGCTTCTGGATTGCGTCTATGCGCAGCCTGTGACGGTGGGAGACGACGGACAGGGCAATGCGTACATCGTCGATCCGGCCTCGTTGACCCCGCCGCTCGTAGGCGTCCCCGGGAAGTTCCAACTCAACGCCTCTGGCACGAACACCATCGACTATGCTTCTGGAGAGCTGACTCTCACCTGGAAGATTTCCGGGAATCCCGGCGCTGGTCCTTGCGGCGTGGCGACCTCGCCCACGGCAGCGGCCAAGGTCGGCGCAGTTGGCCCATACAATCTGAACACGGGTGACTCTTTCTCGGTCAAGGTGAACGGGGCGGGCGCGGTGGCGGTGGCCTTCACGGGCACGAAGGCGACTCGGGTTGGCGGTGCGGTGTTCCCGATTGTCGCCACGACGGGCGGCGAGAACTGCACCATCGTGATCGACGGCAACTCCTACGTAGTCACGGCGGGCGCGGGCCTCACGCTTGCCCTGGAGATCGCCAACCTCATCAACGGCGTGATCTCCGGCGGTAGCGCGGTGGAGACCGGCGGCGGCACGGGCGTGGACATCAAGTCCGACAGCGCGGGCACGGGATCGTCGGTGCAGATCATCGCGGGGTCTCCGAACCTGGCGACGCTCATCGGGCATACGGCTGGCACCACGGCGGGCACGGGCAACGTGGCCAACATCGACGCGGTGTTGAACACAGAGGTGAAGGCGGCGGTGGAGCTGGCGACCACGGCGGACGTGACGGCCAACATCGACGGGTCGTTCACGATCACGTCTCCGACCACAGGTGTTCTTTCCGAGCTGGACTTCACGGTGGGCCTGACGGCGTTGGGCATCACTGTAGAGACCATCAACGGCACGGACGGCTTCGGTGGCGGACAGACGGCGGACTACTACACCGTTCCACAGAGCAGCATCTTGGGCCTGTTTGATGGCGGCTCGGACGGAAGCGCCACGGATTCGGACGACATCGTGAGCCCGCTACTCGCGGCGGACATGCGAGCCCTGTACAGCTTTGGCCAGGTGGACGAGTTGATGCAGCTTGTGGCTGCGGATTTCCAGACGGACACCTACGTCATCGACACCTTGCTCACCTACGCAGAGCTGATGAAGGACAAGTTCGTCATTGCGACGGTGCCATTTGGCATGGAGTACCAGACGGCGGTGACATGGAAGCGCTTCACGCTGAATCGCTATTCCAGCTTCGGCGCGATGTACTACCCCCACATCAAGATCCGCGACCCGCTCACGGGCACCAATGTGGACGTGCCTCCGGGCGGTCACGTTGCTGGCGTCTATGCGCGTACCGATGCGGCGAAGAACGTGGGCAAGGCTCCGGCGGGCATGGAAGACGGCGTTCTGGCGTGGGCCACTGGTCTTGAGTACACGTTGACTCCTGCACAGGTGGGCGTGTTGACAGAGAACAAGATCAATTGCCTTGTGCAGTGGCCGCAGACGGGACGTGTGGTTTGGGGCGCGAGGTCGCTGGACGCTTCCGGCGGCGAGTGGCCGTACCTCCAGATGCGGAGACTGTTCATGTTCGTGGAGAAGTCGGTCTTCAAATCGACACACATCCACGTCTTCAAGAACAACGGTCCGCAGCTTTGGAACGACATCAGCACGCAGTTGGTGACGTTCCTGGCTGGCCTCCAGCAGGGCGGATATTTCGCGGGGAACACACCGGAGGAGTCGTTCTTCGTGGTGTGCAATCGCACCAACAACCCGCAGAACACGGTCGATCAGGGCATCGTGTACTGCGACGTTGGCATCGCAGCGAACAAGCCCGCCGAGTTCATCGTGTTCAGATTCTCACAAAAAAGCTTGAAGTAAATCAATAGGTTAGGAGCGAAAACATGAGCGAGATTCGTCGAATCCCCCAAGTCCTGTTGCAGGCTGTGAACAATGGCGGCAGCGTCAGTGGAGTTGAGCCTTCTGGCGTGGCAATGGTGGACAGCGGCGAGACTCTGTTCAGTGGGCAGTATCGTAAGTGGACTGTCTGTACGGCGGCTGGGTTGTTTCGACTGCCTGCCGTATTGCGGTACGGCTGGAGGCTGGAGCGATTGGTGTGGAACCTGCCGGGCGTAGGCGGGATCAAGGTCAACCTGATCGATGATGATGCCGTGTCCTACGAGCTGGCCGCGATCACGGCGGTGGCGGGCCAGTACACCCCGGAGGAGAACGGCGGGTTGCTCGTGCTTCCGGGGTGGGCGATTCAGGTGGTCGGCACGAACGCGCTGTCGAGCGCGGGCCGGCTTGTCGCGTTCGCGTCGTCGGGTTGGCGAACGGACGCATTTGAAGTCAAAGTGTTGGGCGAGGGCTTGCTCCCTCCGCCTAAGCAGCCGTAGGGCGGCGAGGAGAATACGATGCGCGCAGCAGTAGACGATCTGATGCAGGGATTCCGATTCCACGTCCGTGGCAAGAACCGCGATGGCAAGGATCTTCTCCAGCCTGGGTTCATCCGTGGCGCGGAAGGCGGCGAGCCGTTCGAGGGCGGGGCAGAGGCAGGGTTCCAGAGCGTGACCTTGCCCGAGCTGTCGTTGGAGCCGGTGGAGTACCGCGAGGGCACCTTCACCTGGACGCAGAAGTACCCTGGCCCCCCGACCGTGAGCGACTGCACGCTGATGCGCGGCATCGCCAAGAAGGACACCGCGTTCTTCGACTGGGTTTACGGGGCAGTGACGGGCGTCGAGTACCGCATGGACGTCACGATCTGGCATTACCAGAGGGCGGAGATGGGCAGCGCATCGAAGTCGGCGACCAGTACCGACATGCGGCGGGTGCTTTGCCACAACTGCGCTCCGACCAGAGCCAAGCCGGCGGCGGATTTCGATTCGATGTCCGGCGAGGTATCGCTGGCCGAGGTGGACTTCGCGTTGGAGAGCTTCGAACTGCTGACCAAATAGTACACGAGGCGGCGGGCGAGGAGGCCGCGTGATACCCACATGCCGAGTCGCCATCCATTGGAAGATCTGCTTCAGTCCTACCGCTTTTGGCTGGTAGACATGATCCCTTCCTCGACGTTTCCGTTCTACGTGATGGGAGCCCCTATCATGGGATTCCAGTCGATCACGATGCCGGAGGTGACGCTTGAGGTGGACGAGATCAAGCAGGTCAACTCAATGTACAAGCGGTACGCCTACAGCGGCGGGAGTGTTGGGCAGATCACGCTGACGCGCGGTGCGAGGGCGTATGACGACACGTTCATGATGTGGGTAGAGCGGGCGATTCGTGGGTACGACATGGTGCCGCGCAACCTGCTGCTGTTGCAGTACACGAACATCAACGTGGCGAACGCCCTGGGGGTGAGCGTGGACCTGCCCGTGGCCATCGAGGCGTGGGAGGTCGCGCAGTTCCTGCCGGGCCGAGCTTGGTTGTTGTGGGACGCAATACCGATCCGCTACAAGGCGGGCACGGACCTGGACGCGATGACGGGGGATGTGAGCATCATGGAACTCGATGTGCAAGCTCACGCGATGACCGAGTTTTGTCTCTTGTCTGTTACGTAAAGAAAACGGTACAATCTCCAAATCGGAGGTGTGCCATGGGAAAGAGATTTAGTGAGCAGGAACGGATGGAAGCGGTAGCCGCATACGTTGGCGGGGAATCCTTGGGAGCGGTGGCAACTCGTATGAGTGCCTCGGTGCAGTCCGTTAGCAACTGGGTAACTGCTTCTGGGATGCGCATGAGGAGTCATGCGGCATCGCATGCGTTGGCGGTGGAGCGAGGGCTTGGACGATTCCGTGGGAGAGCGGTATGTGAGCAGGCCGAGGCGCTGTATTGCGACGGGATGGGGACGACGGCTATTGCCAAAGAAATGGGTGTTCCGGTTGGCTTTGTGATGGGCGTCATAGAGCGTGCGGGCATCCTACGTACTCGGAAAGAGGCGGCGATATTGGCAGCGGATGCGACTTCGCAGCGTATGCGCCAGTACGCGGTCAACGAGGCGGCCTTCGATGGGGAGCTAGACGTTCCACGGGCATGGGCGCTGGGGGTCATTTACGGAAACGGGTGGATTGCTCGGGCCAATGGTGTGGAGCATGGCGTAGGTGTGTGTGGGGATGAGGATGTCGTGTGCAAGGTGTTGGCGATTCTTGGCAGTGAGCATCCGGTCAATAAAAAAGGCGGATGTTTCATTGCAGAGATCGGAAGCATGCGGTTGGCACGGAACATCGCACGGTGGGGGGTGACGCCTGCTAAGGCGCGCACGCTGGTGTGGCCGAGGTCTCTGCCAGTCGAATTGGAGACACATTTTTTGCGCGGTCTGTTCGATGCGGATGGATGGGTGGGGCGTGATCCGATGAAGCCTGTCATCGGGATTGGGCTTGCAGCGAAATCGATCATTGAGTCCATTGCAGATCGGATGGCGCAGATCGCTGGTCGGCGGCCGAAGGTTCAGCATGGCAAGGCACGTAAGAAAACGCATGCGGATAGACACACCGTTGTTCTGTATGGAGATCGTGCTCGCTTGTGGGGCCAGTGGTTGTGGGGTGATAGTATCGAGACAATGCGCAGTGAGCGTAAGCATGGGCTATTCGCGCTCCTGAGCGTGACGTGAGGAGGACGCGATGAGGAAGTTGATCGAACAGATTCAGGACGTTATTGGGTCGATAGAGATGGATGAGGCCAGTGGTGCCATGGGTAAGTCCAAGGTTCCTGACATGTTCAAGCAGATTGAGAAGAATCATTCAGAACTGAATGGTCTCATACGCAAAGTAGAGCACGAGATCTTGCTGGAGTTGGATGCCATCATGGGACTACGGGGGTTGGATGTGAATGTCGATATTTCTCCGAATGGGAATATGCTTAGTATGGAAATCGAGGTGGTCGCGCCACCCGAGGCACTGAAACCTAATACTGGCGCATATGACGAGTATTTTGAGAAATTAAGTAATTGGACAAAACGGGCGTTCCCTTGGAACGCAGCGATAGACATAAAAGGAAGTGGTAATCTCTTGATTCATGGCGTTCGGATTGTCTCAACTCAGAGGAAGTAAAGCAAGGACGCTGATTATCCGCAGGACTGAGTGTTCGTCCGTGACGGAATTCGCCCTGCTGAGCGTGACATGAGGAGGACGTGATGAGACGACTGATTAAGAGACTCAACCATCTGATGGCTTCCGCGAGAGAGATTCAATACGAGGGCAAGGGCGAGAAGGCGGCGGCGGAAGAAGCCAGGCGCATCGTCAATCTCCTTTCCGTCATGATGGAGCAGGCTGGGTACGAGATTGAGTATTCGTCGAAGGCCGACGAGTGGGTGGTGTGGGTCGATGGGAAGACCGGCGGTGCTGTGACGCTGTGGAAGAATCCCAAGGGCGACTGGCAGTTGATCAGCGGCGTGCCGGAGATGGCCAAGCTGAGCACGAAGCCGTATGCGCACAAGGTCGACTTGCTCCGCGATCCGAAGCGCAAGGAGAACCGGGAGGCGTTGCGGGCCGCGACCGCGATAGCGGAAAAGGTCATGGACAAGACGCGGGAGGGGACGCTGACCAAGGACTTCGCGCCCAAGTTTTCGACGGCGATACGGGCACGCAAGGACATGGGGGATCCGGGCGGGGCAGCGGCGATGGGCGAAGAGATGGCGTTTGACATGCACAAGCAGGCCCAGGCGCTGTACCTCAAGGGCTGGGACGAGCACCCGAGCCCGAATGGCAAGCGGACGGCCTACGGGCGGACCTTCAAGTTGGGGTCAGTTGACGTGCCGCTGCGCATCATTCAGGAGGACGATGCGGGGAAGGCGTGGCGCGTAGACCGCAAGGGACTGCCCACCTGGGAGGCGATGTTCGACGGCAAGGAGTTCAAGTCGGCGGCAGCGGCGGGGCAGGCTGTAGCCGGTTGGTGGAAGCAGGTCGAGGCGGCATTCGAGCGGCTGACCAAGGATGGGTACAGAGCGCACGAGGCAGCCTTCAAGGCGCTGTCCAAGGTGCGGGAAGAGGACGTGGCGCGGGAGGGGCGAGCGGCGCTGCCCGAGGCCGAGGAGATGCTCTACGTTGACCAGCAGGCGGGGTTGGCAGTGGGGCAGACCATCGAGCGGGACAACCTGCGCATGCACCGCTTCAATTCCAGCCTGCGCGTGACGGACGTCACCAATGCGGGGAAGCGCGGCAAGAAGTGCCCCGAGTTCGCCCTGTTCAACCTGGACTACGGCCAGCGCGATCCCAAGGACGTGGCGAAGATCAACGAGGCGTTGAAGGCCATCGTGAAGGCGAAGACCTATGCGCAGGCGGTGGCCATTGCCCGTGGGGTAGCGGCGAAGGATTCACAGCGCGGGATGTCGTTTGCGAGCATTGAGGAGCGCGATCTTCGCGGGGTCGATGTGGAGCCGATGGCACCGGCGGCGGGGTCCGCGATCCAGGTCGAGACGCCGACGTTCACGCTGAAGGCGTCGCGCACGGAATTCGACGTGATGGAGAAGCCCCGGCCGGGGACGGACGGCCAGGACGTGACGGCGGTGATTCCGCCGGTAGGCGGCGCGAAGAAGACTGCGATTGCGCGGTTCTATGCGTGGGTGGGGTCGCACCAAGCGGAGATCAAGGGCATGACGTTCCGGGAGCTGTTGCGGGCGATGTCGGCAGCGGATCTGGACTATCACGCCTACAGCATGTTGGACTGAAGGAGCACTGCCATGACGACCATGAACGATCTGTTTGAGAGCATGGAGACTGCCCAGGATGAGGCGGAGTTCTTCGAGGCGATCCTGGCAGCAGACGACGATCTTCTGGACGAGGTGTTCGACGAGGAAGATGTGGAGCGTCTGGCGATCATGGCCCAGCTCATTGGTGCGGCGGAGGCGGGGGCGCTATCCGAAGACCAGGACGATATGCTGGAGGGGTTTCGGAGCTGGATGGCCAAGAAGAAGACGCAGATTGCGAGCAAGTTGCCGCCGGGCGCGAAGATGGTATTCGGCAAGATCGTGAAGGGCGGCAAGGTGGTGGGGGGCGCGGCCAAGAAGGCCGTGGCGGGGGCGCAGAAGGCGGTCCAGAAGGGCGTGGCGGCCAAGCGGGCGGTGCAGGGCGCGGCGTATCGGTTCACGGACGCGGGCAAGAAGGCCCATGCGGCGGCGAAGAAGGTGGCGGACACCAAGGGCCGCAAGGCGGGGGACGCGGCGTGGAAGGCGTCCCAGGACACCTACAAGAAGCACGTCAAGGGCGGCGAGAGCCACGCCTATGCCACGGCGCAGGCGCAGAAGGCGGGGGCGCGATCCGGCGGGGAGAAGGCGAAGGCCAAGCCGAAGGCGGGCAAGGGCAAGAAGTCGGTTGCGCCGCCTCCACAGGGAGCGGAGCCGGTGAAGAAGACGCGGAAGCGCAAGCCGAAGATGGAAGACGTGTTTGCCTATGTGCAGGCTGAAGCATAGACGCGAACCTGAGTTCGCCCGGAGGATGACATGACAACGATGCGGACACTGATCGAGGGGTTGGTTTTGCTGGGCAAAGGAAATACTAAAAAATCTCTTGTCAGTGGTGTTCTGCTGCGATTGGCAACGGATCTGGCGCGGAAGTGGAAATTACCCAGTGTGGCATTGGACTTCTCCAAGACACTCAACCTTGCTGGATATGACGCATCATCAAACCAGTGGGATGTGCAGTTCTCGACGGATATTGTCGATGGGCGGTGGGCAGAAATCAGTTTTACGATTAATGATGACAGGATCGAATTGCTTGCGCAGTTACTTGATGACACCGGGAAGACTTATTCTGAACAGGGCAAGAAACATGAAAAGCGGAATGCGCGTGGGAAAGTGATCATTGGACGCGTGGTTGATGAGGTGAAAGGAGTCTTGGACCGTACTGAAGATAGTGATTTGTTTGCGATGAAATTATCTGATTTTTCAGTCAGGTGATTTGTTGAAACGATCTGTAATCACTTGGAGGAAAGCCATGACATGGAATATCAATTCCTCAAAGGATATAAGCATGACTAGGATCGCTTCTGACCAGTAAGGAACATAGACGCGAACCTGGGTTCGCCTGGAGGATGCCATGACGACGATGCGACGACTATCCGGCCTGTTGACCGAGGCGACCATGAAGCGGCAGGGCCAGATCTTGCCGACCGAGCAGCGGGACTACGGGTACTTCGGACGGATCGAGTTCCGGTTTGAAAACGCGGACGCGATCTGGGCGGAGACATTTCGCCTGATCATGTCCGAGATGCCAGACGTATCGTCGGCGGCGATCCGTAACTACCTGGACTCGAAGAGCGGGATGAACTTTGGCGATCTGGTGGCGGCGGAATTGAAGGACACGTTGCCGACCCCGGATACGGCTGCGTATGGCCGGGTGTTCAATCCCAAGATGGCGGACGTGAAGCGCGTCGTGGCGTCCGTGTTTGGCAAAAACGCCTGGGTGCGGAAGCACGTCGAGGCGTATGCCAAGGACCAGGAAGCCTCCACCAGCGGGACGATGTCGGACATTGGCCGGTGGGTGATCGCTGTTGTCGATGATTTCGAGCTGGCACAGGACCAGGAGAAGAAGAAGAACTGGAAACAGCGGGATGCGGCTTTGCACAGCTTGCAGAAGGCGGCTGACCAGTTGCTCACGACGTCGCGGGCCTGGATGGCCCAGCGGAGGTAGGGTCACTGATGGATGAACGGGCACAGGTCGCGGCGGGCATCCTGGATCGCGTGCGGGCGATGCTGCTGGAGCGTCGCCTGACGGCCCGTGAGGCCCCACAGCCGCGCCCGAGCCAGGGGGCTGCTCGTGCTACGGCTCGCCTGTGGGCGCCGCTCCTGGGGGCGAACAAGCGCCCGGTGGGGGAGGTGCGCGTGGTGGTCATCGTGCCGAACGATCCGGCGGAGGCGGCGGACGTGCATGTGCGGTGGTCGCGGATGGGCTTTGGGTTCTGGTACGTGAAGACGGCGGACGTGGGGGTGGTGGTGGAGGCCGAGGACGCGGACCTCGCAGCGGTAGAGATGATCCTGACGGCGGTGGGCTGGACGGCAGCGGGATCGGTCCCGTTGCGGTCGATGAACATGATGTTTCCCAAGGTGCGCCGGAGCGTGAGCGACGTAGCGCGATAAGGAGTGAGCCATGGCAACGATGCGAACATTGGTGAAGGACATGAGGGCGCTGGTCGAGGGCGACGTGGCAGCGGGACGTGGCCACAGGAGCCTGTCCGAAGGCGTTAGTGTAGATGATGTCAAGTCGGCGTTGAACAAGTTTGTTTTGAAAAAGATGGGACGCGGGCTGCATGACTGGAAGGTTGGAATACATTCTCCTCCAATGAACGTGCGTTTTGTCTTTGGTGTTCCATGGAAAAAATATCCTGGAGAGGCGTATGATCTTGAGGATGACATCGAAGCTGTTTTAGTCAGGACGATTGGAAGTGAAAATAAAATATGGGTGTGGCGACATGACGATGTTGATAACTATGTTTACTACCAAATAGAATTTCCTAAAAAAGCGGTATCTATTTACGAGGACGTTCGAGTGGTCTGTGGCCACAGGGGCCTGTCCGAAGCACGGATCGACGAGGCCAGCGGATCGGGACGTACCTGGGCCGACTTCGAGGGCGATGCCTTGGAGATGTTCTGTAAAGAGGTGGCGGCGGGCATCAAGAAATTGGCGGGTGGCCATGCCGAGTCCGTCAATGTGGAGCGCTCGCGCAACACTGTCTGGGTGGAGTACAAGGGGCAGAATCGCAGTGATTTCGATCTGGAGTGGCAGGGGAGTTTAGTTACGGGAACAGGGGATGGTCACGAGGTTCTGATCAACGCGAGCTGGAAAGCGGCTGATGGCCTACAGCGCGTGGAACGCGATGTTCGGATGCGGGCAGGGATGGTTACGGCACAGAATGTCGTGAATCTCTTCGCCGAGGCATTTGGCAGATGACGACCATGCGATCCCTGTTCGAGGCGGTCGAGGGGAGGGAGTGGATCTTGGATCGTCCCTGGACGGTGGGGGCGTCGGCGTATCAGGCGGCCTTGAACGTCCATGAGCCCTGGGTCGCTGAGATCAGCCCGATGCAGTACGCGCACATGAGCAAGAGTGCCAAGGCGCAGTACGACAAGAAGCGGGCGGGGGAGTGGGAGGCGTCGGCGGCGGCGAAGGATAAGTGGCGGCAGGCGGTGTTGAAGGCGTTTGCCGAGGGGAAGTTCCAGCGCAAGGACGCGGACGTGCATCCTGACGCCGACATGGCGATCTTCCTGGCGCAGCAGGCAGCGGAGAAGGATGCGGCAGCGGCGCAGGCCAAGGAGCGCGGCCGGGAGAACGCCATTACGCGGGCCGACCAGGTGAAGGTGGGCGATGTCGTGTGGGTGGTGCTCTCGGGCAGCTACCAGACGGTGACCAAAGTCTCGCAGAAGTCCGTGATGGTGACGGGCAAGTTCGGGCCGATGAAGGTCACGATGTCGGAGAAGTCGCCGCAGTTGAACTGGAAGAGCTACAATGACCTGCATGGCAAGTAGGGATAGGAGAGAGCCATGACGATGAGAACCTTGATCGAGCGGTTTGAACGGATCATGGAGGCCCGCAGTGCGAATGTCGCCATCAGGCAGATAGCGGAGTTTTCTATGGAAATTCGTGCGATCCCGCGTGTTCGATCCAACGAGATTGCGCTTGAGGACAGGAACACGGCGGAGGACGTCTATCGCAATGCCCGGCGGATCGCCGACCGAGTCTTTTCCGGTCTCCTGGACGTTGGGAACGACGAGCTTGCCCACGAAATTGAGGACATAGCTACCGACATGGATGCCGCTTACAAGGCGTTCGAGTCGGCGTGGATGAGGGTGCGAAAGGCTGGAACCACGGCATCGGATCCATCTGCTGTGGTGGAGAGTTATGAGCGTCTACGGGGGCAGGTGGATCGTTTGAAGAAAGCCATTGGGAGGATCGGATGAGGCACTTGATCGAGCGAGTGGAGCGGATCATGGAGGCCCGTGGCACGGAGGTGCTCGTGAAGGAGCTGCCGGACGTGCTGCGCAAGGCGTTGAAGGACGTGGGCTACCGGAGCCGGGACATCGCGGTGGTGCCGCAGGCGCTGGTCAGCCTGAACCCCTACGCGGGGGACGGGGAGCGGGGCTTCGCGGTGCTGGTGAACCTGGCCACGGGCGCGACCAAGACGGTGCAGGGCGACTGGGGCGGGTACAGCCCGGTGGGGAAGCCCTCTATCGACCAGGATCGTGGCGAGCATCCGCTGCCTCGGGACGGCGTGGCCATCGTGGGGTCGAGTGGCGGGCGGGGCACCTACGCGACGATCTACGTGCATCCCGACAGCGTGGTGCCGTTGCTGCCGGGGGCCGTGGAGATGACGGATCGTGAGGCGGGCATCCTGCGGAGCATGGCGATGACGTCGAGCTATCGCAAGGAGCTGTTCGCGGACATGAAGGTGCAGCCGGGCGAGGTGGACGCGCTGGTCGAGCGTGGATGGATTGCACGGAACAAGGCAGGGGCGTTGAGCTTGACGACGGCGGGCAAGAACGCGGCTTCGGCTGCTCACGGACGACGTTAGGAGAGACGAATGTCCACGATGCGCAAGCTGGCTGAGCAGTTGAAGGCAGCATCCGATGACGTTGCAGGCATTGGAACGATTAGATTATTGGGAGAGTCTATGACGAATCCGAATGAACCGTATGCAACGTCGATACGGAACGCTTGGAGTGGGTTGTCCGTGTGGGCGGATGACATCGGGAAGCGGTTGACTAAGAGTATTGGAGATGGCGTCAAGATCGTGGGAAGTATTGGTGTAGCCAAGGGAGTGGGTGATGCTGTGGAGGTGGTATTGAGTTTTCATATGCTTGGCACGCTGGATGAAGAAGATGTATTTGATATGGCGTTGGTCAGGTTACAGAATTTAACGAATAGCACATGGGTGAAGGCAAAGCGGAACCGAAAGTTTGCGCTTGTTGCCACCTATGATTTCTGAAGCTTTAGATGCTGTTGAGTCTGACAACGGCGGGCAAGAACGCGGCTTCGGCTGCTCACGGTAGATGAAAAGGAGAGCGTCATGGGAATAGAGCTACAGTCCTGGAATGCGTATCAGGTGATCCCGGATGAAGGGGTTAAGAAGCTTTTGGGTGTCGTGAAGACGAATCCTGGGAAAGATGCGAAGAAGCACGCCATCGGGAAAGCGATGAAAAAGTGGGGCGTGCATGGCGCCACCATTGGTTGGCATGTGGAAGTGAGCCCAGTTGAGCAGTCCGAACAACTGGCATCGAATGGGATGCGCCAGTTGTTTGAGAGACTCCAGATGGAGTCCATGGTCAAGGTTGGCAATGAAGAAATGGCGAAGGAATTCGCAAAAGAGAAACAGGCATTTTACGGCATGAGTGTCTTTGATGGGAAATGGTACATCGGAGATATGGAGAAGCTGAAAAAGCTCGGAATCAATAGAATTATGGATGCTTCAGGGAAAGTAGCATGGGAGCAGAAGTTCCGTTTTCAGGGTAAGGAAATTTAAGAACGCGGCTTCGGCTGCGCACAAGTAAAAGAGGTAAGCGATGGCACGGAGCATGAAGAGTCTGATTGAGGGAATGCAGAAGATAATGGAGGCCCAATCTCTCGGAGGAGATCATGGCCGACCAAGAAGAATTGTGAAGATGGCAGCGGAACAGATGCAAAGCATTGAAGGAAAAGATTGGTTACTGCGCGACGAAAGAGGCACATGGGAGAAAGAAGCTGCTCGACTTATAGATCAAGTGAAGGAAAAGGCAGAACAGCACGGGTTGAGTGATTCCGATGTTGATGAGCAGATTGCAACATATTTGTCTATAATGGTTTTGCAGACTCTTATAAATGATGCAAAGAAGGGATCAAGAAAAAGAGCAAAGAAGTGAACTTTTGAATATGTCATGAAATTGGATAAAAACGCGGCGGCGGCGCACGGACGGTGATGATGGATGGCGGTGAACGACGGTAGGCAGACAGGAGGCCCCATGCAGCCCTCGAACAGCTTGATCGTGAATGGTGAGAAGGTGTCGCTGCCCAAAGCGGTGTTGGACCTGGGCGTGCGTGGCACCAACTACATCGACGATGAGGAGCCCTGCTTGCGCAACAAGCCGCGCACGGCGAAGGTTTCGCATCTTGTGCTTCACGAGACGGCTGGGAACAGCGCGACGGGGTGCAAGGACACGTTGCGTGAGAAGAAGCTCGGCGTGCATCTGATCTTGGGCAAGGACGGTCTGCTGTCGTGTCACGCGGACTTGGCGTTGGACATTTGTTTTCACGGAAACCAGCTCAACTCCACCTCTGTTGGGATCGAGGTTGTGAACGCCTACAGACCGGAATTCGCAAGGAAGCCGTGCGGTCCTGTGTTGCCGGCGAATTGGTGGACGTGGGTTCCGCCTGGTCATGCGCGGACCTACCAGGCACCGCTTGGAATCCAGGTGGCGTGCATTCAAGCGCTGGTTCCTTGGCTGTGCGAATTGATGAAGATTCCATATGTGTTTCCGACGAAGAACTTTAACGCGAAGACACCCAAGATCTCTGGCTGGAAGGCTCCTCCATTGGGGTGGTACGCGAAGCCGGGACCGGGCGTTGTGGCGCATTCTGATTTCGCCAGCCATGCAGACGGCCGCTACCTACTAGAGCAGTTGATCGTATGAAAGGGTCGCACATGGAAACCATGCTGAAGCTGTTTGAGGCGAGGGCCAATGCCGGGGAGCCAGTGGTTGCGGATTTTCGGAAGTCATGGGGTGAGATGGAGGAGTGGGCGAGCCAGTTGGGGCGGGCCTTGAACCGGGAGATCGGCGGGAAGGTGCGCTTCTTGGGCGGTGTTGGAGTGTCGAGAACCGCGCTTGATACGGTGGAGATCTATGTGAATCTGGACGCGCCTGGGGAGCGCGAGAAGGATGAGACGTTGCGGCAGGCCATGACCTGGTTGAAGCAGCACACGAAGAGCGCCTGGGAGTTGAAGGAGCGTTACGGGAAGCCATCGTTGGTGGCCACATACGATCTCTGAAGGGATGCGTGGAGGATGAATTCAAGCGACCGATTGCGTGCTTTGCTCGACGATTTGCCTCCGGCTCCCCGAAGGGTTGTGCTGTCTGAGGCTGACGAGCGGATAATGCGGTCGTTGCGGACTCAGGGGGAGCGTGCGGTACGAGGTCGGCTTGTGACGCGCTATCGGTTTGAGGCGGTGGAGAGGCCGCGTGGGATTTCGTTGGTTATGCGGATCGAGGGGCGGCATGCGATGTCTGTGGCGCAGCAGCTTGCCAAGCGGTTTGGCATGGCGGAAGATATTGGGAATGCCGAGGTGACCCGCACCGAGCGGGGGGCCGTGTTGGAGCTGCGGCCACGGGAGACGCGATGATTGTCGAGGTAAAGAAGATCCAGAGCACGAGGAAGGGTCGAAAATCTTCGGTTGATTTGCGGCGGTCTCGCACGTCGGGTATTGTGCCGTTGCCGATATCCATGAGCACCAATGCGCCGTTGCCGGCGGTCCCAGCCACAGGCGGGCCATAGGAGAATCTGATGAACGCGAAAATTTCCAAGATGAACACCATGCGGAAGATCATGCGCGAGGTTGAGCTGTCGAGCGGCGGCGAACCGATGGGCGAGGCAGTGAACGCGGGGCTGATAGACCGCATGGCGAAGGCCATGTTGAACAGCCCGAAGCTGGACCCGCTGACGGGGCGCATCTTCGACACGGACCAGTTGGAGATGTTCCATGGGTTGATGTTGGAGCCCTTGCGGGCTCTGATTGCGAAGGCCCTGGACGTCGCCGGCGTGGAGGTTTCCGGTGGCGTGTTGGCCAAGGCAGGCAGGGAAATGAAGAGCGCAGCACGGGGCGACATCGGCGTTGAGTAGACGCCTGGAGGCAAGCATGACGTTACGCAGGTTGGCTCATGAAGTGCGGCGTGCTTTGGAAGAGGCAGCGCCGGAGTTTCGATCCGGGCGCGCTGAAGTGGAGCGCTTGATCGACGCCATGCTGTCGGGGTCGCAGGTGTCGCCAAAGGCACAGGCGGTCATCGGCAAGGACGGCGACGTGAACGCGCTTGTGGCAGAGCTGCGCCTAGCGCTGTACCCCATCGTCGTACACACCCTGCAAAAGCTCGGCGGTAAGGTGAGCGGGTCGAGCAACGTGAAGGCTGCCTTGCGCGGCCTGGCCCGGGAGGAGCGCGAGCACCCCCCGAGGCCCGCCGTGGAGCTGTAGGCGACTAGGCGACTAGGCGGTCTGGAGGGCAGCGTCGGCGGCGGCGGCGGTGACTTCGACCACTTCCCCTTTGAACTTGGCAGCGCCAGAGACTTTCGTCTTGGGCAGGCTGTTCTTGACATCCGCGAAGATGGCAGAGATGCGACCTTGAGGGTCGTACTCTTCGACGAGCGCCTGGCGATTGGTCTTGTTGACCTTGGCGTCGCCGTTGACGGACTGCTTGGCGAGGTCGGAGATGATCTCGCAGGCGCGTTCGCGGGTGCATCCGCTCATCTTGAGCGCGATGATGAGGAACTCTTCGGAGAGAAGGCTCGAAGTGGAGGTCTTCTCGGTGTCAGGACCGATCTCAAGGGAGCCGGAGATGTGGACGGTGACGTCCACGAGATGTTCGCCCGGGGTGAGGGCGGAGCGGGCGTCTTTGGCGTCCTTGTCTTTGACGGCCTTACTGATGGCGATGATACTGGCGTTGTCCATATGAGCCTCCTTGTGCGACCGAGCATCCGCGCTCGGCATCTTGCCTGTCTCTCAATTTAACCGCTCACATTTTGTTTGTCAACAACTGCGTTTGCGCTTTTTTGGAGAAAAGACTCCCATGAAAACGGAATAGTTATTGGATATTCCTTGGGCGATATGCAAAATCCCGAGGTCGTCCAGAACCGACCGGATAAATATGCTGGAAAAGGGGACGAACCCAGGTTCGTATCAGGCGTCGTCGTCATCGTCACCGGATTCCTTTCGCGTGAGCAGGATCGCCGGCCCGGCGATGTAGTCGCCTTCCCGCAGGTAGGGGGCGACGTAGGCGGTGGCCAGCAGGTTGGGTGGCAATCCGTGCAGCTTGCCTTCCTCGTTGATGCAGAGGATGAGTCCCTCTTGATCCAGCGTGACGAATTCGATGTAGCCGCCCACCAATGATTGCAGCTCGTCCAGGTCGAACGAGGCACCTTTGTTTGGGGTGATCCATGTGGCTTCGCCGGTCACGGGGATGAGTCGTGCCATTTATTTCCTCCCGAGGTGGCGGGCGATTTCTTGGAGCGCCCTAGTTTGTTCTTCTTGCGTGCGCACGAGGCGTTCGAGCAGGGCGTCGGCCTGACGTTGCTGGTAGGTCGTCTCGGCGTGTGCCGGTGACGCGACCAGCGCGGCCAGTGATCCGCCCAGGACGAAGACAAGCAGGACGAACAGGCCCACGAACATCCAACGTGGAAGTGGAAACTCTGGTCCCATGGTCAACTCCAGACCAGGGCGGTGTTGAGGAGGATGCACGTCGAGACGACCTTGAGGAGGCCGTGGATGCGCTCGCGCTCGCGCTCCTCGGTGGTCCCGCAGTCGACGACTCCGCAGCGTTCGGGACCGGGGCGCTGGAGGACGGTGGCTTCGCAGGAGTACACCTCGCGTTGGTTGAGGGCGCGGAGCAGGTTCCGGGTCACGGCGTAGAGGTCGGCGACCGGGACTTCGCCCGTGGAATCGTTGGGGAGCCCGGCTACGTCCATCATGCGGGATGCGTTGCCGTTGGAGAAGTTGATCCACGCCTGGGGCTCGGGACCGTATGGGCCCTCGATCTCGGGGCACTCGCGGGGTTTGAATGTGACGCTCATGCGTCCTCCTTGGGGGCCGGGATGAACCGGCATCCTGGGACTGTGGCCACGATGTCGGCCAGCGTGCCATACCGGATGACCATTGGCTGGTCTTTCCGGTCGTATTCGCCATCGTCGCGGGGGGCGAGGCACATGTCGTACAGGATCATTCCTTCGGGAATGGCCCAGGAGATGTCGGACTCGTCGCGGTCGTAGATGCTGGCGATGATGGTTTTTTCTACGAGCATTTGGAACCTCCCGGCGGCCATCGTTGACCGCCATCTGCCCTAGAATTTAAGGCTGCAATAGCGTTTGTCAACCGAATTTGCAAGCTGAGTATGCTCGGCGTTGCAGATTGACAGGATGAGCACATGATGAGTAAGGTTTGAGCATGATATGAGCAAGGGGTGCGCATGCGTCTGAATGTAGAGTGCCAGGATGATGTGTTGGAAGAGTTTCGCAAGCGGGCAGACGGCATTGGGCGATCCGTGTCGGACGTGATCCGCGAGTTGATTGTTGGGTGGGTTCGTTCGGAGCGTCGTGCTGAAGCAGAACGGCTGTCACTGGATGCACAGCTAAAACAAAGATGGAGGGATGGAGATGACTGAGGAGACAACGACTCTGGCGAAGACGAAGGGGCATCTCATGGATGTGTCAGCGGGCATGCTCGCTGTGGAGTTGCCGTGTGGATATCTGGATTCTTCTGGCATGGTGCATCGTGATCTCGTGGTTGGGGAGATGACTGGTTACGAGGAGGACTTGTTGGCTGGGAAGGGGCCTATCCTGCCACGTCTGAATCAGATCATCATGAATTGCACGCGTCGCATTGGTGGATTTGAGGACCGATCTCAGATTGGTGCGGCTGTAAATGGTCTGACCGCGAGTGATCGCATGGTGGCGTTCCTGGCTATCCGGCGGGTATCGCTCGGGGATTTCTACGACGTGAAGGTGCAGTGTCCGAACCCAGACTGTCGAGAAGAGGTTCGATATGCTCTGAATCTTGCGGACGTGGAGATTCATGCCATGGAAGATCCTACGCAGCGGGTGTTTGTGCATACGCTGAAGTCGGGAAGGGTGGTGAGTTGGCACATCATGTCGAGCACGGACGAAGAGTGGCTGACCACCAAGACGAAGAAGTCCAAGGATGACGTGTTGACGTTGGGCATCATGGCTCGCGTGGACGAAATCAATGGTGTGCCGATCAACCGGGAGAAGGACATTGTTGGGGCCATGGCGTTGCTCAAGGCGTTACCCACGCGAGATAGAAACGACATACGTTCTCTGTTTGAGAAACATGAGGGACACGTCGATACGAATGTAGATTTTTCATGTCCTTCATGTGAGCATGAGTGGAAAGCGGAATTGAATCTGGGGCAGCCCAGTTTTTTCTTCCCATCGGCCTCGTAGAGCACTTGGAGGCGGAGGTCTTCTTCCTAATGGAGCTACAGGGCGGCACGTATGACAGTGTGATGGCGATGCCCTTCAGCCGCCGCAAGCGGTTTGTGGAGCAGAAACAGAACCTGGAGACGAGCCGTCGGTCCAACGAGGAGCAGGCAGCGTCCAAAGCGCGTATGCGGGCTCGCACGCGAGGCAGACGGTAGGACGCGAACCCGGGTTCGCGTGGAGGCATCATGAATCTGCTGGGGATATCCTGGGGCATGGGTGCGAGGGACGTCGGCATGAAGGCCGCTGTGGACTCGGCGCAAAAGGGTATTGACAGCCTAAATGAGGGTCTTGAGAAGCAGTCCAAGATCGCGTCCAAGTCGAAGATTCCGGGATTCCTTGAGGGTCTGAAGCACTTCAACCTTGGGTCCATTGCGCAGTCGGTGCGGGAGATGGCCGGCGACACCGGAAACCTCACAAACTCATTGGAGGCCATGGGGGTAGCCAACGCGAAGACGGCCAAGCCGTTTGTTGCTGCCATGAACCTGAGCGCGGACGCGGCCCGCAAGATGGTTGGTCGGATTTCTGGCATGGCAATTGGCATGAACGTTGGTGCGGAGAGCGTGGCCAAGGTGTTCACGGAGTTCAACCGCATGACGCCAGCGGCCAAGGCGACGTCCAAGGCTCTGGGAATGACCGAGAAGGACTTTGTGAAGTTCAGCGAGACGACCGGGGTCTCGGCGGCGGATCTGAACGACTCGATATCCAACCTGACTGGTTCGTGGAACATGGCTCCCGAGAGCGTGGCCAAGTTCTTGAACTCGGTGACGGAGCTTGGCAAGAAGACTGGCGTTGGCATGACGCCTATCGCCGGGCTGAAGGACAACCTTCAATCCCTGGACGACATCTTCGAGAAGATGCCTCCTGGGCTCCAGCGTACTGGGGATGAGATCACAGGACTGGTGGAAAGTTCTGTTCGGTTGGCGGGAGCTTTTGCGGCGAATGGATCGAGCCAAGAGGACGCAACAAAGGCGGGTGCTGCGACGGCGAAGATGTTTGCCGAGCAATCCGTTGAGGTCGAGCGTTTGATGAAGATGGGGATGGGGGATAAGGATCTTGCTGCCGCGTCACCATTGATCAAGTACCTGACAGGGCTTGGCATTGGGTTTGAGGAGGCAAAGGACATCGTCGATGTTGGGTCGCGGGACACCGTAGCAGGCGTCCAGCGGATACAGGAGGCGTTTACCAAGTACAATGTCAGCGGTGCGCAACAGCAGGCCATGCTGTCTGGGCTGAGCGAGTCGCTTGGAGAGGGCACAGTAGGACTTGGATTCCTAGCGGCGGGCGGTGATAAAGCGGCGGCGTCCCTCAAGGCCATGTCGGACATCACGGTGACGGGCAAGGACACTCTGAAGAAGTACGGGGACCAGGCGTTCAGTAGCGGGCGCACCATGCAGGAATCCTTGGACCTCATGAAGAGTTCTTTCGAGACGCGGCTACGCAGCATCGCGCGCAAGGACGTATCCAACTTCGTGGGCGACCTGGGAAAGGCGTACAAGCAGGTTGGAGACGAGACGATAGCGCTGGCAGGGGACAAAAACTGGGGGCCTATTGTGAAGCGCCTTTCGGCCATGCAGCAGATGGGTGCCAAGGGGCTGTTCATCAAGATGGACGGCGGGTCGAACAAGGAGATGGCGCGGTCATCAGCCATGATCGATGCGGTGGGCGGGGCTTTCGATTCGGTGGCGAAGTCCATGGGGCCTGTGGTCAGCATCTTCTCTGAGCTTGTGATCGTGGCCGGGCCGCTGCTCAAGGTGTTCGGGAAAATACTGTCGAGCCCGCTGGGCAAGTTGGGGCTGTGGGGTGGCGCGATTGCCGGGTTGGCTCTGGGGTTCGACTGGCTGGCGAAGTCTGGGGTGAAGCTGTCGGACGTGCTGGCCAAGGTGGTGAAGTGGGTGGGCGGCGCTGCGGGGAACCTGGCGGACTGGCTCGGTAATATGGACTGGGAGACGCTTGGGAAGAAGCTGGGCGACTTCGCGGTGGAGGCGGTGACGTTCATCCCGAAGGCCATTGCGACCTGGGCGAGCGGGGCGGAGTCCAACTCGGCGCTGGCCAATGCGGCCTCGACGCTCATGCAGAACATGGGGCGCGCGCTGTGGGCGGCGGCGAAGGGGCTGTTCGTGGCGGCCCGGGAGATCGGCAAGAAGGCCGTCGAGGCGACGACGCAGTGGTGGGACTCGTGGACGTGGGACGACGTGCAACCGGCCTTCGAGCGGGTGGGGGACAACATCAAGGATTGGTGGTCGAATCTGACGGCAGACGCGGAGTTCCGGCAGTTCAAGCTGGACGCGGGGCAGTTCTTTGGGGACGCCTTCAATAGCGTCAAGGACGGCGGGCGCAAGCTGGCGGAGAAGGCGTGGGTGGGGCTCGGGGATGGGATTGCGGCGCTCAACGAGGATGGGGCCGGGCTGCTCCTGGGCGACAAGATCCGCAGTACGGTCCAGGGGGCGTACCTCTCGGCCTCGTCCTTTGCCAAGAATGCGGCCAACAACTTTGCCAATGAATCCATCGTGGAGCTGTCCAACGTGGATCTGTCCAGCGTGGACACGCGCTGGGCGACCTACGCGGCGGAGTTTGTGTTGAAATACAAGGGCATGTTTGAGGGGATTCGCAATGCGCTGGGCGGCTTCGTCAAGGGCATCTTCAACCCGGCGCAATCCTTGTCGAACATGGCGGACTACTTTGCGAACCTATGGGATGCGGCCAAGCAGTTCATCTACGGGCTCGTGTATAAAATGGGCACCCTGACGCAGAAGCTGGGGGCCGGGACGGCCGAGTTCATTTGGCAGCTCACGCATCCCGAGGCGCACGCGGAGAAGATGAAGCAGCTCCAGGCGGAGAGCTTGGTGGCCCAGCGGAAGGACTTGCAGGCGCGCGTGGCGACCGAGATCGCGGGGGTCAAGGAGCAGCGGGCGATCATTGAGAAGCAGCGGGCGAAGTGGCAGCCGCTGATCGAGCGCTCCATGGGGGGCATCGGCGTGGCCGAGGCGGGCAAGAGTGAGAAGCAGCTCGCCAAGGAGCAGGCGTGGAAGGCGACCCAGTGGAGCCAGACGGCGTCCGAGGTGACCAGTGCCGCGCGGACGTATGGCAAGGCGAAGGCGTCCCTGGACCAGTTGATGCAGTCGGAGGGCGTCGATCTGGGCGGGGTCGAGGTGGCGACGGCGCAGAAGAACCTGGACGACGCGACCAAGGCCATGGAGGCGGCCAAGAAGACGGGGCTGTCCCAGGCCAAGGGGGCGGGACTCGGGGACAAGGGCCTGACGGGCGTCGCCGGGGCCATGGACATCCTGGTGAAGCAGCAGGCGGACACGGCGAAGTACGAGGCGCTGGCGCTGGCGCAGGAGCAGCGGTTGGCGGAGGCGCAGGCCAAGGTGCAGGCGTTCACGCAGGCCAACGCGGCGACGATCACGGACGCGCTGGGGCAGGCGGCGATGGGGGCTAGTGACGCGGGCATCGCGGTGGTGGACGACTTCGCGCGGGGCATCAACAACCCCGATGCCAACAAGCTCTTGCAGGATTCGGTCTTTGGAGCATCGGACATGGTGAGCAAGTCGATGACGACGCACTCTCCGATCCTTGAGGGACCGTTGATGGGTGTTGGCGGAGGTGGAGAGTCGGATCCTGCATGGATTGCGGGCCGCACGCTCATGGAGTCCATGGCGCTCGGTATCGAGAGCGGTACGACGGTGGTGTCGGAGGCCGTGGCGCGGGCTTTGGACGAGTCTGTGTTTGCTACTTTCGACGCCTACAAGATCAAGATGGCGGAGTTAGCCAAGAAGAAGAGCCTCTTAAACGACGTGGCGGACATGATGATGCGCGACTTCGGGAGAGAGGGCAGCATCGTCAACACGATCACGGTGGATGACAAGACCGAAGACGTGCGGTCTAACATGAAGGCCATGTTGAACGTCCCGGGCCTGGCCGGCGTGACGATGGCGATTATGAATGAGGGCGCGAAGCAGCGGGCGATTTTGGACAAGATCCGTGGGTTCACGCAGGTCATCGCGGAGAGCGAGTTGATCAAAAATGGCGGTTCACCAACGGCGAAGCCAGTAGTGCTTGGATAACAGGAGGCCGAGATGCCTGCACCGACCCCGACCATACCCAAACGGGTGCTGAACGCGACCATGGGATCGCCCATGAGGTTCATGGACGAGGAGGTCATCTGGGATCTAGAGATGTCGTCTTCGGTGCGGTTTAGAAGGCCGTTTGAGATGCCGAGTTGGGAGGGCGTGACGGACAACGAGGTGGAGTACGTCATTGAAGATCCGTGGATGCGGATCGACATCTTAGCCAAGAGTTTTTACGGAAACGAGGAGATGGGGTGGATCATTTCAGCGCGCAACAATTTGGACCTTCCAGATGTTGAGTTGTACCCAGGCCGGCGCTTGAAGATTCCTATGCGGGCGTGGGTAGAGCGCGTGTTGTTGCGGCAGGGGAGATAGGGATGTTTACCGACCCAGTAGCGCAGATCGTTATCACGAACCCGACGAGCGGGAATGTTTGGTATTTCAACGCGCCAGATTACCCGTTTGTGACCGGGGTGAGCCTAGCGTTTGAGTTCGCGCGCAAGGCTGCTTTGCAGGTCACATTTGACGCGCCATACGACGTGGCGGTTGATAAGCTGCTGGGCCTGGATTCGCCGTTCACCATGGGGAACAACGTGCGGGCTCGGATTGGATATGCGAAGCATCCGACATGGTGGACGGAGTGGTTCGAGGGGTTTTTGGCGGCGGGTGGGGACGGTCTGACCTTGGATGCAAACGGCATGACGGGAACGATCACGGTGCAGGTGATTTCGGAGGGTTCGGGATACACGGTGTCTGGCGAGGCTCTGAAGGTGACCAACCCGAACGATATGTTTGTGCAGTGCGCGAAGGCGTTGGGTGTTGAGTTCAAACCGTCGCCTGGGTCGGCAACGTTGATGAATGGTTTAAATTCTGATTTGGAAAAGGGAAAGCCAACAGATGCCGAGGCGGGTTGGAAGCCGGAGGCGTTTGCTGGGATGACGGTGTGGGAGGCGGCAGATGCCCTTGCCAAGATGGCGAATTTGAGGATGTGGATAGGCCCGAATCCGGCAAGTCCTGGTGGGGGAGTGCATATTCTGTATCTTGGCACTGAAGAGGAGCTATCGACTGGCGTTCTGAGCCATCTCAAGGAAGCTGGGACGGCCGGAGGAGTTGGCGTGCGGCCGACGTTTAGGTTGCGTGGGGTGGTTGATTTAAACACGTCTACGTTCCCGTGTTTGTCGTGGGCACCAGAGGGATCTGGGTTTGCGTCGTGGCTTCCGACGAACATGGTCCAGACGGGCAAGGGCGTTGAGAAGGTATTTGTAAATACAAAAACGGGCTTGATCGAGTCTGTGAATGCGAAGGCGGTAGATCGCAAGGTGGCTACGGTAGGCGCGGTGGCCACGCCTGGGCCAGAGGACATCAAGACGACGGACGCCACGGGGAAGAGTTTGACTGGAGATGAGAAGAAGGCGGACGGCAAGGAGGCGGTCATTACGAGTTCGCCGGTGCCTGGGGGAGAGGCGGGCAAGGCGCGGGCGCAGTTGGCGGCGGAGAAAGAGCGTGATGCGGGGAGCCCTTCGCAGGTGGGGGTGATCACGTCCTTGGGATTGCCGTGGGTGGTGCCGTCTGAGCTGTGTTTCTTGCGTGGGTGCGGGATGATCTACGACGGGCCGTACCTTGTGGACAAGGCGACGCACAAGTGGGGGCCTGGAACCTATGAGATGACGCTGACGTGCCGCCGCCAGGGTGACGGCACGGCGATGAAGGCTGGCGAGAAGGTCCAGACGCCCGTGGGCACGATGCCGGAGAAATAAGTCATGTTTGGCAACAGGAGCGATTCACTACGCCTGGCAACCGACCCGATTGGGTGGCTGCGTGACACCCTTGCGCGGATCGGCCTAGAGGGCTTTGCGCGACGATTCTACGGCCTTTACCCAGGGGTGGTGGTGAGCAACGCGGACCCAGACAATCGAGGCAGGATTCAAGCGCTGTGCCCTGCTGTGGGACTCAATACGGCGGACCAGTTGGGGCCGAGCTGGTGGGCGTTGCCGTGCATGCCTGGTTTATCTGTGGACCCAGACACCAAGCAGGCGAGCGGGATCTTCCATCCGCCGGACGCGAACGCCCAGGTGTGGTTGATGTTTCAGCATGGAGATCCAGAGTTCCCGGTCTACATGGGCGGGTACATGGCGGCGGACAAGGCGAGCGATACGTTCGACGCGGAGACCGCATTGAGGAAGGGATTTCGCACGCGCACGGGGCACTACCTGCGCATGTCGGACGACCCGGAGGATCTGCACCTCATCATTGGCAAGGGTGATGGAGCGGGCGGGCCGAGCCCCGCGTTCCTGACGGTGGACAAGGACGGTTCGACACTGCTCACCAACGAGATGGGCAGCATGCTGTTCATGAACGCCACGACCCCGGAGACAAGCTTGATGACGGCCAACGACAAGGGCGAGGTCACGGCGATGCTGATGCTGGGGGACGACAAGATCACGCTGGCCACCAAGAGCGGGGGAGCCATTGGAATCGACGGCAAGAATATCACCTTGACGGGGGACAACGTGATCGCTGATGCGAGCAAGCAGTTTGTAGCGAACGCGGGGACGGTCATGTTGGGCAAGGGGGCAGCGGAACCGGCGGTACGCGGGATGAAGTTGATGACGTGGGCTCTGGCGCACCAACATGTGAGCGCGGCTCCCGGAGCGCCGACGGGGCCTGGACCGCTGCCTCCGCCGATGCTGTATAAAGAGCTTTCTGAGGTCGTTTTTCTCAAGTAGAGGTGAGGATGAGGCCAAATGTCCAAGTGCAAGATTCCAACTCCGCCTACCTTGGCGCTGGCCATTCCGATCCCAGGCATCCCGTTTGCGATGCCTGCGATCCCGACTTTGCCCGCGATACCGGCGATGCCTGCGATCCCTGGATTGACTATGCCGACGTTGGCACTGGCGATCCCGATCCCGAGCCCGCCGTTTGCATTGCCTGCGATTCCGACGTTGCCAAGCATGCCGAGTTTGCCATCGATCCCGAATCCGCCGAGCATGCCGACGTTGGCGCTGGCCATTCCGATCCCTGGATTGCCGTTTGCACTGCCCGCGCTGCCGAGCTTGCCAGCGATGCCCGGACTTCCAAGTTGTCCGTTGGGCTGACACGCGAACCTGGGTTCGCCTCAAACTGTGATAGGATGCGTTCATGCCGAATGTGAACCAACTCCCGCCTCTGTTGGACGCTGACATCATGAGGACGTTGGCGTTTCCATTTCAGATGGGTTTGTCTGGATTTCCAGCCATGAGCGGATCGGAGCGGGCGATTTACCAGTCGATACTTTCGTTGATGATGACTGGTACAAACGAGAGGTTGATGCATGTGGATTTGGGAGTGAATTTGCACAGGTTGGTATTCGACAACATGACGCCGTTATTGCAGGCGCGCATTGCGACCGAGGTGACGCGTGCCATTGAGACCTGGGAGCCGCGTGCCGAGGTGATGGGTGTAGATTCTCGCATGGGCGACAAGTCGGACGGTGTGACGACGGCGATCATTGTGGACGTGCTGTACCGCGTGGCGGGGCAGCCTCAGAGCCAGCAGGTGCAGATCCCGCTGGTCGGGAGCCCAAATGGCTAACGATACCCATGCTCCATTGGTGGCGGATCGCGCCCCGCTGAACTCTGTGAAGTGGGCGGCCCGGGACTATCCGAGCATCTTCGACGACCTGTTGCGGCGGCTGAAGCTGTTGTATCAGGAAACATACAACGACTACGCGACGACGACGCAGGGCATCATGCTGATCGAGATGATGGCCTACGCCACGGCGCAGATTCAGTGGTACATGGACCGCATCGCGTCCGATTGCTTCCTGGACACGGCGCGCACGCATACGGCGGTGGGGCGTATTGTGCGGCAACTTGGGTACAAGTTGAGGCCGGCGAGTGCGGCTTCGACAACGTTGACCTTGACCTTCCCTGACGGCACGCCTGGACCGTTTGTGATGCCGGCTCGCTGGCGTTTCCAGGGGCCAAACGGGCTTGTGTACGAGTCGTATGCTCCGCTCACGGAAACGGCAGCGTTGCCACCTGGAACCACGCGCACGATCATGGTTCGGCAGGGGGATTCTCGGATTCTGACGTTCACTGGAAACGGCCAGGCGAACCAGGTTTATAATCTTTCGGGAATCCCGGAATCTCGCTATCTCGCAGACCTGAGCGTTGAGTGTTGGGTGGACGGATTGGAGTGGGAAGAGCGGTCTTTTCTAACCTACGTTGCAGACGAGCAGTTCGAGGTGGAATATCTGACCGAGCCACCGAAGGTGCGGTTTGGAGATGGAATTGCAGGGGCGATCCCGCCATTGGGTGCAGAGGTAAAGTTTCGGTTTGTGATTATCGACGGTGTGAAGGGAAACAATCCGAAGTCGGGGAGCATTCGATCCAGCATCGACACGTTGGTGGTGGGCGGCACGCTGGTCACGATGACGGTGTCGAATCCGGTATCTCCGAGCGGCGGTGCGGACCCCGAGACGGTGGAGCACGCCAAGAAGCTGGCACCGTTGTCCTTTGCGGCGCGAGGTGTGGCGATTACCGAGAACGACTACAACGCGCTGTCCAACAGCTTTGTGGACGCGCTCTATGGGTCGGTGGCCAAGGCGTATGCCTTCAACCCTCGCGGCACGTATTCAGACATCACGTTTGACACGCTGGTGGTGGAGATTGTCGGTGCGCTCATCGTGTATGTGGATGCCGTCTCGTTATTGGAGACGAGTATCTCGGCTGACGTGGCAGCCATCACGCCATTGCTGGCGTCCATCAACGCCGACCTTGTAAATTTAGAGGAGTTGCGCGTCGATCAGGAGGGGTTTGCTGGGTCGGCGAAGTCGATCATTGGTGGGGCGCAGGCGAACTGCACGACGGCCGAGTCCACGCTGGTCGGAATCAAGACCACGGCGGAAGACCAGAAGGCGGCGTTGCAAGATCTGGTCGATTATGTGCTGATGAATGTGACTGCCGGGGCGACGCGGGATCATATCGAGGCGGAGCTGAACGCGGCGATAGCGCAAGCGACGACGATTGTACAGAAGTCCACGCAGGCCACCGGAGATGTCCAGACGGCGCAGAACGCCATGGGCAACGCGATTTCGAACGCGATCAATCCGCTGTTGGAGACGATTACGGATTTGTCTCCAACCTCGCCTGACACGTCGTTACCGCAGATCATCGCAGCGATGACGGCGGACACAGCGGGCATTGACGCGCTCTTGCCTGGGATGACAGCGGACGCGACGGCCATGGTAGGTGCTTCGCAGGCGTTGAAGACGGACATCGACGCTCATTTGGCGAGCATGCAGGTACGGATTGGAGAGTTGTTCTCGGACGACTGCTTGAGCAACTACGTACAGGTGCCGATTCTGGCGCAGGACGCGGATGGAAACTACATCGCTCCTTCGGCCGGGCTCATGGCGAGTCTCCAGACGTATTTGGACGGGGTAAAAGAGGTCACGCAGCAGGTGGAGGTCATCGACGGGTCTCCAATTCTGGTGCCGGCGCAGATTGCGATCCAGGCGCTAGTCGGTTCGGCCTACATCTACGACGAGGAGATCGCTAAGGTGAGATCTGCGGTGATTGAGTTACTCAAGGCGAGGGATTTCAACACGCCGTTGTACCTATCTCAGCTTTACGATACGGCGAAGAAGGCGAGCATTGGATTCTCGCATGTGAACATTCAGATCGCGGGTCCGGTGGAGTTCTTGGACGCGGGCGGCAACTTGGTTCCGCCTGAAAACCGGATCATCACGTTGGGTAGCCTCACCATTACGCAGCTCTACTCGTAGGAGTGCAGATGACGACTTCGCATACCCCGCGCTTCTCGCTGCCCATCCCGACCTGGAACGCCGATTGGCAAAAGTGGCAGCAGGTATTTGAGACCTTTGCCACTGGTGTGGACTCAACCATGTTCTCGTTGTTGGAGCACACGACGCTCCTTCCTCGCGTGCTTCCGACCGTGTCGATTACGGGGGACGTGTTTTCGCAATCCGGTCCGGCTCAGTTCATCTCGCGCACGTTGCAGGTGGCGATAGAGGTCGGTCCAAACTCGTTGACGTTGGTCCCGGGATCGCTCGTGTGCGCGCATTTGCTAGCTGGAGCTGTGGGTCCGCAGGCCATCGAGTGGGAGTTGCGGATCACGAGCACTGAGGCAGACGCGGACCTTGTGGTGTTTGGCGTGGTGGGGGACGACTACGCGATCACTTGGTACAACGGGGCGCGGCTCGTGCCTGGCACGCCGATGGCGCTGTTTGCGTTTGCTGGTGGAGGTGGAGGGGCCAGTTCGCTTCAAGAAGCCTACAATGGCGGAGCGAGCATTGCGATTCCCGTAGGGGGAGATCCGGTACGGGTAAACAATGGCGTCACGGGGGCTCCAGCCATAGTTTTGGGTGGAGCGGGGCCACAGAGGTTGTCGGCGGACGACGATCTAGAATTGTCGGATGGCAACTATTATGGAGAGATTGGCCCGGCAGATGCGATACCGCTGACGAGCGTTGGGGCACGAGACTTTACGTTTGCCTGTGCATCGCTTGTGGACGCGATCAACAAGGCGTATGCGTCTGTCGGCGAGTTGAAGTTTTTAGAGACGTGGGACCAGGCGGTGGCGGCGGGAACTACCGAGGTCGGCGTGGTTGACGTGGGGGTTGCCCACGGCATTGTGTACAGCATGAAGATCGAGATTGTGGGGGGTACAGCTCCGACCGGAGCGGACATCGAATTAGCCGACGCGGTGCTCTCTGGGTCGCATGAGTTGCTGTACCAGATCGGCATGGCTGGGGTCGATCCGCGCTGGCAGCCGAGCGTGAATCCGACGTGGAAGGACCGCACGCCGTTTGGGATCGAGGGGTTGAGCGCGGGTATTCTGCATTGGCGACTGAACAACATGGGCAGCGCGTCAGCGACGTTCCGTGTGACGTTGCGTGGCATGGGATGGAGTAGTTGACATGACGGAACCCACACGAACGAAGACGTGGACGAAGTATTCGGCGTGGATACAGGATGGGGATGGCCCGACGCCCCAAGCTGGGCAGACATCGGATCGCAGTGCGGCGCGGTTGATCCTGTACCTCATCAAGACGCAGATGCTCGCAGCCGGATGGACGGTGGTGCGGAGCTGCGGATATTACGATGCCGGTGGCGGAGCTGCCTGGCATTACGGGGCGGCGGATCACTGGCCCAGTGCGGAGGCAGTCCGGTGGAAGGAAGCGGACAACAAGTTCGGCTGGATGGTGCTCAAGAACACGAACTTGCACGCCGATGGCAACGGATTCCAGGTGATGTTCGCGTTGGATGCCGGGGTGACGCTGACCTACCGGATGACCATGCACACGTCCATCGAGGCGGGGTTTTCGGGTGGCAGCGAGACGGCGTATCCCACGGCAACGGACGCGATAGTCATCTACGACGATGCGAGCGATGCGTGGTACTCGACGATTAGTGCTGGGTTCCCTCAGTGCCCGATGGCGCTGAACATTTGGTACAGCAGCGATGGGCAATCGTTCCGCGTATGGGGCGCAGGTCAGATAATCTTGGAACAAGGAACAGAGGTGTATCGCTCGTTGCATCCGATGATGTTCGAGCGGCTGGTGAACGCGCCCTCGTGGCTGGACAAGCCGGTCTTGGCGGGGGTCATGCGGTGGCGTCGGGCCTCGATGGCCACGCCGGGATCGACCGCCAGCTATGAGCGTCGTCTGTACTTCGGGTGCGAGGGCGTGGTGAAGTGCGCGGTGTTGATGGTCGCGGAGGGGATCAGCAACGGGCTGTTGATCAATCATGCGGCCTCGCAGATCCCGGACATGGGCGGGCGGTGGGCGGTCTATCCGGTGAGCGTCATCAGCATGAATGGCATGGTGCCGGGCGTAGTGGGCACCCTGGCTGACTTCTGGATGGTGCCCGCCGCGCTGGTCACAGGGGACTACTTCCCCGGCGATGGGTCGCGGGAGTTGGCGGTCATCCAGAGCGTCTTGCAGGGCAACGACGGCACCGCCGTCTCGATACCGTGAGGTGAGCGATGGCAGGGTTAACCAAGATCAAGATGTATGTGGTCAATCGGCATTTTGCCTATGCACCAATCTGGGTTGGCGATCAGTTCGGCATGAAGATGTGGCTGATCAAGGAGGCATTCCTCTACGGTACGGATGGGATCAAAGGGGGGCCTACCGCGTGGGAGGTCGTCGGAAGCTGCGATAGCATCAATTTCAATATGTCAGGTACGGACTTGCTAACCGGCCCATCGAAGTTCGTTAATTCGACGGGTAACCATTCGTGGATTGTTATGAGGCAACCTTTACAGGGGGCCGCGCCGGGGTATCTCCAGGTGTGCCTTGATTGGCCGTATACGTCGTCTGCTCCATCAGCATGTTATGTGTCGTTTTCTGTTGCGGCTGGGTACACGGGCGGGGCGCTCAATGCGAGACCGAACGCAACCGATCTGGTGATGGCGAACACTGCAACAGTGACAGCCACAGGAATGGTTGGCAGTTGCGGGGTGAACTGTATCAAGAGCACGGATGGCAAGGTCATGCGGTTGATCTTTACGGTTGACGGGGTGTTGCAGACGAGGGCGTATTGGGCCTTTGAGGAGCTGTTGGACGTTGAGTCATACTGGACGAGCAAGACCATTGTTACGGTCGCGCCGTTGACGCATGTGGGTTTGAACGGGACATCAAATCTGTTTAATTATCAGGGAGGCGGTCACTCCGGGCGCATGTCGTGGGCGAGTACCATTGGCTATGCGTTGTCAGATGTGAATGCTGTTTCGATGATGCACCGCCCGGATTACGGCGGAGCCTGGCCGGTCTTCCCATGTGGTGTGTTCAATGATTTGGGGGCCAGCCGTGGCAAGCTTGGGAATTGCGCGGATCTGTATGCGACCTCGTACAATGTCCCCACGGGGGAGTATTACGCTGCGGCGGGAGGCGGGGACTTCCAGTTTGTGAACATTGGAGGCATCGTGTTCCCGTTGAACGGCGAGCCCCTGGTGTTGCCGTAGATGGCCAACCGGACGGGCACGGTAGGTGGTGGAGCGGTGTCGCGGGCGGACACGCAGGCGGACGGCGTAGATGGTATCATTGAGCCGGTGGTGCGAACCGATCCCATGTTGGAGAGCACGGTGGGGGACGGCACGGTGGATCTGGTCAAGTGGGAAGGCAGTTGCCCCGAGGACTACGGGGAGATCGTGCGGGCGGTTCCGCGTCTAGTGCGGGCGTGGCACGGGTAAGGAGCGGACATGGCGGCACCAGTGAGGACGAAGACCTGGACGAAGTATTCGACGTATGTGGCCACCGCAGATGGGCCGCCGCCACAGCCTGGTCAGGATGCTGGCGAGAGCGCATCACGAGAGGTTTTCTACCGGCTGAAGGCGACGTTCCTTGCGGCGGGGTGGACGGTGGTGTCGAGCTGCGGAAAATACGACGATGGGGGCGGGGAGGCGTGGCATTACGGGGCGACGGACCACTGGCCCAATGCGGTGGCCGTCAGATGGAAGGAAGCGGACAACAAGTTCGGGTGGATCGTGCTCAGGAACACGAACTTGCACGCGGGAGGTGCGGGGTTCCAGGTGTGCATTGCGCTGACAGGGACGGTCAACTCGACTCAGACGGGGACCATGGCGTTTTCGTGCGAGGGCGGGTTCACGGGCGGGAGCGAGACGGCGCGGCCCACGGCGACGGATGAAGTGGTGGTGTTCAATAATGAGCAGTTGACTGGGTATTCATTGGCTTCGTTTGAAAACAACGCGATGAACATTTGGTATACAAGCGACGGAACGTCGTTTCGGCTGTGGTGGGGTAAAGGGCTTGCCAATATGACTTTGGACATTAACCCGCCGTGGCTGTTCGAGCGGTTGGTTGACGCGCCGAGCTGGATGGACAAGCCCGTTGTGGCTGGAAGCACGCGCTGGGAGGCGATGGATTTATTCGCGGATAGTTCGCGTCGATTTTATTTCTGTTGTGATGAATTTATAAAGTGCGATGTTCTATTATCGGCGGAGGCAAACGCCTCTGGGATCTTGTCCAGGCAAGCGCAGTTCCAGGTGCCAGATCCAGGCGGAAGGTGGCCAGTATTCCCGGTGTCCGTGATCAGCCGTTCTCCCCTGGTGAACGGTTACGTCGGGAAGCTGGCAGATATGTGGGTGGTTCCAACAGCGTTGGCGTTTGGGGATTACATGCCGGGGGACGGCAGTAAGAAGTTTGTCGTGATGAACGATCTCTTGTTGGGGAACGACGGTACAGCCGTCATGTTGCCGTGAGGTGAAGAATGGGCCTGACTACGATCAAGACCTACGCGAACAAGTTGCTGTACACGGTGGGGGTGCTGACGGCGGCGGACACGTCGAAGGAGCTGGGGTATCTGCTCAAGGAGTCGTTATTGTACGGCACTGACGGTCTCAAGGGCGGGCCTGCCGCGTGGTCTGTTGCTGGTAGCGGTGATGGGGTCGATCCTGCATCTGGGATGGACGCTGTAGACCGCTGGACGAATCGAACGAAGGTCGTGATGGCAGCGGGGAACCATTCGTGGATCGTCGTGAAGCAACCTGCGCTCGGATCTGCGCCGGGCTACTTGCAGGTCTGCATTGACTTCAACTCAGCGACAAACGGGACGCTCAGCGTCGTCTTTTCGCGGGCGGCTGGGTTCACTGGTGGGTCGATTAGTGCGCGTCCCACGGCCACGGACCAGGTCGTCATCGCCGAGGCTACCGCTCTGTGGCCTACGACGGCAGCGGTGGGGAGTTGCGGCATCAACTGCCTCAAGAGTACGGACGGCAAGGTTACGCGGTTGATGCGGTCAGTCGACGGGATCTTTTCTACATCTCGTGTGTACTGGTTCATGGAGCAACTCAACCAGGTGGAGACGTACTGGCCCAGCGATTGCGTGGTGGGCGTGTGCGCCATGTCGATTAGTGGGTTAGCGGGGAGTTCGCACATCTTCACGCAGCAGGGCAGCTCGCATGCGGGGCGCATGTCATGTGATGGCACTTACAACTATCAGCTTTCAAATGCGCTTAGCGTGTCGGGCATGTTACGCCCGGATTACGGCGGGGCTTGGCCGGTTTACCCTTGTGGATTTTATGTGGACACAGGGTTGTTTAAGGGCAAGATTGGCGACTTCTTCGACCTGTGGGCCGCGCCGGAGACGCTGCCCAATTATGAGTATCTGGCGGGCAGTGGGGGCGATTTCGAGTTCGTCAACGTGGGCGGTATCGTACAGCCTTGGGTGGGTACGACGCTGATCGTGCCGTAGTGGCCAACCTGGACGGAAGCGTGGCCGGTGGAGGCGTATTGGATGGCGGCGATTCCCGCCTTGATGGGTATTTGGCAGGTAGCGGCGTGGACGCGGCAGACGCGGAGTTAGAGGGCGTGGTGGCTGGAGGCGGCGTAGATCTCTCGAAGTGGGAGGGCGGATGCCCGCCGAGTTACGGTGATGTGGGGCGGGCGATGCCGAAGTTGGTGCGGATCGATCCATGATTTGTTACGGTTTTTGAAGACAGGAGCACGGCATGGCGCAGGCGAGTAATACCGGACATTTTCAGTGGCCGATTCCGAATTGGAACGCCGACTGGCAGAAGTGGCAGCAGATGTTCGGGACGTTTGCCCACGGGGTGGACGCCTGCGTCTTTGGCATCCTGGAGCACATCACGGTGCTCGCCAAGGCGCTCCCGAGCGTGGTGATCATCGACCCGGGGACGCACGTGTTTTCTCAGAACGCGGCGGCGGTATTTGTATCGCGGACGCTTCAGACTCAGATCAGCGTTGGGCCGACCCCGTTGACGTTGATTCCGGGGGCGCTTGTGTGCGCGTCTCTTCAGCCGGGAGCGGTTGGTCCACAGGTTGTGGATTGGGAGTTGCGGGATGGAAGCACTCCGGTCGATCCGGCATTGGTTGTGTTTGGCGTGGTGGCGGACGACTATGCGATCCGCTGGTACAACGGGGCTCGGTTGCCGCTTGGCACGGCGATGGTGTTGTTCGAATTTCCGGGCGGGAGTAGTCCGGGCGGTGGATTAGATCCAGCGCCGTTCCTGACGCTTTCGGCGAACACGGTGCTGACCGAATCTCAAAACGGCCAGTATTTCGAGACGAACAATGTTGGTGGCACGGTAACAGTGACGCTTCCGACCGACCCGACGGACGGCATGCAGTACACGGTGGTTGCTGGGAAGGGCACTACGACCGTCGTGGAGGCAGGTGGGACGAACGGCATACTCTGGCCGCAGTCCACGGTGAGCGTGCCCCTGGTGCCTGATTTGCGGGCGGCTCCGACGACGTTGGCACCTGTTCGATTGACGGTCACGGCGAAGGATCTCACGGCGTTTGGAATCTCGGAGATCGCGTGGATAGCGACGTCGGCGACGGGGTTGTGGACAGACGCGGTGAGTGGCAAGGCGTTTGACTTCAATTTCCCGGTGACGGTGAGTAGCGGGTTGCTCATCGACGATCCTTTGGTTGGGACAAAGTCGGTGGCGGGTGCGCCTGCGTTGGTAAGTGACGCAGCGGCGGTGACACCGTTCCGGCTGAAGTGCGAGTCGGACACCCATTTGCGCAGCGTGGACATGACGGTGACGCGAACCCAGGTTCGTGCCTTACTGGAGAGCTACCACGGGTCTACCTCGGTGGTCCCGGTAGTGTTTACGGTAAACACCACGGGGTTTGCAGCGGTGGCAGACGACGGGTGGGTGGCCACGTTCAAGGTCGGAGCGAACACGTCGGGTGCAGCGGTTCCAATCGTTGTGCAGAACGAGGGCGTGGTGACCGAGATTTCCATTGGAGACGCGCCATTTGTCCACAGCATTACCTGCTCGCAGCTCGGGGCGAGTATCATCCTGCGGCATACTGGAAATCCGTTTGGATCTCGTGGCCGGTTTCAAGTCATAGCGGGGTCTGGCACATGGACGGACAATCTTGGAGGCGTGCATGTTTTCGATAGTTTGGGCGCGCTGGACGGGGCTGCGAATCCCAATGGGATCGTGACCGGGGTTCTTGGGCAGTCGTACTATCAGACCGGGGTGGGCGTATTTTGGATCAATATAGACGGCAGCACGGAATGGATCGTACAGTAGCGTAAAGTTACACGGTTCTCGGCAATATCGCCGGATCACAAAGGAGTTCACCAATGGCAGGGTTCACAAGTCCGTATCGCTACCACAACTTCATTGGCAATCACGCAGACGCAGCGGCAGCCACCACGTTCTTCCAGACCACCCTGGGCTGGGGCACGCTGGGAGCATCGGTCGGCCTCGGCGTCACCTACTGGGACGACACCGCCGCGCTGCTCAAGGTCTGGGACGGATCGGCCTGGTCCGCCATGGAGGCCGCGACCCCGACCCTGAGCGAAGTGCTCACCGCGGGCGCGGACGCAGGCGCGACCACCATCACGAACCTCGGAGCGCCGTCTGCGGCAACCGACGCGGCGACCAAGAGCTACGTGGACAGCGTGGCCACGGGCCTCATGTGGAAGCCCCCGGTCCTCGTGATCAACATGGTGAGCGACTTCGACTACGGCGGGACCACCGATCCGACCGGAATGGTGGCAGGGGATTGCTACGTCGTAAAGGGCTGGCTGACCGGCGGATTCACCGATGGCGACATCGTGGAGTACAGCGGGACGGCATGGGTGCTGATCCAGGCGGATACAGCGGGCGAGCCAGCCGATGGCACCCGCGTGATCGTGAAGGCGACCGGCGGGGCCGGATCGTTTGCGACCCACGGCAAGAAGATCGCGACCTACAACGCCACCACGGACACCTGGGCGGTCGAGGCCCCGGCAGACGGCTGGGCGGCGCTCGTCACCGGCGACGGCGGCATCTGGAGCGACACCGGCTGGACCTACAACGGCACCGACTGGGTGCAGTTCACGGGCGCGGGGCAGATCAACGCGGGATCCGGTCTCACCAAGACCGGCAACACCCTGGACGTCGGGCGCGGCGACGGTATCTCGGTGGGCAACGACACCGTGAACGTCGACCTGACCGCCAGCAACCCCGGCTTGGAGCTGACCGGCACCTCGGGCAGCAAGACCCTGCAAGTCCAGGCGGACGGCGCCCACGGTATCGTGCGCGGTGCGTCCGGCGTCGAGATCGAGCTGGCGGCCACGGCGGCCAAGGGCGGCCTGGTCGTCGACTCCGATGGCGTGCGCTCGATGCAGTTCAACGTGGGCAACCCCAACAGCGTCGTGACCGGCGTGCTGGGCGAGTTCTGCCTGGATACCACCAGCAAGGTGCTCTACGTCTGCACGACGGCGGGCAGCGCGAACTGGAACGTGGTCTGACGAGTTCGGGAGCTTGTGGGGTCGGGTAGGCTGTCTCTTCTGCTTTTCTCCTCGGGCTACCCGGCCCCACCTTTTTGCGCTGCGCGATGAGGTGCCTGCATGAGTTTGACCATGCCCTACGGGCAGAACCACTACATGGGCGAGTGCGCCACCGAGTCGGCGGCGCTGGTGTGGATTCGCGACAACAAGTGGGACAGCGTGGGGGACGGCACGGGCAATCCGCAGGCGGGCATGGCGTTCTTCGATACGGGGGCGACCAAGCTCAAGGTGCATGACGGCAGCGCGTGGGTGGCGCTGGGATCGGCCACGCCCGGTGGGTCGTCGGGACAGATTCAGTACAACAACAGTTCGACTCTGGGCGGCGCATCGCAGTTGTACTGGGACAGCGGGAACGCGGGCTTGGCCTACGGCAAGACCACGGTGGACGGGTCGCGGTTCGATGTGGTGACGGTCGAGGGGACGTACCCGTACCAGGCGACGATGCACGGCAGCAATCAGTCCTATGGTTGCTTCGTGTCGATCCGTAAGGCGCGGGGCTCGCAGGGGTCGGAGACGACCGTGGCCGATGGCGATCCCATCGGTGGGGTTTCGTTTCGCGGGTATGGGTCAGCGTTCACGACGGTGGCCGCGATCAAGGCCACGGTCAGTGGCACGGTGTCCGGGAACAACATCCCGACCAAGTTGGAGTTGCAGACGCACAATGGCACCGCGTTTGATATGCGGGTGCTCATCACCGCCGCAGGCAAGGTGGGCATCGCCAATGCGTCTCCAGTGGCGTTGCTCGCGTTAGGTACGGCGGGAACGACAGCGGGCTCGTTGAGCCTGGCGGGGGCCACGAGCGGCACCTGTACGGTGCAGGTCGCAGCGGCAGCGGGCACGAGTACGGTCTTCCAGCTACCCGCGACCAATGGCACCGATGGCTATTTTTTGAAGACCAACGGGTTAGGCGTGACCTCGTGGTCAGTGGTGTCTGCCACACCAGCGGGCAGCACCGGCTACGTGCAGTTCAACAATGCGGGCGCGTTCGGCGCGGATGCGGCGTTCTTCTGGGACAACACCAACAAGCGGTTGGGCATCGGCTGCACAAATCCCATAGGGGCGATTGAGATCAGCAAGGACACGGCGAACGCGTCGATGTTCGCGAGCGTGTTCAGCAGTTCAACGAACTGTGCCAGCGTCTATGTGCAGCGCGGCAGGGGGACGAGAGCGTCAAAATCGGCAGTGCAATCGGGCGACCGACTGGGGCAGCTTGGCTTCGCCGGATATTACGATACGTCCAACAACTACGGGTGCTCGTTCGTCGCGGCCTATGCCACGGAGAACTGGGGGGCCGGGGCGCGAGGGTCGGATCTGCGGTTTGAGTTGACGGCAGCGACGACGGCGACGGTGGTCGAGCGGATGCGGCTGACGAGTGCGGGCAACGTGTTCATCGGCACGACAAGTGGAAATAGTATCAATGGAACTGTTTATACATATTCAATGATAGTCGCCGGGGCTGATGCTTCGACCCAAATCAACGGGATTATTTCAGAAGGGAGCGCGTCTGCTGGTCGCTTTGTTGGCATTAGACATAATGGATCTTTGTCTGGCAAAACAGCAGTGGCAAGTGGCGATGTTATTGCGTCATTTTCGGGTTTAGGTTGGGATGGTGGAGTTAGTAGTCCGACATATGTTGATGCAGCACAGATAAGGATTGAGGTCGATGGAACCGTTTCCGAAGACATCGTTCCAGGGCGGATGGTGTTCAATATCAGGAACACGTCTGGAACGTACGCTGAGCGTATGAGAATCACGAATTCCGGCAATGTGTTCATAGGAACGACAGCCGGAGTCAGTATAAATGGAGCTACTCAAGTACATTCTTTGATTGTTTATGGTACTGATTCCAACCCGCAATTTAGCAGTATTTCAAATGAAAGCAGCGCGAATACATCAAGATTTCAAGGCTTTAGGCATAATGGAACATTTTCCGTAAAGACAGCAGTTGCAAGTGGAGATGTGCTTTGTTCTTTGAATTCTGTAGGTTGGGATGGTGGAGCCTCCCCAACTTATATAACAGCTACAAACGTACAGGGTGTTGTTGACGGAACTGTTTCGGCAGGGATCGTACCTGGAAGAATTGCTTTTAATACAAGGAATTCAACAGGAACGTTAGCCGAGCGCATGCGGATCACGAGCGCGGGATTTGTTGGCATCGCAAATGTGTCTCCAAGTTCCTTGCTCACGTTGGGGACAGCCGGAACGACGGCGGGCTCGCTGAGTCTGGAAGGGCTAACCAGCGGCACATGCACGGTTCGTGTGGCATCTGTAGCAGGCACGAGCACGATCTTCCAGTTGCCAGCGACAAACGGAACGAACGGTCATTTCCTCAAGACGGATGGCACTGGGGTGACGAGTTGGGCGGCGGTCTCGGCCACGCCAGCGGGCAGTAGCAACCAGATCCAGTACAACAATGGCGGGGCCTTTGGCGCTAGTGCCAACATGGCTTGGGACGGCACGTCAAGGTTTACGATGACTGCCGATCAGACCTGGGCTGGATGTAGTTCGTTCGTGTACGCTTCTGGTGGGAATATCTCTCCGTACTATGGCTTCTACCGATACAACAACACGCAAGCTTCTCCAACGGCAGTTGTGTCCGGGAATATTCTCGGAGAGCTGCTGTTCCACGGTTCGTACAGCTCATCACAGCATGCCATTGGTTGGCGTGTTGCGGCGGTTGCGAGCGGAACTTGGTCTTCTGGTACGACGCCAAGTTATTTTCATTTCACCCTGCGCAATAATGGCACGGATGATGTCAGAATCATGACGTTGGCGTCAGGGGTGGTGGCCATTGGTACGCACACGACGGCGACGGAGCGCTTGGACATCCAGGACGGGTCGGCCAATGGGGCGATCCGGGTGGGCAATACCGCCAACAGCAACGCGGGCACCATCAAGTACACGAGCAACACGTTCAGCGGCTACAATGGGTCAGCCTGGGTCAACTTCGGTGCCGGTGCGCCAGCGGGCAGCAATACACAAGTTCAATTCAATAACAGTGGTTCTTTCGGTGCAGACAGTGCATTCACTTGGGATAACACAAATAAACAAATTCTTCTTCCAGGAAATGATGTGTATTCTGGCATACACATTACATCAGCGGCAACAACAAATAAGTTTTCATTTATCATACTTAGAAGATATAGAAATACAATCGCTTCTCCGTCCGCAGTTCAGAGTGAGGATGCTCTTGGGCAGATAGCTTTTCAAGGTTTTGGAGCTACTGCAAATCGCACTGGAGCTGATTTCGTTGGCTACGCAGATGGTACATGGACAGATTCGTCAGCTCCTACTTACATGGTTTTTAGAACGTCAGCGTCAGGGTCGACTACGCCTACTGAGCGCATGCGGATTACGAGTGCTGGTAATATTGGGATTGGTTGTGCAGATCCTTCTTGCATAATTGAGTCAAGTTTGGATTCTGGAAACAACATTGGATTGGCAAGTACATTCAGCACTGATTCTCATGGAATTTGGGGAGTGCATCATGCTCGTGGAACTCGTTCTTCTCCAGCGGTAGTTCAAGCAAACGATACTCTTGGTGGATTTTTATTTTTTGGACAATACAACACTGCACTAGCAAACAGATCAAGTAATGCGTCAATGTATGGATATGCTTCAGAACTTTGGAGCAATACAGCTCGCGGTTCGTATATTGTTTTTTATACAACTGCAAATACAACAACATCTACCATAGAACGAATGAGAATCACAGATGCTGGAATCGTTCAGATAGGTCGTGTAGGCGGTGCGACTGGGCAAATAAATCTTCTTGGAACGACTTCTGGGACTGTTTCCCTCAAAGTAGCCGATGTAGCCGGGTCATGGACGATGACGTTGCCAGCAGCGGCACCTGGAGTGACGGGGTACGTGTTGAGCGCCACGACGGCGGGTGTGTGTAGTTGGGTTGCGGCTGGTAGCAGCACAGCGGTTGATGCTGGCACAGCGGCAGGCCAGGTCTTGTATTGGAACAGTGGTAGTTCCAAGTGGACCTACACCGAGACAAGCGAACTGGTGTGGGACGACACCAACAAGCGGGTGGGCATCAACGAGGCAGCCCCTAGCTCGCGCCTGGACGTGGGCGGGGACGTGGAGATCGCCAGCAACGGCTGGCACTACTACGGAGATCCGAGCACGGACGGGTCGTGGCGCACGGGGCGGGTGAGTGCGGATCTGGTGGTGCAGAAGCGGGATAGCGGCACCTGGAATACGAAGCACACGTTCTCGTGAGGACGCGAACCCAGGTTCGCCTGGGATGGAGATGGCATGGCAATCCAGTACGATAGCGCGAACAATCAGGTGGTCTTCAGCGGGGATGCCTATGTGAAGCGGGAGGCGGCGGGCGCGATCCGGTTGGGCAACGCCAGCACGGGCCTGGTGGCATCCGACCACGCGTTGTTCGCGGCGATCAGCACGCCGACTACGCCCGGATCGGGGCTCGGGCGACTGTTCGCAGGTGGGGCCGGGGCGAGCGACGTGTACTGGCTGAATAGCAGCGGTGTGGCGGTCTCGTTGACGCAGTCGCAGACGTTCTCGACGTTGCAAGGCGAGCCCACGGGCTTGCCGAATCGCACGGACTCGACGCTGTCGTTCAACAACACCACGCGGGAGTTCACGATTGCTCCAGCGGTGACGAGTTTCGACGTCTATTCGAAGGGCACCAAGTACACCAAGAGTAGCGCCCAGACGGTGACGCTGACTGACGTGACAGGGCTGCACTATGTCTACTTCGACGCGAGCGGCGTGCTTCAGAAGGCGACCTCGGCGTGGGATCTCAGCGCGGGGATCTCGCCAGTGGCGACGGTGTACTGGAATACCGATCTGGACCAGGGGCGTATCGGCGAGGAGCGGCACGGCTTGGTCATGGACTGGGCCACCCATGACTACATGCACGAGACGCTGGGGTCTCGCTATGTGAACGGGCTCGGCGGTAGTTTCACGAACACCACGTTCACGATCACGGACGGCGTGTATCGAGACGAGGACATCCGTCATGTGCCCGGTGAGCAGACGCAGTGTCGGGTGTTTCGGCGCGATGGGAGTGGGAACTGGACCTGGGGTAGCAAGGGCACGCTGTACTACGTGGTTCAGAACACGCACCTGACCTACGACAACGGCGGCACGCTGACCGAGACGAACAGCAACGACTACGTGGCGGTCTGGTTCTTCGTGACGAACGATCCCGAGACGCCGATCTACGTGATCATGGGGCAGCGCAAGGACGGTAACATCGCCGATGCGCGCAACAACAACACCTACGACCAGTTGAGCCTGACCAATCTCCCGGCCAAGGAGTTCAAGGTGCTGTATCGCGTCCTCCTGCGGGACGACGCGAGTCCCTACGAGGAGGCGCAGGATCTGCGCAGCCTGGCGGTGGTGTCCTCGGGGACGTATGTGGCGACAGACCACAACAGCCTCACGAATCGCACCGTGCTGGGGTCGCATCCGGCGAGCGCGATCACGGTGGATGTGGGAGCGTTCACGGGGTTCCTGACCGGGACGACCAGTGCGCAGACGGCGTTTGCGACGTTGGACACGCACACGCATGCGCCGCCCACGGGCGATACCAAGGTGATCTACAACGACGGCGGGGCGTGGGCCGCAGCGGACGTCTACTACACCAAGGGCAACGGGTATCTCGGGGTGGGCCAGGCCACGCCGGGCGAGCGCCTGCACCTCAAGGACGGGTCGGGCAACGGCGCGGTCGTGCTCGGGGCGCACCAGAACGGCACGGCCATCGCGGGCACCGTGGAGTGGACGGGGTCGGCGCTGCGCTGGTACGACGGGTCGACTTGGAAGAGTGCGGGCATCGAGCTGACCGATCCGTTGCTGTACAAGGGTGCCATCGACTGCTCGGGGAACCCCAACTATCCGGCAGCGGACGCGGGGTTCACCTACCGCATCAGCGTGGCGGGCAAGATCGGCGGGGCCAGCGGGCCGAACGTCGAGGCGGGCGACATGCTGGTCTGCCATGTGGATGGGTCCGCAGCGGGCACCCACGCTGTCGTGGGGGCCAACTGGGACATCCTCCAGATCAATTTGGACGGGGCGGTGATCGGCCCGACGAGCGCGACGGATTCGGCGGTCGCGCTGTTCGATTCGACGACGGGGAAGTTGATCAAGAACTCGCTGGTCACGATTGACGGGAGCGGGTCGGTCAACATTCCTAGTGGGCAGAGCTATAAGATCAATGGGACCGCGTTGACGGCGGCGAACGTGGGGGCGGAGCCGACGTTGCCGTTGAGTACGCGAGGGGATCTGCTCTACCGCAACGCGAGCAACGTGACGGCGCGGTTTCCTGTGGGGACGAACGAGCAGGTGATCACGACGAACGGGACCGACGTATCCTGGGGGGCGGTGCCAGGGCGGCATGATGCCGTGACGTTGGCGACGTCAGCGACCACGGGCGGGCTTGGCCTGTCTACGCAGGAGATCAGCTTTCAGGCGGCGTCAGGGTCCACGAACGGGTATCTGACGAGCACCAACTGGACCACGTTCAACAGTAAGGTGAGCGGGGCGGCGGGTAGCAACACCGAGATCCAGTACAACAGCAGTGGCGCGTTCGCAGCGAGTTCCAATCTGGTGTGGGACAACGGGAATGTGCGGCTAGGCATCGGTGGGGCACCGCAGGCGACGTTGGACGTGCAGGCGGCCTCGGCGTGGATTCGGGCCATGGGGTCCACGGACCCATACGTCTCAGCCCAGGACACGACCAACAGTTGCGTGGTGAAGATCCAGGCGTTGGATACAGCCGTTTCCGTGGGCGCACAGAGCGACCACGAGGTGCGCTTCATCGTGAACAACGCGGCGAAGATGTACCTCACGACGACGGGCCGATTAGGGATCAACGTCGCCGCGCCCTCGTACATCCTGCACACGTCCGTAGATGGGCGTGGGGACGTCCAGTTCGACTCGCACAGCGCCTCGGATGACGGGGTGTTCTTGTGGTTGCGTCGGAGCGGCGGCACGCAGGCGAGTCCGGCAGCGGTGTCATCGGGGCATCGGCTGGGGAACATCGTCTTCGCAGGGTACTATGATACGTCCAATTCGAGCTGGGGTGCCGTGATCCAGTCCATGGCATACGGGTTGTGGTCGGCCACGAATCGCGGAGCCTGCCTGCAATTCTACACGACGACTACGGGCACGACCGCGCTGACCGAGCGCATGCGGATCATCGACAACGGGTACGTGGGGATCGGAGCCACAACGCCCGACGCGAAGTTGCAGGTCAACACCTGGGTCGAGAGCAATGTCGTAGGGAATACGCCGACCGTCCTGGTTTGGGGCAACGTCGGCATGTCCGATACGTCCGAGACGGTGCTGCGCTTGCAGCGTCCCGTGGCGTCGGGGACGTCGTACAACGGCGGCGTTGATTTCAACATCCACAGGTACAATACGAGCGGAATCTCGCCATACACGCAGATGGACATCGCGTTGAAGTCCGTCAATTCGTACACGCAGACGGCCACGGTCAACGTGATCTCCCTGCGAGATACCGGGGCAGTGGGCATTGGCAACGTTGCGCCAGACACGTTGCTCACCTTGGGCACGGCGGGCACGACGGCGGGCGTGATCAAGATCGCTGGTTTGACCAGCGGGACGTGTACGGTGCGTGTGGCAGCGGTGGCAGGAAGCGGTACGATTTTCGAGTTGCCAGCGACCAATGGCACCAACGGATATTTCCTCAAGACGGACGGAACGGGTGTGACAAGTTGGGCGGCGGCGGGTGGCGGGTCGCCTGGGGGTAGTGATACCTATGTGCAATACAACAATTCGAGTGCCTTTGGAGGCATGGATACCTTCCGTTGGGATGGTAGTACCTTCAAGCTGATTTTGGGGAAGGTGGGACAGGCGGCGAAGTTGCAGTTGGCTGGGAGTACGTCCGGGACGGTGGACATTGCGGCACCAGCGACGGTGACGAGCTACACGTTGACGCTGCCTGCAAACGACGGTGATAACGGTCAGTTTTTGAAAACGAACGGAAGTGGAACGTGTACGTGGGGCTGGCAGAGCTACAACGCGGATGGGGTATCTACCGGAGCGGAGACGACGGACACGACGTGTTTCCCAGTTTTCGTGACTACCAACACTGGATACAATGCGGCGAAGGTTAATCCTTATTTGCTTTATAACTCATCGACAGGATTGTTGACGTTGGGAGCGTCGGGCTCGACCAAGACCGGAATGTTGGGTTTGGCCGGGGCGACGAGTGGACTGGTAACGGTGACGACGGTTGCGGCGGCTGGGACGTGGACGATGACGTTGCCGACGACCGGAGGCACGAACGGGTATTTCCTCAAGACGAACGGAAGTGGAACATGTACGTGGGCTGCTGCTGGAGCTTCTCCAAATGGTAGTTACGGATACGTACAGTTGTACAACGATGCCATATCCTTCTTTAGTCATTTGGGATTCAGGTGGGAAAATACCAATAAGAGATTGGCGGTTGGATATACGTCGTTAACTCCACAGGCTACGTTGCATGTACAGTCAGAGACAAACGATCCTGTCATGGGTAGCGAGTTGGTAACAAACGGTAGCTTTACGGGATCGGCTACGGGTTGGACGCTGGGCACAGGATGGGCATATGGCACCAATAATGTTATTTGTACTCTGAGTGGATCTGTCGAAGGCAGTTTGTATCAGGCGATCACGGTTACGAACGGAAGAAGATACCAGATCACTTGGAGACAGACGAACTCTGCAACATTGAACGGTGGCGTGCGTATCTCTTTAGGTGGTAATACGACTGTGGCCACTGGTTTTATGAACATTACGACTTCATCCATTTTGTGGACAGTGCATTTGCTTTCAACTGTAACAGGATCGTCAAACTTGGTATTTGAGGTGATTGATAGGCTGTCTAGTGGTACGATTACTATTGATGACGTCTCTGTCATGGAGATTACTGAGGGACGAGCGACAGCAAGGTTTGATACTGCGGACGGTGGAGGGATACAGTTCAGATCCAATGCCCTGACGAATTTCGGCATTGGCGACAATGTGATGAACAATCTTTCTGGCAGTACGCAGGAGAATTGTGGATTTGGGTATTACACGTTAGGAGAATTATCAACTGGGAATGGAAACACTGCGATTGGATCTTCTGCTATGGCTAGAGCCACAAGACTAACATCCAGTGTGGCGATTGGCTCACAGTCGATGCGAAATCAAGTCGTTGGATCTTATAATGTCGCATGTGGAGCTTATGCGATGTCAAGCTCTGTAAATTGCGACGCTTTCGTAGCTATTGGGCATCAGTCTGCACATAATATGCTTTCTGGCAGTAACGGAGTGGCAGTTGGACAGGCTGCGTTGATGTCACAGCAGTATGGAGATCAAAACACTTCAATAGGGTCCATGTCGCTGTATAGCCTCACGACTGGATCGCAGAATATAGCGATTGGATATATGACTGGACGGTACTATGGTTCTGGAACGTCTAGTCTTACAACGGCAACCGCGTCAATTTTCATTGGGTCGTTATCGAGAGCTAGTGCAGATGGAAATACAAACGAGATTGTCATTGGGGCAAACGCCATTGGAAATGGAAGCAATACGGCAACCATTGGCCATACTAACGTCACGAAGATTTACTTGCGCGGGGACATCTACAGCAACACGGCCTATGCGAAGGCGGTGGGCGGCACGAATCGAGCGGCCTACGTGGACAGTACGGGGCTCATCGGAACGATTTCGTCCTCCTTGCGCACGAAGCAGGACGTCGTGGACATGGAGGACGTGGGGTGGATCGACCGGCTGCATCCGGTGAACTTCTGCTATCGGTCTACGCCTGGGGTGAAGCAGTACGGCTTGATCGCGGAAGAGGTCGAGGGCGTGAACCGGGACATCGTCGGATACGATTGGGAGGGGCTACCGGACAGCGTGAATTACGACCGGCTCGTTCCTGTGCTGCTCAAGGCGGTCAAGGATCTGCGGGGCGAGGTGCAACGATTACGGGCCGAGCTGTTACCATAGGAGGAGATCATGGCGTGGAGTGACAAGCAGAAGCGTTGGGCCAAGGAGATGGCAAGGGATCATTTTTATGCAGGAGAGTCCGTGTCCGAGTTGGACATCGAGACGCTCTTGTTCGGGGATACGGATGCGGAGCGGCAGGCCGTCGCGGTACAGTACGCGAAGGATGTTATCAAGGTTAAGCGGTTGGCGCGAAAGGCGACATTGAATTCCGAAATCGACGGCCTGGACGCCGAGGTGGCGGACATTCCGGTCGATTGAAAACGTGGCCTAGATGCGCGGCAGCGTGCTAACGTGGCGCAAGATGTTGGAGGTGATCTATGTCGTGGAGTGCAAACGAGAAGAAGTGGGCGCATGAGATTTTGCGCGGGTATTACGGAGGTATGTCGAGCCAGCCAGTGACGTCACAGGACATCGACACGTTGGTGTTTGGGGCAGATGAGGCAGACCGTAGGGCGGTGGCGACGGCGTATGCCCATGGCACCATAAAGCCTCGGTTGCAGGCAAGTTTGACGGCGTTGGATGATCAGGCGGCGGTTGTGGAGTCGGAGATCGCTGAAATACCGGCCTCTTGAAATGGGGGGTCGGACGTTGGTGCATGATGCACGTTGAAAGGATGAGATGATAAAGTTGAAGAACGAGTTGTGTTTCGAGGGTGATGCGGTGATGGCGCAGGTCGAGAAGGTGAAGAACGTTCCGGTGGCATGGGCCATGGCCCGCAACAGGGAGAAGCTGGAGAAGCCGTTGGCGGACGTGCGCAAGATGCTGGAGAGCACGCCTGCGATGAAGGCGTTGAATGAGGCTATCCAGAAGGCGGCGGAGGCGCATGCTGAGAAGAACGCGGACGGCAAGCCGAAGACTGAGATTGCCAACGACCGTGTGATGATGCGGTTGGCGGACACGGCAGGGTACTCGGCGGCGGTGGATGTGTTGCGTGCGTCTGAGGAGCATGCGCAGGCCCTCTCGGACGAGAAGGAACTGAAGGAAAAAGAGACGGCACTACTGGCTGAAGAGATCGACTTCGAGCCGTACAAGCTCAAGGTGGAGCGTTTGAAGGACGGCGACATGGACGGCGCGCAGATGCGCGTGCTGTTCAAGATGGGCATTTTGGAGGAGTAGCGCAAACCAAAGAGGAGGCGACGCCATGGATTTAGTGAGCATTCTGATTACGCCACAGGTGTTGGCCATTGCGGCGGCGACGGTAGCGTTGATCTATTTCCTTGGCCAGATTCCGTTTCGGCGTAGCAAGTTAGTCAATGCTCGTTGGTGGCGTCGTCTCCTTCCACTTTTTCCGTTGGCCATGGGCGTTGGGATGGCGTTTTTGCCGGGGGTGTTACCGGCGGATGTGGCGTTGTCCAAGGGCTGGGGAACCAACGTCCTTGTGGGGCTATGGTCGGGGCTGGTAGCATCGCAGGGGCGCGCTGTATTCAAGCGTCTTGTTGTGGATAAGCTCGAACCCAAGGAGTAGTCCTGGGGTCGATTACCCTGTACGCGGAAGGAATAGGGACACATGACGACCCTCAAGGAAATCTCCATTCCCGAGAATCAACTGAAGCTGCGGTGGCGCGAGCCCTATGTGACGGACGGCACCAACAAGGCGTTGGCGGTGTTGGATCCGGGGGCGTACAGGGGCGGGTACGCACGGGAGACGGACCCGATCAGCACGTCGTTCCGTATTACGGCGGAGGGCGAGCAGGACAATTCTTTCTTGTGGGTGGACAAGGCCACGGGGACGGCGTTGTCGATACTGTACGGCGCGGACGTGCTGGTCGATATGGCACCGCAGTTCTCCGGGCCTGGAGGAACGTTGCCGAGTGCGCAGACTTGGTACGTCTGGCTGGACTGTTCTTACAGCGTGGGGGCGGCGACCACTGGCAAGTTCTACGTGACGACTACGGCTCCGACCAGCGCGAATGCGGTGAAGATCGCTCGCATCAACATGCCGAACGGGGTGATGAGTATTCTGACCAGCTACATCGACTGGTCCACCACGTACCGCACGGTGGCGCATGTGGATCGGCCGCTATTGATCGCGAAGGCCGTGACGAAGTCGGTCTCCACCAACAAGTTCCAACTCTCGGGCAAGGTGTATCTGCCTGCTGGCACGGCCAACTGGGCGACGCGGGATTTCTATATCAATCTGCTGGGCGGATTGGGTCTGACCCGTTGGGCCTATGCAGGGGACGACGGGGCGCTGATCTGGGTTAAGAACGTGTGGGCGGACAGCGGCCTATCGGTTGGGATCGCGTCCGATTCCGAGGGGTTTATTGAAGATCCTTGGATCGAGCTGGACGTCTCGCAGACGACGGATCCAACTCCTCCGATGTGTTATGTGCGGTACTGGACGCGAGGGACGATGCGCGACCTCGTACTGGACGACCAGATCAAGGCGGACTGGATGCCGCACGATCATGCGGCCTATGTGGCAGCGCGGGCGAAGGCGGGGTCACCGACGGCATTGACCAGTGGGACGGTGCAGTCGCAGATCGAGGCGTTGCTGACGGCTGTCAATGAGCGCATCAGTGAGCTGGCACCCGAGAGTGCTCCAGCAAATCCTGTGTTGCTGTGGAGGTCGCACAACATCGCCAGCGACGCTCTGGTAACGGGCACGACGATCAGCATCTACTGGGGCACCAACCTGGGCTTTGCGGTCATCGTGGGCGGGTACATCTCAGGGGGCAACGCGGTACGAGCGCTGGTCAGCCCGGGGGATACGATGGTCCTGCTGCGCCTGCACGGGAACCTGGGGGCGGGGCCGGAGCTGCTGTCGAGTCCGGCGGTGGCGGGGGCCACGCGCGCTTGGAACATCGTGACCGACTGGACGGCGGGGCTGTACACGACGGATTTCTTTGGGGTGCCGCTGTTCACGATGCCTGCGCTGCTGGTGCAGCTCCTCAGTGTGACCCTGGGGATCACCCTGGACAGCTCGCCCCTGTTGCTCACCAATCATCAGAGCTACATTGCGGGGAATCAGCCGGGATCTGTCGGGCTGGACGCCTACTGCCGCCTGTTTGAATCCGTTGGCACGGATGCGAAGATGCGCCTGTACTACGGCGACCATTCGTTCTGGCTGACGTTCAATGCAGAGTGGGTGTCCGGGTCGCCCTCCAAATGGTACGAAGACGACAATACGAAAGATGCGCTGGCGGTGGGTGTGTACCTCACGGGTAGCAATCCCGTGTTTGCGATTCGGAAGAAGTTCAATGCCAACTTCGGATCGGGGTGGACGACGGCGGAGTGGGATTCGGTCTTTCGGCAGGGCGCGCAGCCCCCGTCATCGATCCCGGGCTATGCGACGCGGACGTTCGTGCCCATGGTCGCAGTCGGAGAGTACGTGGACATCTGCCGGTGGATGGTGTGCATTCCCCCATATCCGGAACCGCATCCTCCATTGATGTCAGCGTTCGGGTACATATGTGTGAACTATCATGCGTACTTGACGACGACGCCGAACTTCACCGTGATCGAAGACCCGCCCGAGGGGTCCACTGGGACATGGGTCGTCAATCCCATGGTCGTACTGGCCGATGAGATTGGGGCGTACATATCAGGGGCGGCTGCGTTTGATGCTTCGCTCTCAAGTACAGCCTATGGGAGATTGTACATCTACAACGATTGACGAGGGAAACATGGGATTGAAGCGCATTTCGGAGCAACACGTTATCGCCACCTGTGTGCTGTGCAGCACGGCGAACAGTTATGCTTTGGCGGATCTGCGGGCGGGGCAGCGCATGGTGATCTTCCCTCGATGTCCGGCGTGCCAGAAGGGGACGTTGCAGGGGCACCTCTCGACGGGTCCGATCACACAGGTGGGTCGGGCGGGGCAGATGCAGTCGTGGATCCGTGCCTTGCACCAGAAGCTGGTCGCCGCTGGACAGTTAGTCGACGGGGTGACGCTGGAATCCATCCCCAGCGGCATGTATGACGGGGCCGTCACATGGCCTGTTGGTGACGAGGTTGTCGAGGCGATGACGGGATCACAGGCGTTGGAAGGCGACGAGTAGGCGAACCTGGGTTCGCGTGCAAGGGACGTGACATGACGGACGAGTCCGGCAGCGGCTTCTTCGGCAGGGGGTACTGGGGGCGGCGCGTGCTGTGGGAGAACGTCCCGGTACAGCATCGCAACCTCGACGTGAACGGATACCTCCAGCGACTCTTGCAGGCGTATGGGGACACATTGGAGTCGTTCATAGCGCAGATCGCGGCGCTCCCGTTTCAGCGAGATCCATTTGATGCCAGGGCGGAAGAAAACCAAGAAGAGTGGTTTTACGTCACGGCGGCAGAGCGCTACACGGACCCGGTACGAGGGGCGGTGACGCGTTTGATCGGAGAGCGAGATCCGTCGGAGAGTCCGGGCGCGGAGAATCCTTCCATGCCGGGACCGTTGGAGCGATATCCGTGGGATCCATACGAGCCGATACAGCGGATTGCCAGATGGTGGAAGTCCATCATTCCGACTGTGGACGAGGCGACTGGGACAGAGGATCCGACCGAGTACGCGGTGGCGATGGTGCGGGCTCGCAACTTCGACGCGGGAGATCTGTACGACGTGGATCGGTCCCTTGGGAACGAGGTATGGGTGGAGGGTGGAGACCTGACGTTGCCGATGTCCTTGCCCGCTGGCTGGCTCGTGTATGGCCCAACGATGCCGGGTGTGCCTGTGGGGTTAGGGGACGGAACTGGGACGCCATCTGTGGCCATCCCTGGGCTTCACACGCGGTTTGAGCAGGGGGACGGCACGGTGGCTGGCGCGTGTGTAGTGCTGGACGTGCCGACTCCGACTGTTTTGAGGCTGTACGACAAGCCTGATGCGCCTGCGACGCTTGAGACCGGGGTGTTGTACCGCGAGGATCCGTTGGTTCCTGGATCGCTGGATCTTGTGAATCCGCTTGGTACGGTGGACTACTTCGGCGGCACTGTGGCCATTGATTTGTCGTCTCTTGTTTTGGCGTCGCACATACAGGGTGTCATTCGGGCGTTCTGGCAGGCGCGAGGGGTTTACTTGAGGTTTCTTCCTCCTCGCGTGTTGGACGTGCTTGCCAAGGACTACGGCTTTGAGAACGACAGGAACGATCCCGAGGACAGGCAGCGGGTGGCGATTGCGCATTTGCACCAATATTACGGTGTGAAAGGCGCGCAAGAAGCGTATCGAATTCGTGGAGAAATCAGCCTGTTCAAGGTCGAGGTGCAATCCTTGTGGCACGTCTGCGATGCCGACTTGATCCTGGCGCTGCCAGAGGAGCACAGGTTTGAGTATGGCGGTCTGTTTTATTCGGATTTGACCCCGGTCATGCTGACCTTTGACGACATCGTGGCGGACGAGGAATACTACGATCCTGACGCGGCGGATTGGGTGACACTGCTGGACCGCGCGTTGCTGTATCAGTCTGATTCCTTCATGAGTGGCATGTCTCCGGCGTTGGCCTATGCGGTGGACGTGACGCAGGGGTATGAAGGGCCTGTGTCGTCTACGAATCCGGCTTTACGTGGCGCGGCCACGGTGGATAGCAGTACGCCATTGACGGCGGCCGAGGCGTTGGCGATGGGATTGCCAGGTGGCCATCGCGTGGTTGTTAGGATGTTGCGCTGCCAGGCGGACGCCTTCAACTTTCGCAAGACGGCCTTTGGGCTTACGGAGTACGACGCGTCGGAGTCTGAGCCACCGCTGTTGTCGGACCCAGTTTTTTGGATCGACCGAGAGGAGATTCCGTGGACGTTTGACGTGGCGGGATCGACACCGGAAGAGGACATCGGCCTTTGGACGATCATCATCGGCGTTGGGCTGGACGGGTCTGGGGATCCGCTTCCTGGTCCCGTGGTAGGCGGTGACGTGGCGGTGCGCTACGCGCCTGGAATGTCGATTAGTTGTTGTTGGTGCCCGAGCTATCGAGTGCGCGTGAGAATCGAGCCGTGGGAAGCACCAGACGGGACGTTCCCGGCCTACGCGCATTACGAGACGGACGCGGCGATGCAGGCGGCTGTAGATCGTCTCAAGGGAAAGATTCTCGACCAGCTTTTGCCGATCCATGTGCGCGTGGCCGAGTGGGTTGTCACCACTGAGTGGTCGGTGTTCATGGGTGGAATTCATGGCGGTGTGACGAGAACGTGGGACATCGTTGGCGAGTTTGCTGGGATGTCTGCTCGTGACGTGGTGCGTGTGACGTTGGAGCAGCGTGGGGATTTGTTGGCGGTTGGAAAGACGCAGGAGATCTGGGCGCATATGTTACCGGCCGACGTGGCGTTGGTTCCTGCCGTGAATACTGGTTCTGTGCAGAGTGGGTACGCCGATCCAGACACTTGGTATCCGGTGGCAGGCTGGGAAGATGTGGATGTCACGGATTCGGTGGCTAGCTCGCCTGCGGATCATGATTTGCGGTTGAAGGCTAGCGCGGATGGGAGCGTAACCTACGGTGACGTTCGGTGGACATTCCGAGTGACACGTAGCACGCTGGGGTAGAAACAGGAGGTCAGAATGGCGTTCGGGTTCATCGGCAAGCTCACTGAGGCGATCATGAACGGGCCGGAGGGCGCGGACAGCGCGAGCATGTCGATCTTGGGGATCGATTCGACTGACCCAAAGGGCAGCACGGTGATTTTGCCGGAGCGGACGTTTCAGTTCTGGCCGGAGAGCATCCAGGACAGCATCGAGATCGGGTGGCAGTTCAAGGACATTCCGGGCGGCTCGCATGCGCTGGCGCAATGGGGAAGTAACAACGGTCGCACGATCAGTTTCGAGGTTAGGCTGCACCGCTTCATGAAGCCGGTGGACGACCGCACCATCTTTGAGAAGATTATGGACCCGATTGGGCTGACGACGCCGGGCCAGCAGTATCTGAAGGACATGCGTCCGCACAACGTGGATATCGAATCTGAAATCCGCTACCTGCGAGCGTTCTGCTACCCGAGCTACGCTGTGGACAATGTGTCCGGTAGCACGGTTTCGTATTCACCTCCGGTGGCTATGCTGTGCGTGCCTGGAGTTGGTCTGAACGAGTTGGGAAGCCACACCATCATGGCCGTGATGACGGGATGTGATGTGACCTATAATCTGTTGTTTCCAAATGGGAAGCCGCGCAATGCTACGGTGGCGCTCACGTTCAAGCAGATCGTCCAGAAGGCTGATGTTGGCGTGATGTGGAGGGGGATTGGCAAGGACGCGGCCATCAATGGGTACAAGCACCGCATACCGGACATCGGCTACAATGTAAACGCCTACACGGCGGGCAATGCCAAGAGTGCCAAGGAGCCCTGGACGGGCGCTGGAGGAGTGCTCAACAAGATTGACACGAAGGGGACGACCTGATGGGCATCAAGGCACAGCCGACGCATGCATCGCACGCGAACCCAGGTTCGTCTACGCCTCCAATATCGCCGGACGCACAGGCGCTCACGATGGATGACGCGCTGGTCATGGTGATCTTCCCGCAGGCGACGTGGGATGCTGTTTTGCAGTTGGCGAAGGAGTTGAACGTCGCGCCGGCCGAGGCGTTAGGTGCGGCGATCAAGCTGCTTCGGGCGCGTGTAGACGAGGAGACTGGTCACGGATGATGGTGACGCACCGCTGGACCGGGACCAGGCGTCGCGGTCGGGCAGGAAGAGGGCCTCGTGGTTGCAGTTGCTCGCTTTGGGTTTGGCGCTAGCTCCGAGACCGTTCATGTGGCGTGTCTCTCGACCGACGCTGTGGGGGACGTGGTGGCGTTACGGGACACGGCGACGGTGACGGGGCGCTGGCGTGTGCAGCGGGCGGATCCGACGGACGTGACCAAGATGCCTGGGATCGGGGTGCTCCTGCGCAAGGTGACGCCGACGACGGGGATCATGCAGCGGGCGGGCAGCGTGCGCGGGGTGTACGCGGGGCTACTGTTTGCGACGAATTACTGGGTGGGGATAGACGGGCGACCAACGGTCATTCTGCCAGTTCCTGATACCGGTGAGGGCATAATCGTGCAGCGTTTTGGTATTCCGGTGGCGACAGACGTGCTATTTTTAACGGGCGAAGTGGGACCGCTGACGAAGCGGTTGGGCTAAGAGCTGGAAAGTTGTGGGCACAATGGTTGACATCGAAAGGATCAGGAAGATGGCGAAAAAAGTGCGAAAAGTTGAAGAGGTGATAGCGATTGATGTGCCGCAGTTCTATCCGCCGCCGCTCGATGGTTTGACTGGCAAGATGGCGGAGGCGGCACAGCCGGACAACGGGACGATGGCGTTGACGGAGTTGGAGATGGTGCAGTTGATGCTGCACGAGCAGCGGGTGGAGATGAACCGCGTCCAGGGCGAAAAGTTCGCGTTGCAAGAGCAGCTCCTGAACTTGGAGTATATTAAGAATCGAGACACGCTGCGCCTGCGCCAACGGGAGTGCATTGGGTCGATGGAGCGCGCGAAGGACGACTACAATAAGGTTCGAGCGACAGTACAGACGCGACTTGGCGTGAATTTGGATCAGTACACGGTGAACGAGGCGGGGCAGCTCCAGGCGGCCCCGCAGATAGACAACTAGGACGCCCAGCGCCGAACGGGATCGGCGGGGCCAGTGAACACGGAGGAGACTAATGACAGAGCGCAAGTTCATGTTCATGAACCCCGACTACGGCTACCACGAGGAGTCGGATCCCACCAGTGACACGATCAGCCTCGCCGGGTTGACCATGGGTGGCAACATCGGGATGGGGTCGCACACCATCACAGGGTTGCTGGACCCCCTGAACGCGCAGGAGGCCGCGACCAAGGCGTATGTGGACAACGTCGCCAGCGGGCTCATGTGGAAGCCCCCGGTGCTGGTCCTCAACATGGTCGACGACTCCGACATGGGCGGGATCGCCGATCCGACCGGCATGGTCAAGGGGGACTGCTACGTCGTGAACGGATGGTTGACGGGCGGGTTCACGGACGGCGACATCGTCGAGTATAGCGGCACGGCGTGGGTCTTGATCCAGGCCGCGACGGTGGATGAGCCCGCCAACGGCACGCGCGTGGTGGTCAAGGCCACGGGCGCAGCGGGATCGTTCGCAACGCACGCCAACAAGATCGGCACGTACAACGCCACGCTGAACACGTGGTCGTTTGAGGTTCCGCTGGATGGCTGGGCCGCGCTGGTGAACGGGGACGGCGGCGTGTGGAGCGATACGGCGTGGACCTACAACGGGTCGGCCTGGGTGCAGTTCAGCGGCACTGGCCAGATCAACGCGGGCGCGGGCCTCACCAAGACCGGCAACACGCTGGACGTGGGCAAGGGCGACGGCATCGCGGTGGGATCGGACGACATCGCCATCGACCTCGCCGCGTCGAACCCCGGCTTGCAACTCACCGGCACCAGCCCGAACAAGAAGCTGGCGGTGCTGGCGGACGGCGCGCACGGCGTGATCGTGGGCGCCACGGGCGTGGAGATCGAGATCGACGCCACCCCGGGCACCCTGAAGGTGGACGCGGACGGCCTCGGGGTCACGGGTCTGCCCTCGCTATTCACCATCAACGACGGCGCGGTGTCGGCCAACGTCACAGCGGGCAACCTCAACACCCTCACGGCGGGCAGCAGCTCCAACGCGGACAGTTTGCATACGCACTCGGTGGCGGAGGCGCAGCGGGTCGAGGCGACGCATCTGAACAACGCGGCGGTCACGGCGGGGCGTGCGGTGCGCTGGAGTGGCGTGGACAGCGAGGTGATCCACGCGGACAACGCGGCTGCGGCCAACTGTCGCGCCATCGGCGTGGCGCGCACGGGCGGCGCGGCCAACCCCGGCACGTCAGAGGTAGTCAAGATCGGCGTCTGCACAGCCGTGCTGAGCGGCGCGACGGTGAACACCCCCTACTTCCTGGGCACCAACGGCGCGCTGGTCCTGCTGGCGAGCGTACCGAATCCGGGCCAGATCGTGCGCATGGGCTACGCGGTCAATGCAACGGATATTGACGTAGCCATCCAAGACTATGGAAAAAAATTGTGATCCAAGCCACCGTAATCATTAGATAATAACACAAACTGCGCATTGACATTCTCATAGTGGATCTGGGGTGACGCGAACCCAGGTTCGCCTGCGCCTCGGTGCATAACGCCGCGCATAGCGATCCATAAAAGCAAAAACCTATGCGTGGGTTATGGCGGGGATTGATCCGGTGGGGGCGAGCGGGTACAAGAGTGGCGGCGTCGTCGGTGGCCAATTGACCCTCCCCCCCCGTCATGGTCGCTGGCGGCGCTTTTCCTTCTTCAGTTGGCGGCGGGTAGTGCTATCCTGTCCCCATGGTCGACCGCACGCAGGCAATAAAATGGGAGTCTCCGGCGCATGGCGGGACCGAGGAAGACCTCACCCCGGCGGAGATCGACGTCCACGAGGACTTCCTGGACTGTCGGGGCGTCTCGATCCAGAACGACACCTCGGACGATGAGGTCGTGCTGGTTTCGCGGGATGTCGATGGCAACCTGACCTTTAAGGATGCCGTCGTCACGGATCCGATGACGCTGAAGACATTGGCCAGCGGCGGACTCGGTCTGGCGTACTGGCGCGAGTGGATCTATGCGGACGAGCTGGCCTGGGTGCATCCCACCTATCAGTTCATCATTGCGGAGCAGTTGACGTTAGAAGGCGAGTTTAGGATCGAGGGTCGGGCGTTCATTCTGTAGGAGGTGATCGTGGGCGAACTGAACATTTCCAAGTCGGACACGCATGCGACCCCAAGTGCGGGATTCCAGAAGCTCTACCCCAAGACGGACGGGTACTGGTACACAAAGAAGGACAATGGAGCCGAGGAGTCGCTGCTCACGGCGCACAGTCCGACCCATGCGTCAGGGGGATCAGATGAGCTATTGCATCAGTCATTGGATGGTGCGGGAACGAACACGCACGCCCAGATCGATTCGCATATTGGGTCGACGAGCAATCCGCACGTCGTGACCAAGACGCAGGTGAGTTTGGGGAACGTGACCGACGACGCCCAGTTGAAGCGGGCGGCGGGGGACTTCGCGACGTTCACAGAGAAGACGCCCCTAGCGATGGCGGACATCCTCCTGGTCGAGGACAGCGCGGCAGCGGGAGCCAAGAAGAAGGCGACCTTGACGACGCTGGCGGCAGCGATGCTGCCGGTGTTCGGAAGCGAGTTTTCGCAGGCGGCTTCAGAGGGGGAATCCACGCACACGTTGAACACCTACCAGCAGAAGGTGCGATTGACGACGCCCTCGTTGAGTGCGGGCGTGTATCGGATCGGGTGGCACAACGAGACGCGGTGCAGTTCGGTGGCGGCGGACATCTACTACCGGGTGCAGCTCGATGACTCGACGGATCTGTGCGAGGTGAACAACGAGATCGGGGACATCACGAACTACCTGTCAGGGGCGGGGTTTGCCCATGTGACGCTGAGCGCAGGTGTGCATACCATCGACATGGACTACCGCAACGAGACGGCGACCAACACGGTATACATCCGGCGAGCGCGTCTCGAATTGTGGAAGGTCAGCAACTAGGATGGGCGAGTACCGCTACAGCGTGGCCTCCAAGTGCGACGTCGGCGCGTTGGATGTAGCGATCCGGGCCTCGTCGGTGTTCACAGCGGGGACGCTGATCGGGGTAACGTTGAACTGTGACGTGGGGTTGAGTGGCGTCCTTATCGTGATGTTCACCACGACGCTTTCGGAGAGTCAGGAAGTGGTCTTGCGTCGGTTGGTGGCGCGGACGGGGTCGCAGTATGCGGCCTACCGGCAGTGGTGTGCGGTGTGCAACCAGTGGTTCGAGGAGGTCTCGGACGGACAGCCGGTGTACTGCACGCGCTGCGGATCGCCCTACCTGGTGGACTACCCCTATGGACAGTACGTGTGGTCCGAGGCCAGCGACCGTATGAAGCGGTGGGCAGAGGTGGAGTTCTTCGTGTCCTACGGGCGGCGGCTGGCCGTCGTGCCTGCGGGGGGCGTGGAGTTGACGGACATCACCGTGGAGAACTGTTCGCCGCCAGTCATACTGGAGGTGCGACGGGATGGCGTGCGTTGTGCCGTCCAGGTGGGCACCAACAATGCGATGTGGGAGGATACCGTGGTGCGGTTCTCCTGGAAGGTGGTCCCATGAGCATGATCCTGGCGAGTCAGTTGGGTCTGGTGGAGATGTTGCGCACGGATACGGTATCGGCGCACCCCTGGAATCGACCGGACGAGTGGCAGTTGAAGCCGAGTGGGGGATGGGTGAATCCGCCCACGGACTATGACTCGACGTGGGAGCTGAAGCCGGTGGCGGGCGAGGTGTTCGTGGTCACGGCCTGCCAGATCCAGATGTCGGCGGACGCGATGGTGGCGGCGGCGAATGCGATGCAGGTGCATGTCACTATTCAGACGCCGATTGCGCCAATTCTTGTGACGCAATTCATCCACGCGGATGAGTTCTTGAACCGGGCGTCGGAGGTCAACTACTATCCGGTGAGCGGGATCACGGCGGGGTCGGAGGTCACGCGCCCGTTCTATCGCACGGTCATCCCGTTCGCGGCCAAGATCTTTCTGTGGAGCACGGCGGGGATCGATCCGGGCACAGGGCAGCCTCGGGTGGACCGGCTGGGGAACGTGAAGCTGCGGAGTATGACGGCCAAGGTCGCCAACCACCGGCCCTACGCGGATCCGAATGCGGCGGTCTTGCAGACGGCGTGGAGTCGGTACTTTGTGGACGTGTACAGAGACCCAGACTACGCAGTCTGAGGTGGATTGGTAAATTCTCTGAATGGAAGACGTGCGAATCATTTTGACGGCTTCAAGGACGCCATTTGGGTCGATCATCCGGTGGATTACCAAGAGCCAGGTCTCGCACTGCATGGTGGAGTTCCCGGTCTGGGGGCGGCGCATGGTAACTGAGGCGCAAGTTGGTGGCGTGCGGATCATCCCTTCGACAAAAGCTCGTCGTCGTGTTGTGGTCGAGTATCGCTGTCGCTTTCCCTCTCGTACCGGGCTGGCGGCGATCTCGGACGAGGCTGGGGAGAAGTACGACTACGGCGGGTTGTTCGTGATCGGTTGGGCGATCATTGCTGCGAAATGGCTGCGGATTTCTGTGAAGCGGTGGCGTTGGAAATCGAGCGCCATCAAGTGCTCTGAGCTGGTCGTCATTTTCTTGCAGGCGTCCAGGGTGACGGGTGCGGAGCTGCTTCCCATGGAGATGACAACCCCGGAGGACATCCGTAGTTTTTGCCAAGAGCAGAAGGCGTATTTCGAGGAGGTCATCAAGGGGAACGATGCCAAATCCGGGCTCATACCCTGACGCGAACCTGGGTTCGCCTGGTATCGCTGAAGCCTCGAAAACGGAATAGTTATTGGATATTCGTCTGGCATTATTCAAAATCTCGGGGTCAAAAAAAACAGCCTGGATATATATGCGAAATCATAAGTCCGCGCAAAGCGTGTCATAAAGTGCATAACTTACGCGTGCGGTTTGCACGGGATCGCTGGTGTGATAGAAGGGGATTAGCCCACGCTGCCATCGTCTTGACCCTCCCCGTTTTGGTTGGTGGCAGCGTGGGGTGTCATCCTTGCCGCTCTAGATCTGGCGTGATACCATCAAAACCATGGTAGATTGCGTCCATGCGCATCTCGTGGGAGTGCGCCGATTTTGGCATGGCGATGATCGATCCTGCGGGAAAGACCACATGGAGCCGGTATTTTGTGGACGTATACCGCGAACCAGATCATGAGATCTGAGAATCCCGTTCCATATCTGCGCTGGCCGGATGTGCGCATTGTTTTTGTGAGTACGTCGGGGGTTTTCGCGTCGATAACGCGATGGGCAGCGAGTAGCCCGGTAAACCATGTCTATCTTGAGGTGCCTGTTTGGGGGCGGCGCATGGTATGCGATGCGACGATGAGGCATGGCGTGCGGTTGATGCCACATGCCCCGTTTGGAGTGCGTGTCATTTCCACGTATCGCTGTCATTTTGACACCACCCCTGGGATCTACTTGTTGATGGATCAATTGGGGCGTCCTTACGACAACTGCGGCCGGTTTGGAACCGCGTGGATGCGTTTGGCATGGAGGTGGCTCAGGCTGAAGATGAAGAACTGGCGTTGGAACACGCGTGCTATTAAGAGTTCTGAGTTGTCGGTATTGTTCATCAAGGCATGTGATGTTCGATCCACGAGTCTCGTTCCAGATCGCACGGATTTAGTGGATATGTTAGGTTGGTGTCAGGCTCGGCCTGGATGGTTCGAGCGGGTTCAGGGAGCGCCGCCCCATTTGGCGCAGCGGGAGCGACGATGACGACATGGTTGCACAAGACGCAGGCGTGGGTCGAGCGCTACTGGCAGTGGGTTGTAGCGGGGTTGGGGGCTGGGGCGGCACTTGTGGCGACATTGGTGGTTCGACGAAAGAGCCATAAAGATCCAGAGCCCGTGGTGCCGGAGGTGGTAGTCGATCCTAGCCCGGCGTTGGGACCGTTGGCGGACATCGGCCCGCAGGTGGAAGCGATTGAGGCCGTGGTGCGGGATGAGGCGGCGCATGATGCCGTTGAAACGAAGGAGGCCCACGATGCGATTAACGCTGCTGATAGCATTTCTGCTGTCACTGATATTCTGTATGGCCGCACCAAGTCGAGCGACGTCCCTGCCTCCACGTCCGACGGTGGAGCTGCCCCTACCGATGGGGTTCGAGGAAAAAACAAGCGGCGGTGAGGCGCAGTGTTTTTTGCTTCCCGAGTGGAAGGAGATGGCGCACATCGTTGTGGACTATCGGTTGTTGATGGCGTGGGCGGGCCAGGCGGAGGTGTTGTACGCTACGGCGAGTATTAGCAAATCGACGGCAGAGGCGACGGCGAAGGTGGCATTGGCGTCTCAGCAGGCGGCCGTATTGAGAGAGAAGGCATCGCGGGAGAAGGCGGAAAAGGAGCGTAAGAAGTCGCAACGGCGGGGATGGTTAGCGGCAAGTTTTGGATTAGCGGCTATCGTACTTGGTGGCGTTGTGGTTGTCGTTGTAGCGGGGAAATAGCATGATCCTGTTGCGTCCAGATCCGGTTGATGTTGCGCTCCAGATCCTTGCGACTGGCCTGGACGGTGCGCCTAAACTGGACGTGGTAAGTGGCACGGTGCGCGTGTATCGGGTGACGGGAGCGGGAGAGGTGGAGATTTTCCCGGTAACGGCGTTGGCGAACGTGGCTGGCACGAGCACATGGAGATTGTTGTGGACATCTGCCACGCTGGTAGTTGGGCAGTACGTCGCGGAGTATCGGTTAGTTGACCTCTATGGCCAGGAGTGCGTGGCTCAAGAGGATGTCGTGGTGCATGATTTGGCGTTGCAGGCGGACCTTGCGTTGGTGCGGCAGGTGGAGACAGGGCGCTGGCGCATTGTAGCCAACCAGATGATTTTCTTTGGTGATGATGGAATTACGCCGATCCTGACGTTCAACTTGAAGAACGAGTCGGGTATTCCGGCGATGGACGAGGTGTTCGAGCGGGTGCCAGTATGATTGGCCAGAGGATCATCACGCGTGGGATGGGTCGAGAGCAGCAGCTTCTTTGCACGCGTGGATATGGCAGGTTGCGGGCTCGTATTCGTGAGGTCATTCGGCTTTGTGGTTGTATAGCGCAGCAGATTTGGATTAGGTCGCCATGGAAGCCGACCGAATAGCAGTTGTTTCACGGTTTTCTGGGTTTCGCATCGAACTCGTTTCGCGGCCTGGGCAGCGGATCACGATGACTTCTCGTTCGACGAGACGATTGGATGTACAATCGCCATTTGGGACTCAGATCCGCGTAGCGTCTGCCCTATCACTGGAGGAGCTTCGATGAGCGTGTGTCAAACAGGGTGTGGAAGCAGCAAATACTATGTGGGAGACGTTGGAACCGAGTTGATTGTCGATGTGTGTGTGGACATCACGACGGCGGTGGCGTCAAAGCTGTACGTCATGAAGCCTGGGGCAACCTTGGCGGTGGAGTGGGCGGCGGGAGTGTATCAGACGCAGTACCTACGGTACGTGATCCAGGCAGGCGACTTGAGCGTGCCTGGGGAGTTCAAGGTGCAGGCGTGGGTGCAGCTCCCGAGCGGGTCGTGGCGCGGGGACGTGGGCACGTTTCGTGTGTATCCGCCTTTCGCCTAATTTATAGATGGCAGCCATCGGCGGTGCTACGCTGAAGGTTGCAGACGCAGAGAACAACACCAAACAGGAGGACACTATGGGTTACGAGAAGCTGAGCCAGTCGGTGGTCACGGATCAGGAAGCGCAGTTTGCCGGGGACGTCGAGGCCACGTTCTTCGAGATGCCGTACCTGGCCGGGCTCCCTCCAGTTGCGCCGGACAAGAGCACGACACGCCTGTACACGGACACGGCTGGGCACACCAAGCTGCGGAATGCAGCGGGGGCGGTGCTGGACCTGACGGCTGGCGCGCTGGCAGGGTCGGACGCGCGGTCGCTGTCGGAGGTGCTCTTGGCGGTTGCAGCCACGACGACCAAGCGGGTTTTTCGGGCGCTGACCGATGGTGCGATCCGTGAGGTGGCGGCAGAGATCGGGACCGTGGCGGCGGCGGCCGAGTCGCTCTCCATCGACATTCTCATCGCTGGCGTTTCCGCGCTGACCGCTCCCATCGTCATTGACAGCACGGTGCTCATCAACACCCCGGTGGAGGGATTGATCGATGCGACATCCAACGAGTACGTGGTGGGCGATTTGATCACGGTGTCATTTGCCTATACGGCAGGCGGCGGCCCAACCCCCATGGCAAACGCCATTGTTGGGATTGGCGTACAGAGCGCGTGATTGTAGGCGATGTTTGACTACCAGGCGCGTGTGGTGTCGGTCATCGACGAGTACATGGTGGAATTGGCGGTTGATCTCGGGCTAGGAGTCACGAAGACAGACCGTTTTTTCCTGTTTGGAGTCGATTTGTCTGTGAGTCACATGGCATATCCGCAACACAGGCAACGTGCCAGGACTCGATTGCGTGAGATCCTCAACCAGACCATAAACGGCAAGGTGTATGTCCTCACGGTGCGCAATCCACATGACCCATATGGAAGCTATCTAGCGCGCATTCTGGTGCCTACTCAGAGTGGAGTATGGGATGTAGGGGCAATGCTTGTTGACGAGTGCCTAGCGCGTCCTAGCGCGTCCTAACGATGTGAAAAGATAGATCCGCCTTTCGCCATCGTGCTACAAAGTAAGAATTGGAGGTACGACATGCCAGGACGCGACGTGAATCCACGATTTATGCAGCGGTGTGTGGCAGATGTGACGGCGACTGGCAAAGAGCTTGGGTCGGCCTTCGCAATCTGTACGGCGCAATCCCAGAAGTCTGGCTACACTAAAAAGGGCTCGTCCAAGATGACCGGCAAGGGTGCCGCGAGGGAACGAGCTTTCAAGAATGCGCCGGATATGGACCAGAAGAATGCAGATTACGAGCGTGCGGTGCAGGCCGGGCGCAAGCAGGAGGAGACCAGCATGCGGAGTATGATTCGACAACTCGAAGAGGGCTCACAGGGTCGTCCACGCCATCGTGAGATCTTGTCTGAGATCAAGGCGATGGAGTTGGAAGTGCAACGCATGGCGGAGCGCATCTCGGAGGACGGCGACGAGAAGCTGGCCGGGTATGCCATGGAGGCCGCTGGCATGCTGGGCAAGGCATGGGTGCGCATGGCCTTCTTCGTGAAGAGCGCCGCTGGAAAGACGATCCGATCCGAGGAGACGGATGCGGACGATGGCGTGCTGGACGAGCGATTCGGTCGTCGTCAATCCTACAGCCGAGATCCCTACCTCACGAAGGCGAAGGTCGCAGGGACCGACGCCAAGGGCCTGGCCTACAAGAAGGGCGACGAGGTCATGATCTACAAGGACGGGACCACGTATGCCGGGGCCAACAAGGACCAGGCGTGGCGGGATTTCCAGGCGGCCAAGGATGATGAAGCCTTCATGGGTGGCGGGTACTGAGATCTGACGCGAACCCAGGTTCGCCTATTGACGAGGCACACGATGGCAGAAAAATTGGACCATGGCGTTGTCAACCTGCCGCTCGACAAGCGCGGGGGTGGGAGCCTGGACGCGCAGATCGACCGCTTCAAAGCTGGGCAGCAGCGGGATGCCAAGGCAGCGGCCAAGGACAAGCACGCGAGATCCGTGGAGGCTAAGGACTTCGTGGACAACATGGACGACGCGCAGCTTCGGCGACTGGCAGAGAAATCAGGGATGACGGTGGTGCAGGCGCGCAAGAAGCTGCTGAGCATGGCGCGTTTTGAACCGGACAAGGTGCTGCGGCTCAAGGCTGCACAACCCACGGAGGAGACGATGCGGAGCTTGATCCGGCAACTGGAAGAGGGGGCTGTTTGGCAAAAAGACAGCGCAGGGAAATATGAACGACTGCCACCTGGAGAAGCGCGGGCTGATGATATTCGATCACGCCTACGTGTGATGAGTGACAAGGCGGCATCTCAGAAGGCACGCGACAATTTTGATCGGTTGATGCGTGGCATGGCAAAGAAGCCCGCCGCACGGAAACATGCTTTCATAGACAATATCGAACGCGTTTTCGATAGCTTCCTTGGTGACAAGGGATTCAGAGCAGACAAGGACGCGGTTGCACGCTCCAAGGCTGCTGATAATGGGTCAGATGCTATGGTGGACATGAAGACGGGCGAGCACATGTCACAGAAGCAAATAGACCAGCGAGATGCGCGAGCTAAGCAGGCTGCCAAGGAGCGAGAGGCAGATGCGGAGAAACGACAGGAAACAGAACGGAAGAAAGAGTTGATGGCCGGTGGTGGTCACGTCGGCGGGAAGAAGATCTTCTCTGGCGAGAAGGCGTCATTGGATAAGCTCAAGGCTGGTGGACCGGTGAGAAAGGGCGTGGACGCGGGTGGCGAGGGGACGATGCCAGGGCCAGAGGGCGAGGTGGAGGGCAAGTGGGTGACGGTGCGTGGAAAGCGAATGTTCTTTCCGAACGATCCCGGGGAGGGCGTGCCCGAGGGTCCGTGGGGTGGTGCGCCATGGCGTCCCGGCTGGACTGGCAAGGGCGGGGATTGGCGGAAGGGACGCGGTGTTCCTAAACAAAAGGGGCAGATGAGTCTCTTTGGCAAAAACGAGGACATGCAGTCGCTATTCCAACGCCTGGAAGAGGAAGCCGGTCGGTCTAAAGAGATCGCGGACGAGATTTTGCGGCAGTTGGGCGGGCGGCGCTTCCTGGTAATGACGGGCGCGAGGAACCTGCTGGCGTTTGACACGCTGGACGCGGAGCGGAAGTGGCCTGGCTTGCAGGTGCAGTTTCCACATGGGAACGCCAAGGTGATGCGGATCGCGTTGGCACCGGACGACACCTATGTGATCCAGTTCATGACGCGGGCGGGGCGAATAACCAAGGAGATGGACGACATCTACTCGGAGGTGCTCCAGCGCGTGGTGTCGGACTACACGGGCTTGGCCCTGAGCCTGTAAGGAGATCCCATGGGACGATTGGCGATCCTGTCCGAGGCGATCATGCAGGTGGCGCGGCCCCCGGCGATCCCGGAGGATGCGCCCTATCGGCAGGCGCTGGCGCTCCTGCGGGACGGGCGCATGCCGAACGGGGGCACCTGGCGGGACGGCCCGCCGCCGCTGTTCGTGCGGCTGGGCGGGGCGGACACCTGCGTGGTGGTGCGCATGGGCCAGGAGGCGGTGGACGATACGCTCGGGCGGGGCACTCGCTACACGGGGCGCTTCGCGGTGCGCCCGGCGCGGGGCACGAGCGCGGGCGTGAGCATCGATCCGAGCGCGACGGAGGCGTTCATGTCGCAGGCGCTGGCGGCGCCCTGTGACGACCACCTGGCGCTGGAGCGGCTGGGGGCGGCGATGCGCGTGGTGGCCGAGGAGCGGGAGGAGGCGATACGCGGGGCGATCCGGTCGCTGTTCTGGGAGGACGGGCTGTGGCGCTTCGTGGGGTGGCCGCAGCGGGATCGCTGGGTGCTGAGCGACCTGTCGGTGGGGCGGATCGACCTGGGCGAGGCGCTGGTGGATGAGAATCGCGGCGAGAGCTGGGTGGCGAAGCGCTGGGAGGCGTGGGTGCCGCTGACGGTAGACATTGAGGCGATGCTACGGAGGCGAGCATGAAGAAGCAGGACAAGGCAGCGGGGACGGCGAGGAGTGGCCAGGACATGCTCCGGAAGGGCCTGGAGACCTGGCTGGCGCGACACCCGGTGTTTGTGGAGGTGCGAGTGACGGGGGCGGAGCCGGAGGCGCTGGTGGGGCCCCTGGAGACGGTGGGCGAGCAGATGGACGCGCTGAAGGCGGCGGCGCCCGAGGCGCGGTTCGAGCTGGTGGGGTTCGGGTCGGCGCTGTCGGCGGAAGAGGCCCCGGAGGGGGAGGAGGGCGAGGCTGAGGGTGAGGGCCAGGAGGAGGCCGTGGCGCAGTCGTCGATCTGGGCGGCGCGGGGCGCAGGGCAATAGGCGAAGGATCAGGTCGCAAACCAAGGAGGCATAGATGCCGCTATCCGTTTCAACGCAGGTCTCCCCGGTAGGGAGCAAACTGATCGCGCAGACCAGTGTGGGCTCGACACCGGACAACAACGTCACGGGCGCAGCGGGCACGCTGTACATGGTGGACGTGGACAACACGGCCAACACGGTGGACCCGGCGTATTTGAAGGTCTACAGCGACGCTGCGCCGGTCGTGGGGACCACGCCGCCGGACCTCGTGTTTTTGGTCGGCGTGAACAAGCGGCGGGCGTTCGTGGTGCCAGAGGGCTGGTCCTTCACGGCGCTGTCGTTTGCGTGTGTGACGGCGGGCGGCACGGCAGGCGTGACAGCCCCGACGAGCCCGGTTGTGGTCAGGATGGTGGCGTCGTGACGAAAAGGATAATCCGATGACCCAGAAGATTCAAATTGGACAAGCGCGAGCCGTCCTCATGCCGAAGGGAATGCAGTGGTTCGGTATGCAGCAAGCCATTGAGTACATTCCTGCCGAGCGGGCAGACTTGGAGAAAGAGGCTGAGCAGGTGCGCAAGGAGGTGTATGGCGATCCGCCTTTTGGTGCGCCATCCAATTTGCGCATTCGCATCCCTCATTTTTCCGCTCCGGCAGACGGGCTGACGGGCGGGAAACGGCGTGTCGGTGAGGTGGCTTTGGCGCACGGCGGACTTCTGGTTTTATCCCCTGTCGAGGAGTTCTCGCGGAGCAAGCTGGAAGAGATTGCGTATGTGATGAAGCAGGGGAAGGATTCCAACGGACGGCCTGCACGCTTCGCGGTCCTGCTTGGCGTGCAACCTGAGACGTTGACTCTACCAACGGGTCGGGCTCGGGTAGAGAAGGCATTGGCGCTTTTTGGGACGACGTTGTCGGAGCAAAACAACAGCAACGGAATGATGACGATGCGTGGTCTGATTCGTCGATTGGAAGAGAGTGATCGGGGAACAAAGGCTGCGTTGACTCGGCTGACCAGGGAGAATGAGAAGTATGACAAGGAACAGGTGTTTGTGGCTCAGTCGGTTTTGGACATGTTGGTCCAGATCGTAAAGCGGTCTAAGACCAGCGAGTACAACAAGCTCCAGTTCAGCGATATGGATGCGCAGAAGCAATACGACGCGGGATGGAAGCATGTTCGCAAGGCGGTGTCATCCTTCAAGGAAGCGGTTACTAACGAAGAGTTGGATAGAGGCGGGATCGACGATGGAATGTTCGCCTTGCGTGATGCCGTGATGGCTTTTCAAAAGGTTTCTCTTTTGCTCCTTCGTGACCTCAGCGTTGATTCTCCAAGGAACTTGATCAAGGGGATCATCGACGAGATCCAGTCGGCTAGAGAGATGTTCAAGATCACGAGTGGATTTTGAATGATGCACGCCAGTAGATGATCAATACGCGAACCTGGGTTCGCTAGGAGGACAGGATGACGAGGATGCGGTCATTGATCGAGCGGTTGGAAGAGGCCAAGACGATGAAGGACAAGCCGGAGCCCTACAAGATTGGACAGCGGTTCCAGTTCAAGGTGGGGGACCGCGTGATCTGTAATGGGTATCCCGGCGAAGTGGAGCGTGTTGTCAAGGAGCGTGGCAGCGTCGAGGTGCGTCTGGAGCGTGGGCATGTGGAAGTGCCCGCTTCCTATCCTGATTGCTACCCAGACAAGGATGGATCTGACCTGTCAAGGTCGGACGTGAAGAGCGTAGGGGAACCGAAGAAAGAGGACGAGCCTGCGCCGCGTGGGCGCAACCTGCCAGACTCATGGAGAATCACGCAGATGTTCCGTGTGGGCAAGGATCGTTATCAGGTGCGGACTTCCTGGAAGGGGATACCGTGGGATGAGCGTGAACAGGTAAATCTCGTGAATGACATGCGCGGCGAGCTGTGGCAGCAGCTACGCACGGGGCATTCGCGGTTGCAGTCGATGGGATCCGACCTGTGGGTTCTGCCATAGCTCTCAACGCCTTGTAGGAGCGTTGACATGAATGTGACGACGCTGTGGCAGCAGTGGCGGAACGAGCTTCTATTGTAGTGGAAGCGTAAAGAATGGACAGTCATGCGACAGATCTTGAAGACATTGGAAGAGAAGATGGATCAGGACGAGGCCAAACCGGCTGAGCGTTCCGATGTGGACGCGATTATGCGTGCGATCAACGAGTGGGCGAAGCAACACCTCGATCCTGACATTCTCGTTTATCCTGTTCAGGGATCACTCTACCTGTCGTTAAGAGGTACGGGTAAGTCGTCACAGCAGCGCCTACTCGCGGCGAAGAAGCAGTTGGAGAGCCATATTCTTCAGCAGTACAAGCATCGCCGGTGGACGCACGCGAAAAGTCGTGGGGACAAGATGTGGTATTATTACTACGGAAATAACCCCGAGGGCGTGAAGGTGGGGATGGAGATCACGTTGACGCCGGAGGAGAAATTTGCGGTCTTGAGTGGCGGGTGGAAAGACATCCAAGGAGATGCCATTCACCGAGGGTGAGTTTGAGTGGATTCCCTGGGGAGCCAGGAGAGGAGTGCGCTGAAATGAATGTGACGACCGACTTCGTGGGGCGGCACCTGATCGTGGACGCATCGACGTACAACCGGCGGAACCTGACGTCCACGGACACCATCTTTTCGCTGTTCGAGTCCCTGGCTCGCAACCTGGACATGACCTTGATTATCCCGCCCATCGTATGTCGGTATCCGTTTGCGAACAGCGAGCTGGAGAACTTCTGCCACAGCGTGGAGCGCGATCTTGAGAAGCAGGTGCCGCAGCCGGACCTGGCCTCGATCCGCACCATGCGGCAGTTTTTAGCGCGGCGGCAGGTGGAGGAGAGCGGGGTCACGGGGATCAGCGTGTGGGCGGAGTCGCATTGCGCGATCCATACCTGGGACGCGGACAACTATTTCGCGTTCGACGCCTTCTCGTGCAAGGACTACGCGCCCAAGGACGCCCTGCGGCTGCTGCTGAACCACTTTGATGTGGAGACGCTGAACTGCATCAACCTGATCCGGCACCAGCGGAGCGTGCCGACGCTGACGAACTTCCAGGTCAACACGAACTGGGACGTGCTGGTGCAGGGGGTCAAGATCGGGGAACTCGATACGGTGGACTTCGATAGGATGGTGGCGCAGTGAGACATGTGGCAGCGAGATGATTCGATACCGAGATTATTCCGATGTCGACATCGAGCGCATCAGGCGGTTCCTGCGTCTGATCGTGGCGTTCCAGTCGTACTCCAACTACCACGCTATGGATCGAATGCGGGTCGTGGAGGCATGGCGGGATCTGCCAGAGGACTTCCGGTCGTACATCGCGACGCCAAACGTGGCGCGGCTGGAGCGCTCGTCGGATGGGATTGCGGTCAAGGAAAAGCCGGTGCTGTCGTTTAAGCGGGGGAGCGCGGGGACGTTCTTTGGCTCGCGGGTATTCTCGGGCAAATTCCTGGAGACGTATCTAGGCACCATCGACACGGTGCGGCTGGCGGCGCTGGTGACGCGGCTCACACGGTCGGGACTGTACGACGAGATCGACCGGCACGGGGATGCGATACCGTTCGAGATCCATGACAACGAGGATGAGGTGCTGGTGCTGCTTCCGCAGTGGAAGGGCGTGGTCGTGGACAGCCAAGGGGCAAAGTGGAAACGACAGGCACGTCAGTACGTGCAGGATGCGAATGAGGAGTATGCCATGTCGAGCATGAGAGCGTTGTTCGAGAAGTACGAGTATCGCGGGTCCGTTGCGGTTCCAGACGCCCAGCACGTTGCGGCGGCGAACAAGAGAGAAGCGGATAGGGCAGCGGATCGCAAGCGGCGCGAGGCGGATCCGAACGATCCGAGGAACAAGCGCATCGCAGCCATCGAGGCCAACCAGACGGAGTGGATCAAGGTGGATGGCGAGGACGTGTTGGCGGTGCCAAATCCGAAGAGCCTGCTCATGGCCATTCCGGCTACGGGGAAGAAATCCTCGAAGATGTTCCTCGTGACGACGCGCCAGCCCCCGCGTTCGGTATTGGTCCAGTTGGACAAGACCGAGGTGAACGGGTGGTTGGTCAAGGCGTTCGTCGATGGCAACGAGGAAGCGATCATCCGCAACGCGAAGTAGGTGGCCCATGACTATGCGATCTGTGATCCGACGGCTGGAAGAGGCCACGGACGCGCCTTTGGCGACGATCACGGTGCGGGTGGTGGACGGCGCGCAGGCGCGGGCGCAGGACCAGTCGTTCGCGGTAGGCGGCCACCACGAGGTGTACCCGTGGATTCCACAGGACGAGGTCTGGATCGAGCGTGGGTCGGCCGGGCCGGATCGCACGGCGATCCTTGTCCACGAGCTGGTGGAGTGGGCGTTGATGCGGTGGGACGGGCTGGCCTACGACCGGGCGCACCAACTGGCCAACGCGGCGGAGGAGGCGGTACGGCTGCGGGTCGGGGTGAAGGACGGGGAGACGAGATCTGCTCCGGCGGGCCTGCCTGGGGGAGAGGGTAAGTGATGCGACAGCTCATCCGACGCTTGGAAGAGGCGGCTCCGGCTCCTGGATCCAAGGAGTGGCTGGCAGGGGTCAAGAAGTGGTGGGGGCAGTGGGTGAAGGATGCCGAGCGCGTTTCCAAGATCCGTGATCCGAAGGATCGCAAGACGGTGCTCGCGTGGTTTGCCGATGGAGAGAAGCGCATTGAGGCGTTGAAGGATGCTTTGGTTCGTGCTCCTGGGTTTTTGACGATTCATGATCTGGCCACGTCTGCGATGGACAAAATCAGTGGATTAGGAATGGGCAGCTCAGCGCTCAAGCTGCCAGCTAAGGTGATGGGGATTCCATTGTCGCAGGCACCTGAGATGAAGGTTCTTCCGTACCTAGAGACCGCGTTGAAGCGATTGCGTGTGTATGCGCGTGCGGAAGAGTCGTGGTTCCAGCGGGACTATCCTATGACGCCAGCGGATTTACGAGCGCAGGCGATGATGGGAGGTGCGTCGAGGGATATGTATGGGAGGCATGGTGACTTGAATTCTTGGCAGGCTGGAGTGGAGTCGTTAGACGAGGCGGTGGCTGAAATTGACCGCGATATGCAGTCTGTGTTTCGGACGTTTACGCAGATTGCGAAGAATACTTTGAAGGACGTTGAGCGGGACATGGAGAAGTCTGTTCCGTTGGAATACAGCATAGGAAGAGTCAAGGTGATTACAGATCCGGGGTCGGCATCTGACCTGATGAAGTCTGCGATGGCAGCGCAGGGGACATCTGGTCAGCATGGTGTCGATGTGCAGTTATCGCGGATGGTATTGAATGGCTTGCAGATGGCGCAGCGGATATTGCAGCAACGAGGGTTCGGTGATCTATGGTATGGAAATGTGTACGTGCTTTCTGAGTACCAGGGCAATGAATCTACTAAACGGAAGACGAAAGAGCATTTCAAGTCTAGTGGTCATTACAAGATCGGTGGCGATAACGTTGTGATCAATCCTGGCCATCACTGGCAGGAAAGTGACGTCATTGGCTTGATGGTACACGAGTTGGCTCATCGTTATTGGTTCAAGAATATGAAGGCAGGTGCTCGGGCTCGGTTCGCGGCATGGTTTGACCCGCGTGGCAAGGAGCAGCAAGATGCGGAAGGTCCGAAGTTCGACTATGTTCCTGCCCCCACGTCATACGCGGCTGAAGAGCCAGCGGAGGAGTTCGCTGAGACTTTTGCGGCGTATGTGATGGGGAGCTACAAAGGAATCTCTCTGACGGGTCCGCAGAAGGCGCGGTTCGAGGCATTGGCCCTGGGACGTGCGGCTCAGAGCGAAGACGATGACGGGGACTTTGGGGCGTTCCTATGGAGTATCCAAGATGCGTAGCTTGATCCGACGGCTGGAAGAAGCTTCTCCGGCCATGGGCTCGAAGGAGTGGCTGGCTGGCGTCAAGAAGTGGTGGAATCAGTGGGTTGAAGACGCTGATCGGATTTCAAAAATTCGAGATCAACAGGATCGTCGGAAGGTTCGGGCGTGGTTTGTCGATGGCGAGAAGCGTTTGAACATGCTTGTGGACGTTTTAGTACGTCGGGCGAATCTCGTAACAGCGCCAGCACTGGCGAGTATTACGACGGGGGACGACAATCGAGAGTACAAAGATGGAGTGGGGCGTTTGAAGGTGCCGCGTTCATATAGTGTGCTTGGATTCAAGGTTAAGCCTGAGCCAGGGGATTTAGTGCATTCGCACTTGCAGGCGGCTTTGGATTCATTGGGCAATGTGCAGGATCATGAGCAGGATCGCTGGGTAGACATGCAAAGACGCCCGGATGAGAGGGATTGGGGGACGACGGGCGATTTAGACTATTGGCAAGCTTACTTGGAGATTATGCCGCATAACATTTCTGGAGTTGATGCGGACGTGCAGGCGGCGATGCGTAAGTTTGCAATGCAAATGAAGTCGGAACCTAATCGGGAGAGCGTCATAAACGACGCAATTCCGTTGGATTATGATTTGGGTGGCATGAAAGTGCTTACCAACCCTGGGTCATTGAGTAGTCTGTATTCTGCTGTCACTGGTGATGAGCAGGACGATATGGAAAATGCGATGGTGGATGCTGCCACGTCGAAGGAGGTTCGTGCCGGGTTGATGCTGGCACAGAGAGCATTGGAACAGAGTGGTTTTGGTAAGGTTTGGCATGGAAAAATCTATGTGTTGCCACCTCGTCTGGCGGCTACTTTTACGAAAGCTAAGACCAGGCAGTCATTCTTGTCTGGCGGTCATTACGATAACAGCAAAGATATTGTTGTTATAAATCCAAGGCATAACTGGAAGGCAACGACCATCTCCGAGATCGTGGTACACGAACTAGGGCATCGCTACTGGTATAGATTCATGAAGGCGGGCGCGAGGGCGCGATTTGCGGCATGGTTCGACCCACGCACCAAGGCGGAACAAGATCGAGCTGGAGCGAAGTCCGAGTATGTGCCAGCTCCTACGTCATATGGCGCGGAGAGTCCGGTCGAGGAGTTTGCAGAGACCTTCGCAGTCTACGTGTTGGGAAAATACGAGGGCATAACGCTGACGGGGCCGCAGAAGGCGAGGTTCGAAGCGTTGGCCCTTGGACGCGCAGCTCAGAGTGAGGACGAGGACGGGCCTTCTAGGGCGTTTCTAGGGAGTACAAAAGATGCGTAGCTTGATCCGACGTCTGGAAGAGAACGTTCCATTCAATTCGGACGAGATCGATGTAGTCTGGAAGATGTTTGATCGTCAGATCGGAGATCGGTCGGCGTTTCTGTACGTCTACCAGCATAATTGGCGACGTGAAAAGGTGGGTGAAAAGTGGTTTTCCTTTAACGATCCGAAGGAGAGGGCGGCGGTGGAGGGGCTCAAAATAGTGGACCGTAAAGAGGTCCAGGAGCCTGGATATAAGCGCTTGCGGAAGTATGTGTTGGTGGACTATGGCCCTCCGAGTCATGCACCGTATCTGGACGCTGGTCACCAGGATAGCCGCCTTTCTACGGGGATTGATGATGAGTCCAAGAGGGATTTTTGGGAGGCCAGAAAGGGGATACGAGCGCCGGAGATCCAGACGTTTGCTGACGATTTATACCGTGAGGTTGGTCTGAAGCCGGGAGTTGTCATTGATGTTGGCGTCTTTGGGGCGTTTCATATGCACATGGCATGGGTTAGGAGTCCGCGCCAGAAGAGCAAGGAGCCGTTCCCGAAGTTTTTTGCGATGTGCTTGGTCTATGTTGCGGATGCGGACGAGGCACAGTGGCATGGGCTAGACGGGATGATGCGGACGTTTCGCTTCGATTATCATATGGCCAACCGGGGTGAGTTTTCGTGGTGGACGACGTCGCGCATTGGAAAAGAGATTATCGCCAAGTATGAGAAGATGCGGAAGATCGATGCGAAGCGTGCGGACGAGATGTGGAAAAAATATGGCGCGGACCGTCCAGAGCCTAAGAAGTAGGGCGACGAACCAGGTGGGTAATCCACCAGAAAACCAATCGAAGAGGTGATTTCATGACCGAGCAGTACAAGGCGTTGAACTATGCGGACGGCATGCGCGGGCTGCTGCGGTCCCTGGAGGAAGCCCTCACGGGGCGCTACACGTTCGTGTTCAAGCCGGTGAAACGTGGCAATGGATCGTTTGACCCGGACAAGACGCTGATCGCGCACCCCACCAAGAAGGTGAGCGTAGAGATCTATTACTACGAGAAGCCGGATCGGTGGAGCGCGACGATCTTCGATGGGGATGCCGAGGAGGAGTTCACACCGGACTACATCGTGGGCGGCCAGGCGTTCGCCAAGGGGCTCACGCAATCCGAGGCGGAAGAGGCGGCGATTGAGATCACGTTGAAGTACCTGGGGGACAAGCGGCGTCGTGGATAGGTGGTATGCTGAGAACGCGCACACGCATGTTGTCGCGTCAAAGGGAGGAAGATCATAATGAGATCTCTGTTGCGATCTTTGGAAGAGAGCGTTTCGAAGGGACTCTATGAGTCCGAATTCGAGCCGGTGAAGGGTTATAAAAAAACCGGATCGAAAGGTCCAGACAAGAGGCTGGTTGCACAGCTTACCCCGGCTGTCAGAGTAGAGATCGAATATAGCGAGAAATCTGGGTGGTCGGCTTGGACGCTCTTCGACACAGATGCCGATGAGGATTCCAACCACGACTACATCGTAGGTGGCGGGACGTTTCGTCGTGGGACAACGCAGGATACAGCGGAAGAAATAGCGTTAAGGAGCGGTTTCCAGCATGTGAAAGAGAAGCGACAAAAGGGATAGCCGATCCGATCACAACCGCAGGTGTCCCAGATTCCCCGTGAGCAGTAGGATGAGCAAGATGAGCAGGATGATGCCCAGTGGCGACCAGCCGAGGGCATGCCCCTGGATCCCGCCGAAGAGGGCCACGACGATCAGGACGATCAGGACGACGAGCAGTATCGACATGCTGTGCTCCTTTCAACCTGCTTTGTAACAGTGTAGCACGCGAACCCGGGTTCGTGGGGGATCACCAATCGGCGGCGGCCATCGCTGGGGTGGCGAACGATCTTTTGTGATAAAGTGGGGGGATGAAAACGTTGACCTTGAAGACGCGTCCACCCAAGAGCCCACCGGAGAATTGCGGCAGCGGAAGCGGAGAGTGTACCGATTTCTTTCTACGCATTACTGAGACGATGGAGGCGATCCGTGAGGAACAGCGGACTCTACGTCGAAGTGTACTGGCCATGGAGGGGAGGTTGGCGACCTTGGAGGTACAGGGCCAAAAGCTGGGACATCAAATCCGGCAGTCGGACATGATCTCTCGTCAAGCTCCCATTATGCAGGAACGTGCGGTAGAGAAGTTGCCCCCACGGTCGGGTGCGCCGTTTATAGGGATTGTGATCGGTGTTTCGATAGTGGTTGTTATCGTGCTTTCTGCTTGGATCTGGCTGTTCAATGGGTTCTAAAAAACATGGAAGTTGACGAACCATTTGCTATCGGTTAGGTTTGGCGAGCGATGCCTGGCATGATGTTGGGCTGATACACAAGGAATCAGGTGAAGTCATGAGTGACGAGAGCACTGGAGAGAAGGCGGCCAAGGCTGCGGCAGCGGGTGCGGCGGGCGCAGCGGCGGGGTACGGCGTGGTTGCGGCCACGGGAATGACAGCGGTTGGTATGATGGGCGGTGGCGCGGGTATTGGTGCGGCGGCTGGGCCGGTTGGGGCGGCAGCCGGGGCCTTGTTTGGCCTGGCGAGTTACGGTCTCTATCGGTTGTTCGACAGCGATTGAGAGGTCACGGATGGCGCGACGTTTGAAGCATGTGCAGACAGATCAGTTGGACATCTTTGCACCTGCACCGCCTCCTCCAAAGCCGATTGTGACGGTGCCGCAGGAAGTTGTGCAGGAGCCACCTAAACCTGAACCATTGCCCATTCGTGCGGCGTTGCCAGAGTCGATGTTGAACGTGGCTGTTGAGGTTGTAATTCCAGATGTGACAATAGATCCACCTATTGAGACAGTTGCAGATGTGGATTCTGTAGCGAGTAGTGCTGAGGCCGTGATAGCGATGGCTATCGCACGGTGGGAGACCTTAGTTCACTTGTGGGAGGGTGGTACGCCAGAGGTGTGTTCCCCCTACGTTGGGAACGCGGAAGGAAATCGCCCGTGGAAGGCGCGTTGGATGTCTACTGCCGATGCCGAGCGCGTGCTTGCGATGGCTCAGTACACATTGCATTGCCATCACGAGGGGCCGTTTCCGGGAGGTGGAGGACCACGTCGTGCGAAGGTTTGGAGGCGTGCCGACTCGGACAAGAGGACGTTTGCGGCTCCACTGGCAGTGGTCGCCGTCGAGTTGGGCGTGCCAGAGCTGTTAGATTCCATCGCCGTGGCCCGTCGGAATCCTGTTCCTTGACACGTTGACGAACACACGCCAGCGGTTAAATTAAGGGCAGATTCCTGGCGTTGATGCCAGGTGAGGTGGACCAAGGAGAAACACATGGAAATCAGGAACGAAGCGGATGCGCGGGCATGGGTAGCGGATTGGCGGAAAAACGGCGGACTTCGGATCGGCATTCTGAAGGCGGCGATGGACGGGATGTGTACGTGTGTTGGGCTGACCTACAAGACGCCGGACACGCAAGCGGAGTACCAGGCGGCTATGGTCTACCTGGAAGGTGTGTTGGCCGAGCTGGAGATACAGAGGGAGCAGGCGGCGCGTGATTACGAGCGCATGGAAGAGGCGAGACAGGACTTGGCTGAGGCCCGGATGGACCGGATCTCGAACGGGTATCGCCACTGGTAGGAGAGGAACGTCATGAGAGATCCATTTGAAGGCGTGATTCAGCCGGGCCAGTCGGGCTGGTACTGGCACGAGGGCCGCGTGATCGAGGTGGTGCGGCATGAGGACGGGACGTTGTGGGTGTTCTGGCGGGTCGAGGGGAAGGATCCCCGGTTGGACTTCCCGACCGGCCCCCGGTGCGTGGAGCCCGAGGAAGACAAGGCCCGCAGGGATCTCAATACGAAGCTACAAGGACTGCTGCAACAGAGCGAACAGGACAAAAACATTGCAGAGTTGCGGGTCCGGCTCAGGACGACGGCTCAAGTGCTTATCGAAGCTGTTGGAGCCGAGGGACCGTGCGATGCGGAAGACGCGGCGGCTCGTGCCGTTGAGCATCTTGAAAAGATGACGGAAGCGCGGGATGCGCTAGCGGCCAAGGCCAGGCGGTGGCAGGAGGAGTACGATCATCTCAAGGGGCTGTGGAATGAGGCGGCTACCGTAGCCAGGAAGAATTGCCCGACTGCGCTTGGCGAGGACTATCTCATACATGGCGTGCCTCGGCTGGCGTCGCTACTGAAGGATGCGCAGATCGAGAACGAGCGGCTCCAGGGGAAGCTAGATGCGGAGAAGGCTTACTACGCCTGCCTCCAGGGGGAGTTCAATCGGGCGGTGGCGTTGGCGCAGGAGCACTGTCCCAAGCCGGAGTTGGGGCAGTCCTGGTTGATGGCGGGCATCCCCTTGTTGGCCCAGCGGGCGGCGGCGCTAGAGGCCGAGGTTGAGCGGCTCAAGGCCCACACCTGGAAGCAGGAGCGAGCAGCGATTGTGGCGTGGCTAAGAAATGATAAACGCGGCATGAGAACATGGGCAGGGTGTATCGAGCGCGGTGAGCACTGGCCCACGGAGGGAGGGGAGAAGCCATGAGCACAATAGATAGAAACGACCTGGGGAAGATAGTCGCACTCGCATTGATGTTCATTGCAGTTGTATTTTCTATGGGAGTCCTTGTTCACGATCTCGCTTCGGCAAATACGGATAACCAGGCTCTTAAGCTAGAAGTAGATCAGCTAAACCAAGATTTAGTGGACTGCAATATCAATCTGCGTGGTGCACTGCTGCCCAAGGAGGAGCCATGACCGAAGTCGATGATTTGCGAAAAGAGAACGATGTCCTTGAGGCCGAGGTAGAGCGGCTCAAGACGCACACCTGGGAGCAGGAGCGAGCGGCGATTGTGGCGTGGCTAACAAAAAGGTATGAAAACACTAGTTATTTAGAGGTAGTGCGCATTGTAACAAAACAGTTCGCAGAAATGATAGAGCGCGGCGAGCACTGGCCCACGGAGGAAGGAAAACTATGACACCAGAACAGCGAGTGGCGTATGTCAATGCGCAGGTGGCGGCGGCGTTGATCGAGATGGAGGCCATGAAGGCGGCGAACAGGGAGCGGGAGGCGCACGGGTACGCCCTGGCGTGGGACGAGGGGGCGTTCATGAGTTTGATCTCGAAGTACGGGTTGGACGGGAACACGATTATCAAGCTGTTTCAAGACTGATCGGAGGAACTATGAAGAAGATAATGACGCCAGAGGATGTATTGTTTGTGCCAGACAAGGTTGAGTCCCATAATCTTGTATCTTTTGTAGCAGGTCGTGCAAAGAGCATGGGGAATTCATATGCGTCAAAAAGAGGCAGCAATGGAGATCTAAACGAGTCAATTTTAGGCGAAATTTCTTATGCGTATGCAGAGGGATGGTGCAGGTCACTTGATAGATTACAGCTCGCCATATCCGACTATTACAACAAAGACAAACGCGGGAAGATGATCCTTCACGGGACTTTGCAGGAACTTATGTCAGTGCGCGAGTCGGTCAAGAAGTCCAACGTTGGCATAGCGATTGAGATCGGGATCAATGAGGATGAGCCATGAGCGAGCCAGCGGGGTGTGTGTGGTTGGAGCAGGACGGCGAGGAGATGTGGCTACATATGACCACGGCGACCGGGAAAGAGGCCAGCATGTACCTGGGGGCACGTCGCGCCGAGGACAAGCTGACGCGCCTGTGGAGGATCATGGCCGAGCTGGCCACAGCAAAGGCCGTGCTGCCCATCGTGAGTGATGGTCCGGTCTTCGAGTCGTTCAAGGTTGAAGAGGTGGCGGAGGTGGAGTCTGCGGGCCGCGTGGTGCAGGGCGACGCTACGGAAGAGCTGTTTGATGAGGTCAATTTCGGGCAGCCGAGATGGTACTGGGATCACGACCAGGTGGTGCAGGTCATCCGCGAGAGTTCTGGCGCGTTGTCGTGTACGTTGCCGGGGGATCGGGACGGGGAGTTGCCCACGGGACCGCGTTGCCTGGAGCCCGAAGAGGTGGAGGCACTACGGGCGGACAATGAACGCCTGCGGAAGGAGGTCCAAGCATTGCAAAACAAGATGACTTTCTGGCACCTGGCCCACGCGCGGATGCTGAGGTCGGAGCCATGAAACAAGTACCCTTGCTACCGATGATGTTGGTGGTGTTCGTTCTCGGCAGCGTGGTCCTGGGCGCAGTATGTGGAAAGTGGGTACGGGCGGCGGACGATGAGGCTGCGGCGTTAAAGGAGATTGTGTCCGATCTGGAGCAAGATCTAGTGGATTGTCAGATTCAGTTGCGGGGTGCGATGCTGGAATCGGACAAGCGCAAACAGGGTGCTCTCGGCGCAGCTAACATGGTGAAGGGTGAAGATGTGTATCTCCGATGTCCCGATGGAGAGCGATGCAGTCGCATCTTTCTGGATGCGGAGAACCGCGTGCAGATCGAGCCATACACGGAGGAACCATGAGCGAATGTGAGATCGAAAAAGACGGGGAGTATGTCGGGCGGTATGAGTGCGCGACGCATGGCGTTTGGTATTGCGACTCGGACACAAAGCCCAAGGAGTCGTGTCCCGTCGGCGAGGCCGAAGAGGGATTGCGGCGCGAGGTCGCGCGGCTCACCAAGATGCTGGAGGTGTGTTCCGTTGCGCATGGCCATAACGTGGAACTCAAGACCGAGGTCGAGCGGCTCAAGGGCGAGACCTACTGCGCGTACTGCGGGGAGCGGTTCCCCTTGGACGCACCGGACGCGACGGTGAAGATCGGGGCGCACATCGGGACGTGTCCCAAACATCCGATGCGAGTTGTGGAAGCGGAGAGAGATGAGCTGAAGCGCGAGGTGGCGCAGTTGCATGCCGAGATCTTCGGGTTGAAGCCGTTTGTGTATCAGGCTGAGGAGTTGCAAGCCGAGCTGAGGAAGATCCGGGAGGCGGTCGCCGAAGGAGCGCCCTTCTTGTTCTTGCCGGAGTAGCCATGAGCACGTCCATGGCGGCCTACTTTAAGCTGTTAACCGAACACGACTGGACCTATCAGCACGCAGACGAATTCCGCGCATGGGTGAAGGGTGCGGAGGAGCGACGCCGACTTGAGTATCTAGCCTTGGGTAGTGAACAACGAGCGGCCCTCTACATAGCGTTCCGGGACTTCCACGCGGGGCTCAAGACGCAGCTCCCTACCTGCCCAGAGGAGGAGACATGACGACGGAAGAACAGGCGTGTACGCGATCTAGCCTGCTGGCGGCGGTGACCAAGGTGGTGGACGTCCTGCACCTGACAGATCCCTACGCGATCCCGCCCATTGCGGTGGAGGCCGTGTACTTTCGTTTGGGGGACGCGGTGCAGTGGCCGCCAAGCCAAGGAGAAGTGCGTCACGCCATAGCGCTACGGATCGCGGAGATCCACCCGAGTAATCCAGTTGCGGCACACCTGCCGTTTTAGTCGTGAGGATGGGGGAAATAAAAAAAGCGACGCGCCAAGCTCAGTGTGGGGGGGACACCGGGGGTGCTCGGCGCATCGCAGGGGAAAAAGCTATCATCGCTTTTATCGAAAATCAAATTGAATTTGCGACGCGAACCCGGGTTCGTGTCGATTTTACCATGTGCAACGTCTTCGATATTTTATATGTGGTATTTAGCAACAGGTGATGTCTTTTGTAATTTCATGGAGTTACAGTACGATGTCGCTATTTGCTTGACACGACATTTGGATCAGGGCACATGGGGGGAGGCGAGCGCAGCGAGACGGGGGGCAGGCGCGGATCCGAAGCTCTGAACGAAGCCGTCACCAACCCCGAATCCCCACATGCTTTTTTGATGTCTGAATCTTCAGAGCTGCGATTCACCGCCCCCCGGAAGGGGGGACGGCGCTGACCGCAGGGAAGCGCCGGGGGGGATCGATGGTTCTTGGGTTTAAGTAGAGATCCATTCAAAAAAACAGGTATCGGAAAAAACCAACAAAAGTCCACTAGTTAGGTACACATTTAAATAGGCACAGATAACCGTTTGTCAACAGTTGAGTTTTGTTGACAAACGACATGCGTTTTTCGGTTTGGCGCGTTTTGATCGGTTGACAAACGTGCATGAGCAGATCAACGTGTGGCTGGTTTTCGTGGCAGGCGAACCTGGGTTCGTGTCTGTGGGTATTTGGAGTTGATGCGGTTCGTGGTGAGCCGTGTGGATTGATGGCTGAACAGATGGAGGTGATCGATGGAAGAGAGTCAGTTGGTACAGGCGTTTGAGTTTGAGAACAGAACGGTACGGGTGGAGCTATTCGATGGAAACCCCTGGTGGGTAGCCAAGGACGTGATGTCAGCGTTAGGGTATGCGGAGAGTAGCGATGCCGCGAATATCACGGCCAAGGTTCCCGATGAGTGGAAGGGGACGAAGCCGTTTCGTACCCCTGGCGGGGTACAGGAAATCATTGCTCTTTCCGAGCAGGGACTCTACTTCTTCGTAGCGCGCAGCGATAAGCCAGCGGCGGTCCCGTTTCAGAAGTGGATCGCCAGTGAAGTGTTGCCACAGATTCGGAAGACGGGTCGGTACAGTGATTCGAAGACCCCGGTCGAGTCTCTTTTGGACGCTGTGCAGAACCTCGTGGATCACGAGCGTCGTATGCGGGAGCTGGAAGCCGAGCACTTTCGGGTTAGGTCTGCCCAGCAGGTCATTGCGAAGCGAGTAGGTGACTTGGCACGTCGTGCGGCAGAGGGTGCTGCGATGATCCTAGCGCCACCGGAGCAGGCTGAGGAGCTGGCAGTGGAGCCTGTCAAGGAGCCGGTAGTGGAGCCTCCCGTGCTTGGTGTGTGTGAGGTGTCATTGAGGGAGCGTATTAATCAGATTGTCCAGAGGTACATTGATGCTCGCGGGCTCAGCAATGAGGAAGCAGGGATGGTCTGGAGTAAATTGTATAGTGAGTTTCGAACGCGGCATGGAATCGATCTAGTTCGAAGGGCTAAGAACCGAGGACACAAGGTTTCTGGGTTAGATATCGTCGAGGAATTAGACAGAGTGAAATATCCGGGATCTTTTTCGGATCTTTACATTGTGTCTCGTGATTTGTACGGATTTCGTGCAGATTCCAAGTAATCAGCAGCGGATTTTCGCATGTGCGTTTGATACTGGTGAATCTCCATGTGGCGGATTGTGATTCGTGAGGATTTCTTGCTGATTTTAACGAATTAGCAACGGATTTCTATATGTGATTTTGCTGTTGTGGTAGGGTTCTAAATCGGTCGGTTACCCAACGGTGCCTCGGCGCAATGGTGCGCCGGGGCTTTTTATTTTACGGGGTAGTTTCGTGGCATTAGACGAAGTGGAATTGATCGGTTGAACAACCTTGTTGGCAGGTGATATAGAAGCGTGGGCAAAAAAAAGGCCGTCCAGTGAGGCAAACCGGACGGCCTAAAACGAAAGGACGTGACGTGCATGGATAGCAATGGAACCAGTTTGAGGCAAGAGGGAACGAACAAGGGCAGTGCGAAACTGGCGGAGCGGATCGTCGATACGTTGAATCTGGGGCAGTACGGCGTCACGTACCGTGTGGAGGACGGCCAGCGCTGGTGGAACCTGCGGGAGCTGTTGCAGCATCTCGGGTACACTACCTACTATAGGCCGCCGCATGTGGAGGGAGATCACAAGCGGTTCTTCGTCGTCGAGACGAACAGAGGGGAGAAGTTCTGTCTTCACCTGTCTGACTCGGGCATCATCCAGTTCTTGGCGCGGTCGGACAAGGTGAGCGCTCGATCCCTCCGGGACCAGATCGTGGCAGCCCAGGTGGTCTTTCCGCAGACACCATCCGAGCCCATTCGGCAGGTGACTCCGAGACCAGTACCACAGGAGACCGCTGAACCAGTAGCGCCACGGACAGCCGCATCCGCGAAGGTTCTCGATCCCGTCGATTTCCATGGGCAGCGGTTGACTATCGTGGATCGGGAGGGGGAACCCTATGTGGCGATGCGGTATATTGTCGAGGGGATGGGGTTGGACTGGAAGGCTCAGCATGCGAAGTTGACCAGCAACAATAGTCGTTTCTGCGTGGTAATGATTCGGATGAAGCCTTGGGGGGATTCGCAAGTGCGCGAAGTTACGTGCATTCCATTGCGAAAGCTGGCCGGATGGCTGTTCACCTTGCAACCGTCTCGGATCAACCTGTTCGTCGCCGACAAGGTGCGGAGGTACCAGGACGAGTGCGAGGGTGTACTCCAGTCGGCCTGGTCTCGATATGTTGCGAAACAGACACCTGTGAGCAACGACGCCTCAACAACACTGCAATCATTGTCGTTTGAGGACCATCCAGTGCGGATTCAGATGATCGATGGAGAACCGTGGTGGGTGGCGAAGGATGTCGCGGAGATGCTGGGGTATATCTGGAATGGAACCGAGTGCATCAAACACGTTCCTGAAAAATGGAGGGGGGTCAGATCCGTCCTGACCCCCTCTGGAAACCAACAAATGGCTTTGTTATCCGAGCAGGGGCTGTACTGGTTCCTGGCGCGTTCCGATAAACCGGCCGCGTTGCCCTTCCAGGAATGGGTTGCAGGGGACGTGATCCCATCCATCCGGCGCACGGGGCGCTACAGTGCGATCCCAGAAGATCCAACGAGGATAGGGTTACCGGATTTCACTGATCCCATCGCAGCGGCGGAGGGGTGGTTGGCCGAGGCCAAGGGTCGGCGCAAGGCTGAGATCGAGGCACGAGCGGCCAAGGAACGGGCGCACCTCCTCGCGGCCAAGCTGGTGGAGGACGCCCCATTGGTGGACTTCGCGGAGCGCATGGAGGCGTCCCCAACGACGCATCTGGTTGGGGCCGTGGCCAAGATGATCCAGCAGGGCACGGGGCTGTCGATGGGGCAGAACCGGCTGTTCGAGTGGTTGCGCGAGAACCGCTACCTTCATCAGACGGGGAGCCGCACGAATCAGCCGACCCAGCGCAGCCTGGACCATGGCTGGTTCGTGTTGCAGGTGCGAAATGTGGAGATCCGGGATGAGACCCGCGTGAAGTACACGACCCGCGTCACGGGCAAGGGGCTCATGCACTTCTACGAGCAGTTCTACCGGACGGCCATCGAGCTGGGGCTCAAGCCGCGAGTGCGACCGGATCTAGTTACGTCGGCGGAGGTGTTGCGCCAACTGCCACTTTGGGCCGACGAGGACAGCGACCGAGTGGACGAGGATCTGATCAAGGAGGCCAAGCGGCTGGATCCGAAGCCCTAGCAGACGTCTGGAAGTCTGGAAGTCTGGAAGTCTGGACGTTTGGGATGGACGCGAACCCGGGTTCGTTTGTTGACAAACGCGGATCGGGTGGCTAGATTGAGAGGCAAGATGGCGGGCGCGATGCTCGTCGGGAGGTGTCCATGGAAATCAAGAAGCTCAACCGCGTTGATGACGAACCTTTGCGCCAAGCGATCCTCGACGAGATCATGCAGGCGATCACGGTCCGCGTGGTCGCTGGGGTGGTCCATCTTGAGTCCCTGCGTGGTCTGGCCACGGTGGCGACTGCTGGCAGCATCGTGACCATAGAGTACAAGGGCAAGGCGTCGGGGGTGGCGTACCAGTTCTGGATGGACAAGGAACACGCCTCCGTTCGGGCGCTCGGGGCGCAGTTGCGTCGCCTCCGGGACGCGCAACGGGCGGCATAGGGAGGGTACATGTTGAAAGTGGAGAAGAAGAACGGGTTGTGGCAGGCGTGTCTTGTTGGGCGCCCGTCAAAGGATCTGATCACGGCGATGCGATCTTTGGTCGAGGTCACGCGCTTTAGTGATCGGTTGGATCGCATAATAGGTTCGGACGTGTGCCTGGGCCGGGACTGCGATGGGTGTGACATCGCGGGGTGCGATCCGGTCGCGTCGGCAGAGTCGTTTGCCGCGCAAGTGGAGATCGAATTTCCGCAGGCGTGTGGTTTCAGTATCGAGGATGTTGAGACGTGGGACGAGCCCGTGAAAAGGAGGGATCCATGAATCCGAACAACTTGAAGGGACCGCTAGTTCACCTCAACGGAACGAGCGCGGGTGAGTTGGAGGAGCAGATGCGTGCGTGCGGCGACACGCTGCGGGCCGCGCTGAACGCGCTGTACCTGGCCGCGCCCAACGCGCGGGACTACTACCCGCTGGGCGACAATGCGTTCGCGGAGGCGCAGTCACGTCATCAGTGTCGGATCATGTCTGTTGTGTCAGTCTTCAATGGGTGCAATGAGATCCTGGCAGAGATCGTTGAACAGAAAGAATCTAGGGCGCGGTGAGGGATGGCGTTACAATGTACTGGGGAGGGGGTGTAGGAAGGATAGGAGATGGAGACGGGGAAGGGTGGCCGCGAGCTAGAAACCTGTGAGATGAATTTGCTTTGGTTTCGCCTACGTGGTCGGAAGGTGCTCAACCATTACGACGTGCAGATGTGCGTGCGCCAGGCAGAGCGCGCACGGATGGATCAGAACAGCTTGGCTTTTTGGGACGAGATCAGCGGCATAGAATTGACAGACGGTTGACAAACGCTTGAATGGCTGGGAATACTCTCCGCAGGAGGGACTTTGGAAAATTCAGATGTTTTTTGTACCCCGGGCGTAGGCGTTTTCACTGTCAATGCGAATGACGTAGTAGATGAGGCCCGCCTGCGGCAGGAATGGCAAACTCCTCGCGTGTTCTTGGCGGCTCTAGCGCGTGAGTTCTGCATCGACATTGATGTCGCGTCGAGTGACGACAACGCCGTGGTTCCTCGCCATATCACCTGGGAACAAGACGGGCTGGTACAGTCGTGGTTTGCACAGGCACCGGAGGACGTTCGTGGTCGCCCTCGCGTGGCCTGGTGCAACCCTGGCTTCAAGGATCTTGGCGCGTGGATGTCGAAGGCCGTGCGTGAGGTGGACGCTCATCCGGGGTGCGTGGCGCTTGTCATGGGCACGGCAGCACCATCTACGGCCTGGTGGGCACGAGCGATTGCGGCGGGTGCAGAGATCCGTCTGCTTGCTCCGCGTGTGCAGTTCATGGCCCCGCCTGGTATCAAGCAGTCGAGCAATGCGCGAGAGAACGCGCTGGTCATCATTCGGAGCCAAGTGGGCGGCAACTCGATCCTTCGAGAGCGTCGTTCTCATATTTGGACATGGCGGTGGGATGCAGAGGCATTTCTCACCAATGGAGAAGAGTCATGAAAGAGTTGATCATCAGCGGTGGAAGTGACGACCTGATCGAAATCGGTGGGTGCATCTCGGACGAATTCGCAGCCAACGTCGGATCGCAGGAGGAGCTTGGCGAGGTGATCGACATGTACGTTGGATGCAAGCAGGTGGCCTGCGTCCATTGCTTCTACGACGGCTGCTGGTTCTTCGGGTTCGTCGGGACGGACGACACCGAGGACGGGGACCGCGTGACCATGCCGGAGGGCTGGAAGGTTGAGGTGCGGGCGTGTGGTGACAGAGAGGGTGGCATCGCTCCGTACTCCATGAGCGTTCACATCTTCATGCCAGACGACTGCGATGTCAGCGTGGTGCAGCGCCAGGCAGATTAGGATGCCCGAGCACCATCGTATGGCTCGCCTGTCGGCAGTGAAGCGCAACGAGCGCGACCGACTGGTTCAGCAGATCTTGGATGCGTCGAAGGCGCTGTACGAATACAAGCTGCTTCGCAATTGCGATCTTGTTGTGGACCAAGACGACCTTGGACCAACGGAAGCGCGCACTGGAAACCCGACTGACAATATGTTCTATTCGAATAATCGGAGCTGCGACGTGCGCGTTAGTGTCACATTGGTGGTGCGCGCCATAGATCGCTGAACACCATGGACGAAGACAACATCATCACGTTGAGAGACATCAAGGACCAAATCCGGGCGCGAGAAGAGGAGCTGGAGAAACTTCATGGGGAACTAGATGCGCAGCATGTTGCAGGAAGAATCCAGGCTCGTGAGGAGGCGCTCGAACGGCTGTGCATAGCGCTCCAATATTTGCAAAACTCGATGGCCGAGGTGAAGGCCACGCGGGCTCGATTGGATATGGAGCGGGGGATTATGATGCGTGAGTTGCGGGAGTCCCGTGCGCGAGCTGAAGAGCTGGACGCAGAGCTGCGGAGCGTGCGGTTGGCCCACCGAGAAGTTGAACGACAGATGGAATCCGATGACGACGACACTGACCCAACGCCTTCGGGCGCTCGCTGAACACCCCTCCACCCCGCCCGAGGAGCGCGACAATGCCATGCGGCGATTGGCAGAGCTGGGGGCCAAGTCGCCACCACCGTCGCCGGCTGCACCAACAGTGCGCGAGAAGCTGGGACGTGTCCGGGCGAGGCCCGTGGTCCGAGTGCTTCCAGTGCGCTGGCCTTTCGGCTGGGAAGGTCCGCGACTTCCTGTGGAGCGCGAGATCGGAAGCGATGGGCGCGGCGGGATCGCCGTGGGCTGGAAGTGCCCGGCTTGCGGTGGACAAGTCGAACGACGTCTGTCGCGTGCGGATCTCACTCGCATGTCGCCACCTGGACGAAAGAGCAGTGTTGAGTCGCAGATCACTCACATGGTAGACGGGACGATGAACCAGCTCTGCATGACGTGCTGGGATCGTTGGGAAGCGCTCTGACACGAACCTGGGTTCGCGTGTCGATTCACGGTTGACAAACGCGACAGGCTGGTTAAATTCATAGGCGAGGGCGAGATGCCTGGCAACGGATGCCGGGTGCCCAAGGAGGAACCATGTTCATGCACGCCTGCAAGCCGAACTCGAAGCGCGATGCCAGCAAGGACCGCAACGGCAACTCCAACATCGTCGCTCTCTTCCGCCGCACGCGGAAGGGCCAGAAGCAGGTCGCCAGCGGCCATGAGCTTGGCGTCGAGGGCGTGAACGGATCGGACTACTACGAGTTCCGCCTCGGCTCGGACGGCGTGCTCTACTGCTCGTGCCAGGACTACAAGTTCCGTGGCCACCGCTGGAACAGAGAGCACGCGAGCCACTACGCGTGCAAGCACATCGTCGTGGCGCTCGAACACTTCGGGGCGATGGCCCAGCGCGGCATCTCGATGGACTCGGAGATGATCGTGTACAAGCCGGAAGTGCTTGTCGCCGAGGCCGCTCGACTTGCCGCCGCCGTTTCCGCCGCGAGGACCGCATGAAAAAACGTGGAGAAGCGGAGCGGGCCGCCAAACCCGCGCCCGTGACACGGCTGCCACGTCGCACGAGCCCTCGCCAACTGGCATCGCAGGCAGCTCGCCAGGCGGCTGCCTTGGAGGCTGCCAGGGCGCTGCTTGAGGAGGTCAATAGATGACCGGGCCAGAGCGCTGCCCCATTTGCGGGGATGCCCTTGAGGCTGGTCGGACCGTGGGGATCGGTGGCTGGAAGGTCTGTACCCATCATTGGGTACGGATCATGCCCAGCAAGTACGCCTCGCGCTGCCACGAGTGCCTCGGTCCAATCCTGCCCGGCGAGGAGATCGTGTTGTCGAAGGACAATAAGGACTCGCGGTGGGTGGTGTTCCACCGGAAGGACCGCTGCGATGGTGCTATGCAGGTGGCTCCGAACGCGCCGAGTGGACCGTGGGCTGTCCTGTACCTCGTGCCAGGGGCTCCGCCCGAGGTCATCAAGGCTGTGTACCGGGCGCTCTCCCAGAAGTACCACCCTGATCGCGGAGGGGACGTGGTGAAGATGCAGGAACTCAATGCGGCCATGGCCGCGCTGATCAAGTAGGAGGCGAGGATGAAGTGGACAACAGCGATGCCAAAAGAGGAGGGATGGTACTACTTGCGAAGCACGGAAAGCAAGGCTGTACCTGCCTTTCCGGCGCTGTGCAAGCGTGAAAAAGATGGGAGTTTTGCGTTGTATGTGGCTGGGGCGAAGGAGCCTTTCCGAACGGTCTTCTGTCTGCCCTATACGACGATGATCCCTGCCTTCCTTGTAGGAGAACGGATGGAAGACCATTTGAAAAGCGTCGTGGAGGTGTGACAATGGCGACGATGGAACATTTTTGCTCGAAGTGCGGCTGGTCAACTTGCAACAACAGCAGCGGGCCGTTCGTGTGCCCCAAGTGCGGGGAGGAGCTGGGTCACGCCAGCGATTATGATTATGAAGATGACGACGAATGACGACAGCATACTGCCGTGGCCTCGGTATCAGGTCGCGCTGGCTCGCCTGCGACGTCTGATCGCGGAGGGGCTGACGCTGGTCTTCGAGGACAGCACGACCATTGGAGACAAGTACACGCACTGCTCGTGGGGGCTCTGCTCGCGGGACGTCGAGGCGTGGCCAGATGCCGAGGATCACATGTGGCCGGAGCAGTTCCGTGACAAAGGTCGCGTGGCGCCGAAGTACATTGCGCAACGACAGCGCTGCCCATGGGATCAGCGAGCCATGGATAGCGTCGAGGGAATTAATGGGATGCAGATCGGTTGCTTCTATTCTTGCCGCATCTTCCAGCGGAAACCTGCTCCCACCATGGACGAGGCGTTGCACCGTTACGATCAGGCGATAGCGGAGGTTGGAAGGATGGATTGAACATGAAACAACGGGACAGGTACGAGATCTCCCATAGGGTGCAGCGGTGCGGCGATGGCGTGTTCCGCGACTTGGATCTGGACGACTGGAGCACGATGCCACTGTGTCGGCTGCGCGTGTGCGAGCAATGTGGGACTGAGTTTCGGGCGCGCACTCGCAATGGTCAGCGTTGCCCCCTGTGTGAGGATGTTGCGTCCATTTCCAGAGCGGGATAGCATTAGGATATGCCGAAGAAGCTTCCACCCAACCCAGACGAACTTCCAGCCCTGCAACATGTGAAAAGCTCGAACGTCTTTGCTATTGGGTACAGCATTCGTGATCGCAAGCTGTTCGTGCAATTCCGTGCGGCCGGATCGGAGCGACCAGTACCAGGCGCAATCTACCGTTACGATGACGTCCCGATCACGGTGTGGAGGCGGTTCAAGGAGGCTAAGAGCAAGGGACACTTCCTGGCCGCGCACATCAAGGGCACCTATTGGTACATGCGCTGGACGGGACGCACCTGGCGTCCAGAGACCGCCTTGCGGTTCGACTCGAAGAAGAAAAAGAGGCTGAAGCAATTAGCGAAAAAGCTGCGTGACATGACACGTTGACAAACGACAATCAATATGTAGGATGCGAACCTGGGTTCGCGTGGAGACATCATGGACATCTGGATCGTGACATCGGCGGCGACGGAGGAAGACAAGTACGGTAAGATCTTGTCGGTGCAGGCTCGGTGTTTCGGGGTGTTCACGACGCTGGAAGAGGCGGACGGGGTGGCGGCTCGGCACCATGGGCACGTTACACCAATGGTCACAGACCAGGACGAGATGGTGCGCCTGGAGCGCTGGGTAAATCCTGGTTTTGCTACGCAAGGCTAAAGGCGGTGCGACCCATGGGACTCCTGGAAGCCTTTGGATTGGCGGAGGAAGTCGGGTCGCGGGCGTTGACGTTTGACGAGCTTTTGTTTATGGCGGACGCACGCAAGCGCAAGGGCTGCAAGACGGTCCAGCGCCAGTTGAAGGCAGAAGAGATCCAGCGCGTGCTGGAGTTGGGCCGCAAGTGCGCGGCGTATAAGGAGATGACTCGATGAAACCAGTTGCTATGCTCGGTTCCTACATCCTGACCCAGAGGGACAAGCCCGAGGAGAAGCGCAGTCCAGGCGGGATCGTAATGCCTGCGCAGGCGTCGGCCAATCCGACTTGGGCGAACGTCTTGGCGGTGGGTGACGCGGTAGGAACCAAGGTCATGGTCGGAGACCGTATCCTCGTGAGCAAGTTTGCGGGTGCTGATGTCATGGTTGGTGAGGAGCAGTGCTTCGTCGTGCGCCTGGACGATGTGTACGGAGTCCAACGCCAGGCTGATTGACAAATTTACTGTAGGCATTAAATTTGCCAGTGATGCCGGACGAGGATGTTCGGCGGGAGTGAGAAAATGATCGACTACATGCACATCATCAATGGTTTCAAGGCGTCGCTCGCGTTGGAGTTTGAGCGGTTTGAGGATCAACAGCACCTCGATGGCTCTGACTTGGATCGCATGGCGGTCGTGAGCGCACAGATTTCGATCCTCAACAGCGTCCACTCGGCGATGCTCCATGCGGAGAACGTCGAGTTGGATCGTCAGTACCTCGCGCATCGGTCAGGGATCGCAGTTGCCGAAGCAATTCGTGGATTTGACGGCGAGGATGAGTCTGTCACTCAACCAATGGAAAGAGGTGGCGATCATGCGTAGGATTTTTTGGGCACTGGTGTTGATGGCTGGGTGCTCTGATCCGACAAGGGCATTCTCGGACGATCCCGACGAGTCGGCGACTGTGACCGTTTCGGAAAAGGAGACTGAAGCGACCCAGGATGAGACGGACGAGACTGTTTCTGAGACGGCGGGGTCTGCTTCTGAGACGGGCTCTGGCTCGGGTAGCGCCACCGTCGATACGGGGTCGGCGACGGCGGAGACGGGGAGTGGAACAGTGGATTCGGATACGGTTCCTGACTGCTGGCTTTCGTGCATGTCGTTGAAGAGCGAGTGCCAGCTTGGGTCGGTGGTCATTGGTCGCTGCCCAAATGCGGCATGGTGTTGCGAGCCCAAGGCTGTGGACACTGGGACAGTGTCAACGGACACGTTGCCTTCATGCTCTGGAACATGTTCCAACTGGAGCGGATGCGCGGGAGATTGGCACAAAATCCATGGTTCCTGTCCTAACGGGAAGGCTTGCTGCGAAGAGGATTCCGATACGGGCAGCGCGACGGTGGACACGGATACGAATCCTGAGCCATGCCCGCAGGGAGATCCAAAGTACATTTGTGAGCGGCGTGGCCTATGTACTACCTCGTATGGATACGAGGACACAGACTACTATTGTACAGATCCTGTTAATTGGGCATGTTGTCGTAAACTCTACTGATTCCGAATGCGATATTCGGGAGGTTGCCATGTTGAAGACGCAAGAAGACGAACGATTGGAGAGAGAATCAGCGATTGCATATCGCCTATCCTGGGCTGCATCCTTTGGGATGATTTTGATAGCAATATTTGCAAGGTGTTGCGAGGCATAGCATGGGAAAAAAATTGACCAAGGACGAGTACCTCCAGAAGCGGGTATTCCCGCTGTTGGAGCGGGCGCACCGGCTCTGCGTTGAGCGTGAGATCGCGCTGTTCTTTACGGCGCGATGCAGCTCGGAAGGTGGGGTTGTAGGCATCGTGGCGTCGAACGAGGAAGGGGAAACGATTCCATTTGCGCGGGAGATGATTGCGTTGCGCCAGCATCACGAGGTGGCATCCAGCGGCATCATGGATGCCATCCATGACGTGATCTTCAAGAAGATAAAAGAGGATCGTGAGGATTGCACGGGGGACTGCGCTGCGTGCGTAGCAGGGAAATCGGAGGTTGAGGCATGAGCCGTGAGTACCGGATCTGGGTGCGGGCCGAGGTGGTGAACCGTGAGGATGCCCTGGACATCGAGGAGGCAGTTGGGGAGATTTGGCCGATGCAGGATGACCATGGCGACGATGGGATGCCTCAGAGGGGTACAGTGTATCGGGTGAGCTTATGCGGGGACGGGGCTCTGACTGGAGGTTTGACGCTTGATATGCTAGCCAGGCAGATCCAGAGGAAGATCTGGACGCGCGTTCAGAAGTACGTCGATGTGTCTGTGTCTGGTGTGTGCTTGGAGCCTGACGAGTATGTTGAGAGTTGTGTGTTGGATTTCGAGAGAGACCGGGATGCCAAGCTGTTGGACATGGAATGCTGTGATTGTGGAGATTGCGTCCCGTTTGGGTCTGAGGGAATACGGTGTGCGATATGCGAACGAGGAGGAATAGATGGATGATCATGCGGCATATGGGAAGTGTTCAGGGTGTAGGAAATGGGTGCTGCGGGATGAGGTTCTGAGCATCCATACAGATATTTACGATGCGAGCAATCGAAGGCGGGTGATTCGGCAGCGGTACTGCCTGCCATGTTTCGAGTTGGAGGTGAAGCGGTTGGAAGGAAGAGAGTGGGACCACATGGTCGTTGGAGGGCATATCTTGGCTCCTATGCCAGATGGATCTATGCCTTCGGATGAAGAGATACGGGAGCGCATGCGTGCCGGTGGAGCGGTTGACAAACGATCTGGTAACGAATAGGGTGCGGTGTTCAAGATCGTTCGCAAGATGCGAGCGCAAGGAGGGAGCGATGCGACAGCCCAAGGTGACTGGTTACGACGGAAGGCACGACAAGTTTATACCCGACGACCATGGCGGCGGCACGGTAGAGTGGCAGCCCGGGGACGGCACGCGTTACCTGATTGTGGCCAAGGTGCTGGACGAGGCTGAAGCGCGGATACACGGGGCGATTCCTGGGTCTAGGATCGTGTCTGTGGGTCCGGGCGGGGCCTGGTGGCTGACGATGATCGTGATCCCTTGGGCGTGCCATCATATAAGCTATGTGGCGGAGTATGCCCGTGATCGGAAGATGAGTGACTACACGCTGTTGGCATGTACGGCGTTGATGAACCTTGCATTGGGTGACGAGGCGTATGGTATCGAATTGTTTGAGGAGATGATAAAGGGGAGGGGATAGTGGAGGTGTGTGCGAATGAGTGCAAGTCTGCGTGAGATCCAGGCGTGTCCAGCAACTCGGCGCAGGGCGAGGTTCAAGGTGCAGTCCACGTCGAGTGCTGGAACGGAATACACGGTTGAGGTGTCGCTGACGGCTGGGCAGGTGACGTGTGATTGTCCTGGGTTTCGATTTCGGGGGACGTGCCATCACACGGAGTTCACCGAGGACAAGTGCGGCTGGGTGGAGGGTGGTGAAGGGGATGAGGTTCAGACCAGGGAACAATGTGCTGGGTGTATTTGTCCACGGTGTGGGAGTTCAACAATCCTCATTGCTGGGGCTTCCTGCATAGAAGACGATAGCGAGGCCGCGTTGCGGTCGCGTGGAGTGTGGGTGCCCCCCCCACCTCGGTCTAATCGCTGATGTGATATAGTCCGGTTGAAGGAGGAAAAAATGCTGAAGACGATGTGTGTTTTGTTGATTGTGTCATTGGTGCCGATGTCGGTGTGGCCTACGAATGCGGTAACGAATGTTGTGGTTGACGTGTCGGTCCAGGAGCAGGCGCTAGTGGAGTCGCAAGCAGATGTGGATGAGGCTGGGGATTTGGCCAAAATGGCTGAGGAGGACGGTCTCATTGATGACGTGTCGAGGGGTATTGTTCGTGTGATCGAGGCGGAGAAATGCGCGTGGTACGAGTGCGGCACCATGACGCCTCCAGAGGAGTACATGGAGCGCGCCAGACGCATCGCTCAGGCGACTAGGACGGCCCTGTTAGAGAACGGGCTGAGCCATGCCTACTATCTTTGGGGAGCTGTTGGGATTATCATGCAGGAGTCGCGTGGGAACCCGTGCCCATTCGGACCGTATTCGCGTCAGTGGGCAATTGATAAGAAGCTGGTGAAGAGCAAGCACATGGTCTATTGGAACACGGACGATGCCTTGCGTGTGATGCATTCCATGTTGTCGGGGAAGACCAAGCGGCGCGGGGTGGACTCTGGTGTCGGGCAGACGATTTGGCCGCGAAATTCAAAGATCCGAGAGGAAACAGGCCAGGTGCGCACAGCGACGCCGGAGGAGATGGTGACGGTGGAGGGCGGTGCGCGGGCGTTAGCGTATCACATGCAGCAGAATGCTCAGTTGAGTCCGACTCGTCCGTGGGCGTACTGGCCTGGGGCGAAGGACGAATTGTATGGAGCGAAGATCGAGTGGTGGGTGCAGCGGATGCGTGGACCAAAGCTTGGATCGAAGGCGCATTGGCAATGATGGATTTGAGGCGACAGATCGATTTCGATGTGGGTGTCATGGGGATGTACGGGTTTACGTGCAAATTCGGGATTGCAGGGCAGGACATCTACATGAAGGTGGCCTTGCACCAATCGGAACGTCGCCCGGAGCCCATGCTTTCCTACGTCGATGTGACCTTGTCGTCTCCGAAGGCGAAGGATGAAATTTTGGTTTCGCATCGCCAGACGCGAATCGAGACGTCGAAGACGGATGATGCGCGTGCGATGATCGAGCTGCTATGCCGCCAGGCGAATGTGCTGTTGCAGAGCGGGACGTGGGATTGGGACGACCTGTGTGACTCATGGAGCTGGACTCGGTTTGATCCATGCGGTCCGTGCGAATTTCCAGATACATGTTCCATTGGGGGTACTATCGTGTCGTCTCCGCTGGACGCGGTAGCGCGTGTTTTGCGAGATCGGTTTCCTGTTTGGGGATCGAGAATGATGCGTGTCGATATTGCGACCAACTCACCAGTCTTGGAAGACAGATGATTGCGGTAGCGACAGGGGTCATTGGGGTGTTTGTTGGGTGTTTTGTTGGCATGTGGGTGCGCAGGGTGGATGTGCGGCAGTGGAAAGTCCGGGCGGTTGAGATGGCGAAAATCAACAACGCTCTAATGGATCGTGTTGAATTGCTGGAAATAGAGATGCAAAAGGAGTCGTAGATGGAAGAGGAGAATGCTGTTTCGTTGTCTAGTGTCGTCGGTTCTGAAATTGAGTACACGCCGTTGTCCACCGATGCGGATCGGGTGTTGCAGTTGCCGGCGCGGATCGTTTGGGAGATCAGCACCATCCCGCATGTTGTGGAAGATCCGTTGCCGCTGTTTGTGGCTGTTAGCGATTGGGCGCTTCTGTATCGTGTAGGAGAGTACCTGGCGGTGCGTGGGTTTTCAGACAAGGACCAGTTGTCTGAATTCTTGGCAGACATCTATCGCACGGCGGATATCATCGCGGTGCTGTGCAAGGGCAGGCCGGTGAGATTCAATATGCGCGTGAGCGCGAGGATAGGGTGAGGATATGAGCAAGAACGGCAAGATCATCCAGTTCGACAGAAACAAGGCGGCGGGGCCGTGGCAACCTTTGATTCAGATTCCCCTCTCGGAGGAGGCGGTGCAGTCTGGTGTTGCGTCAGCCTTCCAGAACCACAGGTTTCGGGTGTTTGTGAAGCAGACGGCCAGCTCGGGATTCATGATGCAGGGGCCGGATGGGCAGTCGCATCCGATGCCGATCCTGCACCTTATCATCTCCGGGGTGAACGGGCGCAAGCCGGACTACTCCGAGATCCAGCGCATCAAGGCCGAGTTGGTCCACGAGGAAGCGGATGCGGTGGAGTTGTTTCCGGGCAAGGGGCGCGAGATCGATATGCCGCAGACGCATATCTGGTGCTTGCCGCCTGGGTACGTCATGCCGTTGGGTCTTGTGCGGGCTGCACCGCCAGATCCAAACGCGGAGTTGATCCCTGGGTCTTCTATCAAGCGGGAAGATTTGCTGTTCTACATCGTGACGACGCAGGCGGAAGGCGCGGATCAGGTTGTCGAGGTGTTCGCCAGCGAGGATGACGCCAAGGCGTGTTACAACGTGGCTGGGAACGAGTTCTTGCCGGGGCAGTACGCCATGTACGGGCGGGTGCCGACAGAGGACGAGGGAGCGGCGTGGAGCCCTTCGGCAGTCGAGCGGAGGAACACAATCCAGGCGCGCATCGAGGCGGCGGGTGCGGCCATGGCGGAGCGGCACAGGGCTGGGAAGACACCGACAGAAGAGGAGATGCGTGCTGGGGTCGAGCGTAAGGGTATCGAAAGGTTGGAGGCCATTTCCGAGGCAGAGCGCATCGCGGACGAGGATGGGGACGATGCTGCCAAGGCGTCATTGGCTGAATTGAGGGAGGAGCTAGTCCGGCGTGGGCGCATTGGAAAATCGGATGGAGAAGCTGAGTAAAGCCGATCTGGCGTCCATCGATCTGTGGACTGCCTGTCCGATGACGTTCCATGCGGGGATGGGAGAGTTCATTATCATCCCGCGCTACACTCCATGTCACAAGCCTAAATATACTGAGAAGATGCGCAGTGAACTGAACGCTTTGACGCGTGGTCAGGCGTATCCGCTGGACGAGGGTGATTTCCTGGTGTTCGTCGATCTTGTGGGTCTGCGGCGCACCATTCGTCGGTCGAATCTCTACACGAGGAGCCAATACGATGATTCCAGGGAGAAAGATCGCGCTGCCTTGGGAGCATTGCGAGCGAAGTCCCGGAGGGCTGTGGGTGAAGGCGGAGAGGAGGTTGGATGCGATAGCCCTGTGGTGGCAGCCGAGGACGGTGACTAGCGCGGGCAGGGTGCAGACGCTCGATGCCGATGGCAGGGTGACGTCGGATGTTCCGTTGGCCCGGGTGAAGTGGGCCGATCCGTGGGTGTCGGCGGGCGAGGTGCCACTGGACGACGCCTTTGTAGAGTGGACAGGTGTTCAGCGCTTCGATGCGTGTGTTTATGGCACCATGCGCCATCTGTCTGGTCTCTTGGCGTGTGGATTTGGAGACACTCCAGAGGAGGTCGTCGGGTGGTTTGGAGACATGGGTGCGTTGCAGTGGATCGTTGAAGGCGTGTTGTACAGGATCGAAGGAGGCGATGAGTTCGATGGGATCGATGGGTCTGTTGGAAAGATGGAATTCGATGAGGATAATGTACCTGTTTTCAATGTTGGAGTTGGGTCGGTGACGTATCCAATACGACTAGACACAGGCGACCTGCTGCGTTCAGTTCTCTGTTCAGTATTTCCGCAGAACAGGTGAGTTTAGCTCGCGGAAAATTAAAATCGACATTAGCCTGGACGATTTGCCGTTGACGAACGCGGTTGGAGGTAGCAAATTCTCACTAGGCGAGAGAACCTGGCCGCAGATGGCCAGTAGCTGAAGGAGAGTCATCATGTGTTTTACCCCGACCCAAGTATACGAAATGGCTTGTTATACGTCTTTGTGGGCTGACGAAGATCCTTCGCGTTGCGGTTGTAGGGGTCGTGGTTGGATGTTGTCGGACGTGGATACGTGGCATCAGTGCCCGGCCCACGGCCGTGGCGTGATGCACCCCGAGCAAGCGGAGTACGAGGCGGAGATCCGAGAAGAAGTCGAAGCCGCTGCGAAGGCGGCGGGCCTATCCGTCGAGGCGTATCTGGCTTCTCTGAAAGTTGCGGAGCCGGTCGCGGTCGTGGTTGAAGACGACGGGATCCCGTTCTGAAACAATACGGGTCACCGATGACCCGCCAACGAAGGAGAATCCCATGGCAGCAGAAATCGAAAGGGCAATGACCGAATGACGGTTTGTCTGAAATGCGGGATCGAGAAAAACGATATCGACTTTCCGATTGATCAAAATCGGAAGAGTGGACGCTATCCATATTGTTGCCAATGCAAGTCCGAAGAACAGAGGGTTCACAACAAGGTTGAAACAGAGGCGCGCAGAAGGTTGCCGAAGCAATGTCGGAAATGCGGACGGTCCGAACCTGTCGCGGAGTTCCCTTCGCGTTTATCGCATAATTGTTGGGATTGCCATGAGGCTTTGGCATCTGCCCACAGGCCAGCAAGGGTTCTCGAAGGGGACCAATACGAGAAAAGGCGGAGTCAATCGAAAGTACGCAGGGAACGTCGCAAGCTCATACTGGTTGAAATGTTGGGATCGAAGTGCGCTGATTGCGGGATCGAGGTCGGTGAGAAATGGCCGTCTGCTTGTTTTGATTTCCATCACGAAGGAACAAAGGAGGCGATCATCGCCAAGCTTATGCACAGTTGGAAATCGAAATACGGGCAACTTTTAGAGGAAATCAGGAAATGCACTCTGCTTTGTTCTAATTGCCACAGGAAACGGCATTTTGTTGGATCTAGCTGCCTGCGAGAATCGCAGGAAGGAGGACAAGATGGCTGCTGAGATAGAATCCATGTGTTTCGCAGGCGAGACCCCCTGGCACGGCTTTGGCGAGCAGCTTCCCGAGGACGCGGACAGCCCCGAGGCCCAGCTCAAGTCGGGCCTGACCTGGGAGGTCGAGAAGCGACCCCTCATGGTCCCGGTCGCTGGCGTCAACCAGTTCATGGCAGTCGAGGACCACGTCGCCATCGTCCGCAAGACGGACGAGCGCATCCTGGGCGTGGTCGGGGCGGGCTGGCAGGAGCTTCAGCCCTGGGAGATGTTCGAGTGGACGGACAGCTTGGTCGGCGAGGGGCTCATCAAGTACCACACGGCGGGATCGTTGCGCGGGGGGCGCAAGGTTTGGTTGCTGGCCAAGTTCGACGAGTCAGTGATCCTGCCGACGGATCGCGTGGGCAAGTTCCTGTTCTTCCTGAACGGGTACGACGGAACGCAGAGCATCGTCATCAACTCGACGGCGGTCCGCGTGGTATGCATGAACACGGCGCGTCTGGCGCTTGCGGACGGTCGGAGCAGCGAGGTACGCATTCGCCACACGGCGAGCATGAAAGAGCGCATGGAGGCGGCTCGTGCGGCGCTGGGCATCGCTCGTGAGCACGGCAAGATTTACGACGCGTTGTTGCGGGCCTTCACCCAGCTTCGCATGACGGGCGAGCGCTGGAACGAGTACGCGAACGTGCTGATCCCGAACAACCCCGAGGCGAAGCACAACACCCGCGCTCAGAACGCTCGGCAGGCGCTCCTTGGCCTCGCGGTGACTGGGCGCGGCCAGGACATCCCGGGCGTCGCGGGGACAGGCTACGCGGCCTACAACGCCGTCACGGAGTACGTCAATTACGTGCGTCCGAGCCGGGGTGGCGACGAGGCTCAAGAGCGTCGTTTCGAGTCCAGCTTGATGGGCAGCGGCGACGATTTCGTCCAGGCCGCCGTCGTCCAGCTCGATACCTACCTCAAGCAGGACGGCATCATCGTCCAGGCCGCCTGATTCCCCCTCCACGCGAACCCAGGTTCGCCTCTCACATACAATCCTTGTTTGACAACCTGCCGATTTCACGTCTATAAATTAGACGCTGAATGAGGTGACGTGATGACGGTTGACGAGATGCTGCGCGACCTGCGCAGCGTGAAGATGCGTCCTAGCGAACGGACACACGTAAACGACTTGCGGGTGCGCTTCCAAGTGCTTGGCGCGGTCACACCTTTAGATGAGCGGTGGCTGAGGGACATTTGCCGGCGGTATGGCATCCAACTTCGGATGCTGCATGAGTCGAGGGAGCGCGCTCGTCATACGAATGCTCTGAGATCGATGGGCATCTCAACTTCTGATGCGGCTGAGCGGGCAGATGTGAGGATGAAGCAGATGGAGTCAGAGGGAAACGATCTGGGATTTTGAGAGAGTTGAGGGATGCATGGGAAAAGTGCGCGTGACGTCCGAGGTCATGGATGCTGCCAAGGAGATCGTGTTCATCGTGCGTCACATTGTGGACCATCCTTCCGACGTAGATGTTCGCGTGCGCGGTGGTGAATATCGTCTTGGCCTAGAGCTGTTCACGCATCCTTCTGACGTTGGCCAGGTGGTGGGTAGGTCGGGTCATCTCACTACGTCACTGCGGTCGTTCCTTTCGGCGTTGGCTGGCAAACATAAGATCAAGATTGATTTCGACTACGTGACCGAAGAGGACAACGCTCGTGGTGATAGTGAGCTGAGGCAAGGTTCTCGACCTGTTGCTACCGCGACTTGACAAACACGGCCATCTGGTGAATAACCGCAGGCACAGTTAGATCGCCCGAGCGATTCGGGTGCGGAGGCACGATTGCTGAACAGGCCGACACAGGGTTCTGTGATCTTTTTCGCTCCTGGTCCCATTGGGTGCGTCGTTTGGGAGCCTGGCACCGGCGCGCGGTATTTCCTCCAGGCGACGGACGTTGGAGATCGGATTGCGGTGGAACTCGGAGGACGGATCATGGTGGCGTTATCGTCGATGTCTGACAACACGTTTGTCGCGCATGCCTTGAATCCGGCAAAGACGGGTCATTGGACGAGGGAGTACGTGCGCAAGAAATGGCAGAGGATTTATGGGATCGGAGATCACGCGGCGCATTTGGCGATGTTGCTGAATTGGAGCCTTGGCGGAGAGCGTGCGCGGGCCTATGCGGACGAGCAGTGGCGACTTGTATGTGGAGAGGACGGAAAGGTGGTGAGCCTACATGAAAGACGTGTTCATCGGAGACAAGGTGGGCACCCCTGACGGGGTTGGTTACGTTGAGGATGTGACTACTTGGCGAGATCGCATCCTGACGATGATTGACGCTGAGGCACAGGAATTCTCGGCGGAATGCCGTCGGTCGCATGGGCAGAACTATCAGCAGGAGTGGGGACAGATCATGGTGCGGTTTGGCCGGGTGACGCGCACATACGATGCACGTCAAGTAACGATCTTGGAGGGACGTGATGACCTCTAGCCGGCTCAAGCTATGTGCGTTGCGGCAATTGGTGCGCGATTCATCCGAGCGGACAGTCGTGGCGAAGGAGAATGTTGAGAAGAAGCGTCAGAAGCGCAAGCAAAAGGCAGCGGCGGAGCCTAAGCCGGAAGTGCCGAAATTTGAACAGGATCATGGACATTCAAAGAAATCGTTAGTAAATTCAGTGCAGGTGGAAGATTGGTTTCGAGAAGGGCTGAATTGTTTGTACGGTGGCAAGCTTGAGTTGCCACAGCGCGGCAAGTGGTGGACGGCTGGGGAGCGGAAAAACGCTAAGAGTTTGTTGGATTTGTATGGCGAGGCTGACGTGAAAAAAGCTGTGTCGCATCTGTGTGAGACATGGCATCAGAGGGTGGAGGCATCCGATGGTGTGCTGGCAGGGATACCGAGCATTGGGTATCTGGTCAGTCGCAAGGATACGATTTTTGCAGAGGTGAAGGGATTGGCTGCCGTCCCTAAACGGTCAAAAAAGGCGGCTAGGCGTAAGAACAGTAAGGACTCTGACGAGTATCGCCCACCTGAGAAGCCGAATGATGTTGGGTGGTACGTATGACTGCGATAGCTATGGATACGACTAAATTATGGAGGCGGCTAACGGAGACCGATCTGGTGCGAATGCGGATTCCGCGTCGCTACTGGTGGGTTCGTTATGAGGGCATCCCGGACGGGACGTGCGTTGGCAGTGGAGTGTCCGCTCGCAAGGCGGCTCATAACTACCTGACGCAGATAGACGAGATGCGCCACAACGGCATGGGGCTATTGCTGTGGGGTACGAATGGCACGGGCAAGACCTGCATGGCGATTGTGGTAGCGAAGGAGTATCGTCGGCACGGGTATCCCGTGCTGTTCATTGAGGCGGCAGACATCAAGCGTTTCGTAATCGAGCGCGAGATGTTCGACGAGGACCAGACCTTTTGGGATCGTGCCATGAACGTGGACGTCCTTGTGATTGACGATCTTGGCAAGGGTGTGCAGGATTCCACTGGGTTTGGAGCCCGGATGATCGATGAGTTGATCCGGCATCGCAACGCGAGTAAGCTGGTCACGCTCATTACGACCAACATGAACCAGCGTGACCTCGCTGAGGAGCTGAAGGTTTCTACGATGTCGTCACTCAAGGAACATGTGTTTCCAATTCATGTCACGGGGATCGACCGTCGTGATGCGGTCGCCAGCGGAATAGCGAAGACATTGTTCGACCAGTAGCGGAGGGGAATATGACAGGTTCCTCGGGGCGTATGCCTCATGATCAAGCAGCCGAACGCGCCGTTTTGGGTGCAGTATTTTTGGAAAATGATTGCCTGGAAAGAATTTCAAGCCTGATCGACGAGGATGATTTCTTTGTCAGTGCCTACAGCAAGATCTACGGGGTCATGTGTGAATTGCGTCGGAAGGGGGTTGGTGTAGACCACGTAACGGTGGGCAGCGAGTTGCATGCGCTAGGCATCATGGATTCCATAGGTGGACCCATGGTGCTGGCGGACCTGACCGATGCCGTGGCGACGGTTTCCAACGTCGAATACTACGCCAACATCGTGCATGAGCGGTCTGCGATGCGGTCCGTGATCATGGCGGCACGAAACGTGGCAATGAAGAGCTATCCTGGGAACGACCAGGCAGGCGTTGAGACTGAATTTGGGTTGCTTCAGGACGCCATGCACAAGATGGCGCGCACGCGCTTGCCGACGAGCCTTCTGTCGTTGGGAAATGTTGTGCTCGAAAATTACGAATTGATGGCGCATGGCCGCTCTGGGATTCCACTACCCTGGAAGACTTTGAGTGCGATGACCTCTGGCATGTGGCCAAAAACGATGACGATGTTTGTAGCTCGCCCTGGATCGGGAAAAACTTTCGTGGCAGTCATTGCAGCAAGACACGCCTGGTTACAGGGACACCCCGTGTTGATCGTCTCTCCCGAGATGAGTCGTGTCGAGATCGCGGAGCGGTTTTTTTCCATCCATTCGTCAGTGAGTTATCAGCGCATCGTGAGTGGCACCGTCTCAGACTTCGAGATGCCAAAATTGCAAGCCACGGTGGAGCATTGCAAGACGCAGGAGGGGCTTTGGATCATGGACGCGGACGACGACATATCTCCGCGAGGGATCGAGGCTGCAATTCGTGCTTGCCGGCCGTCTCTTCTGGCCATCGACTCTCTGTACGACCTGCACATCCGAGGGGAGCGTCGTGACAAGCTGCTCGTGGCGCTTGAGTGGTTCAAGGGCACGGTGAAGTATTTCGATTTGGCCGGCGTGGGTTTTGTGCAGTTGAATCGCGCGGCAGAGGTGTCGGAGAAAAAAGGCGGAGGCGTGCGCCTCGGGACGATTGCGCTGGCAGACGAGATCGGCCAGGACTCTCATGCGGTGTTTGCGCTGGAGCAGGACAAGGACATGAAGGCCGACCGGAAATTGAGATTCAAGCCGCTCAAGCTACGTCGAGGGTCATACGTTGGGGACGGGGTCGAGGTTCATTGGGATTTTGAGAGTATGGAATTTTCAGAGATCGACACTTCTGATAGCTCATTTGAAGACGACGCGACGCCGTTCTAAAACGGGGATTTAGAAACGAACCCCGTGCGAAATAGGATGGATGAAGCGCCTTGTTTGGTTCCACGCGGGGTTCAAGTACATTTTAAGTCCGCGTTTGGCCGTGTCACAAAAAGCGTCAAGCTGAGATGAGGAAATTGGCTGTCGATCTTCCGACGCGAACCCAGGTTCGTGCGTTGACAAACACAGGCGATTGCAGTAACAAAGATCGGCGCGGCTGCGGCTGCGATGAACATTAGACATCTGTTGATGTTGCAAGGCGTTCTCAGTTGAGAACAAGGAGGTTGGCATGCCTGGGATTGGTGATCACGTAAAGACCAGTTTTGGATACGACGGCTGGGATCCGCCCGAGGGTCATGGGGAGTTCTCGAATGATGGAGGCGGTGGGGGTGGGTTTGGCCCGACGGATCGTGGTCCGGCGCGGTTCAAGGTGCCAGAACCTGACGATAACCCGTTGGAGAGGGGCAAGCCTGCTCGCAAGCGATTCATGATCGTTGGTGCGCCGTTCTACATGTGGGAGCACGGAACATACAAGATGCAGAACATCCCTCGTGGGGTGTATTCACCATTGTGTTTGAAGCAGAACCAGCTCGCTGACCGATGTCCAATGTGCGAGGACAAGCGATGGCCGAGCTACGGGGCCTACTTCACCGTGGTGGACATGGGATTCGTGCGGTACGCGTCTGGCGGAGCAGAGCTGATCGGAGAGAACTGGGTCGATGACCGTGGCAAGAGCCACGATATGCAGTTCCGGCGGCGCTTGATGGTGGCGAAGCGTGGGGGGAAGGAAAACCCTGGCACGCTGGCGTTTTTTGAAGACCAGCGCAATCGGCGTGGCGACCTGACCGGGTGTGTATATGACACGCAGCGCACGGGCAAGAAGAAGGCTGGAATGGGAGACAACCTGGAGTTTGTCGAGCGGGCTGGGTCGGTGGTCCCTCCGACTGTGGAGGAGATGCGGGCGTACTTGCAGTCGCATGGCGCATCTGACGATGCGCTGAAGTGGGCGAAAGAGACTACTGTGTTCGACCACCTCAACAAGGAAGAGGTGAAGATCGAGGAGACTCTGTTCACGCGGATCACGCCTATTCGAATGATGCCGCTGCTCTACTCCATGGAGGAGATGGATCGGTGGATTGGGAACGCGCCACGGGTGGCTCCAGGTGCCACGGATGGCGAGCGCACTTTGACCACGGGCGCTGGATACCAAGAAGACGATCAAATTCCGTTCTGATCGTCAATGATAGATGTCATCACAAAACGATGCTTTAAGTGCGGACTCATCAAGCAAATAGGTGATTTCTATCGACACAGTGAAACGGCAGACGGACACCTTGGGAAGTGCAAAGAGTGCGCGAAAAGAGATACAACTGAGCGCAGAAATGCCAAGTTGAGCGAGGTTAGGGCCTATGATTGTAATCGCGCCCGCGCCACTCGTCCAGAACGACGGGCACAGAATACAGAATACAATAGGATATATCACAGAAAAGATCCCAGGCGCGGAGTTGCTTATAGAAAGATTTCAAGATTAGTTCTGTCTGGAAAGATAGACCGCAAGCCGTGTCAGTGGTGTGGAAGAGAGGAAAATGTTCATGCCCATCATGAAGATTACGATTTTCCGTTGGATGTGATTTGGTTATGTCCGCCATGCCATAAGCGTCGGCACATTGAAATAAAGGCTGGAGTTCCATTGGACAAGGATAAGACATGCGGGTAGAGATCGCGGGGTACGCCTGGCTGGATCGAGCAGCTTTGACAGACCGCCAGGTTTCCAACATTGTCACTCGGCTGACCATTCAGCCGAGAAAGACGTCTGATATTGATTCGGTGGAGACACCGGATCCCATCCGTTTGTACCGCCTAGATGAAGATCGACAGTTGATAGGCGTGCCTCGCGGTTTCTACCGGCAGATGAGCAAGGGGTTGAATGACGAGGTCTTGCGCATTGGGTGGGGAAAGCCCATGCGGAAGTTGGAGACGACGGCGCGGTTTGAGGGTCCGTTTGCCGAGCAGGCCGAGGCCATCGACACGCTGGTGACAGCGTTGTATCCGCCTGAGACGTGCCCGGAGAACCCGCCGTGGGGCGGGGCGCTGCTACAGGCACAGCCGGCGTTCGGCAAGACGGCATGTGCTTTGGAGGTAGCTCGACGCCTTGGTCGGAGAACGCTTATCCTCGTCCATCAGGAGTTCTTCCTGGACCAGTGGCGCAAGCGGATCGAACAGTTCTTGCCGGAAGCGCGGATCGGCATCATCCAGCAGGATCGCGTGGAGTATGATCGCACCAAGGGTGGGGAGGCCCCGGACTTCGTGATCGGGCTCTTGCAGAGTCTGGCGCGGGACACGGGCGGGCGGTATCCCAGGGAGATGTACGAGGGCACCTTTGGTTTAATTATAAGCGACGAGACGCACCGGCTGGGGGCGGCGAGCTGGGGGGACATCATCCCGAAATTCGACGCGGCCTACCGCCTGGGTCTGACGGCGACGCCTCGGCGCAAGGACGGGGCCGAGGACGTGTTCTTCCACCACATCGCGCCGGTCACGTACCGGGCGACCACGGAGTCGGTGCGCCCTCGATTGCGGAAGATCGTGACGACGACGGAGGTGCGATCTATTTCGCGTGGTGAGTACAAGGTGCCCGTTGACCAGTTGAACAGCGCTCAGATCATCAATCAGGTGTGTTTGGACACGTTTCGGACGCAGGCTATTGCAGACGACATCGTGCAGGCGGTGAAGGTTGGGCGGAAGATCATGGTGGTGAGTGCCCGGCTGGAGCATTTGCGGGTCATGGCAGAGCGCACAGGGCAGGCGTTGTTCAATTTGAACCTGCCTTTCGTGCCCATCATGGACTTCTACACGGGGGAGTGGTTTACAGGGGAGGTTTGGGAAACATCGAACAAGTCGCACAAGCGGGGCGATTTAAAGATGGCATCTCGGACGCAGGTCGATCTTGAGCGTGCGGAGCGGGCCAACGTGATTTTTGCTACCCCCCAGCTTTGCATGGAGGGACTCGATATTCCAGCATTGGATGTCATGTTGATGGCGACCCCGATTAGCGATGTGGAGCAGTTGACAGGGCGGGTGCGGCGCTGGTGTGTTCCTGGGAAGCAGTGTGCTCACTATTGCCCTTGGAGGGCGGGCAAATGCAAGGGCAAACCCATCCCGATCATCGTAGATGTGGTGGATGAGAGGATCCCGCGTTTACGTGGTATGGCTGCCAGACGCGAGAAATTTTACAAAACCTGTTGCACGATGTAATGTGCGCGCATGAGGTGTTCGTCATGACGCGTATCGAAACAGGATCTACAGGTGAAAGTTCTGGGGACAGGGATCGGAGCGAGTACCAGAAACAATATTATCTGGACAGGAAAGAGGCGATTTCCAAGGAGCGGAAGCGTCGATACCGCGAGGATCCCGAGTACCGCGAGTCGATCTTGGATCGGGTCAGCGACTACCGAAACAAGAAGCAGGAGAATATCAATAAGTTGCGGGCAGAGGGGAAGTTGCCGCCGTCGCATCCGAGGGGGCCACGTCCGCCGATGAAGGTCAAGGTGAACGGGGTCAGCACCATTGTGTACACGGTGGGTCGCATGGCGGTGGAGTTGAATCGGTCCAAGGACGTGATCAATTACTGGACGCGGATCGGGCTCCTACCGCCGACACCATATCGTTCTGCAAGTGGAGACCGGCTTTACACAGAGAGCATGGCCATAGTGGTAAAAATCGCCGTTGGCAAGCGTGGGCGAGTTTCGGCCAGCGACCGAGAATTTACGCGAGAGATTCGGCAAGGTTGGGAGGGCTTAGGCGTGGTCATTCCGGTTCACGTTGACAAAACGTTCATACGGCGGTAATTTTGCGCGCACATAGAAGTGCGGCGTTGATGCCGCATTGGAGGCGCGAAATATGAAAACTCAAGGAAACGAACGCATGACGCGGACCTATAACGTGGTCGGCGCACAGGAGCAACCAATGACAGACATTAGTCGGCCCTATGGCCCGGTTGTCGATCAACAAGACAGCCCAATGGTGGAGGTGACCTATGCAGCGGGGCGCACGGTATCGCTGGGCAACTATGAATTTGTGCGCATCCAGATCGGTGCGCGGGTGCGGATTGCGGACCTTGGCAAGGTTGACGAGGCTTTCATTGGCGTGCAGCAGTTCGTGGATGCCGTGATTAACAGAGAGGAATCGTTGGTTCGCAAGCAGCCGGTGTCATCGGATCCGTTGCCTACATTAGATGGCGTGCGACGTGAGATCTGGGTGGAGTACGGCATGACCTTGAACGCAAAGGTGAAGTTCGAGAGTTTCAAGGTTGATCTTGGTTTATCGCGTCCGTTGGGCGATTCAGAGGACGCTGATGCCGCTATGGTGGCGTTGGAGTCGTACTTGTCTCAGAGGATCGACACTGAGCGGGGTCGCATACGGGGAGAGGCATGATAGGAATCAGAGCACGCAATCTCGCCAATCTACGAAACAAGGTCAACACGAAGTACGGCGACCGGACGATTGACATGGCGAGTCGTTTGCAGCCGTTGAATTGTCCGCGTGTGACGACGGGAAGCTTGAGCTTCGACTATGTGCTCGGTGGGGGTATCCCGGTGGGCCATGTTTTGATCTATCACGGCGGAGAGAGCAGCGGGAAGACCACCCATGCAGTGCGCTCTGCCGGGAGTTTTCAGAGGGTGTGCGCCAACTGCTATCGGCGTGTGATGGGTGGCTTGGAGTTGGAGGAAGTGGTGGACAAGGAGACGGGCGAGGTCGATCTGTCCCAAATAGGATACTGCGATTGCGTGAATGCGGGTCTGTTCGTGCCTGTGCAATTGCAGAAGGAGACAGACCAAGAGTTCAAGGCGCGGTTGAAGCGCTATGCGGTGAACTCTTACGAGGAGCCGCGAGTTGCCTATATAGACGTGGAGGGTACGTTTGACAACTCATGGGCGATAAAGTCGGGCTGCAATCCAGACTTGCTTTTGCTGGCGCGTCCACAGACGGCGGAGGAAGGCATCGACCTGCACGACGAGATCGTGCGCACGGGAGCGGTGGATTTCATCGTGCTGGACAGCATTGCGGCCATGACTCCGAGCGAAGAGATCACGGCAAGTGCCTCGGATTGGCAACAGGGTCTCGCGGCGAGGCTCATCAACAAGTTTGCGCGTAAGACTAACTCGTCGAGGAACGCGGTGCGGTCTGATTTTAATAGGAAGATTACCGAGATCTGGATCAACCAGGAACGAGATAAAATTGGAGTAACTTGGGGTGATCCGACCGTTTTGCCTTGTGGCAAGGGCCAGAAATTTGCGGCGTCGGTCATCGTGAAGATGTGGGCGAGCAAGTGGGAGAAGGACACGATAGACGAAGAACTCAAGAAGGAGTGGCATATGGAGATCGGGTCCGAGGTCCACATGAATTACAAGGTCGTGAAGAACAAGACGGGGCCGGCCATGGGGCAGGGTGGTTTTCGCATGGGGGTGTTTGGGGACGAGGCGGCACAGGTTTTGGATATTGATTACATGTTGGCGCAGGCGGAGAAGTTCGGCCTGTTCAAGAAAGAGGGCAAGGAGTGGCAGCTCGGAGACGAATCGTACAGGACGAAAACAGAGTTGATAGCGCGGATGTCGGAGCCAGCGGTACGGGACACCTTGAGGGCGATCCTTGTGAAGAGGATGATTGCGAGGGTGTAGGCGAACCTGGGTTCGTGTCTGGGCATAGTCCGTTCGTGACGAATTGCCAAATGTCCGAGTTTGGAATTCTCGCGCTGCATCATGAGCACATCAAGATGCTTTCTGTGTTGCCTCGGGTGCCTAGAAATGCCGAGGGTGAATTCGATACTTGGGCATGGTCTCGCATGGTGGATTTGCCACAGCGGAGAGTTCGGGAACTATCGCGTGGGTTGATGGACATGGGGGCGATCCTGCTCGATGGGACGATGCCGTCGATTGTTTTTGAATATCTGTCAAAATTGGCAAAGGACTGTGTGATCAAGGGGAAGTAGGTGTTGTTGATGGCGCGGATTCGACCACGGGTCTTTGAGCAGGGCGGGCGCACGCCAACCGAGCAGGAGGAGCGGGTGGCGCGAGTGGTTCGTGGGCATCGGCAGCGGGGCAGCGGCGCGTCGATGTATGCCAAAGGGGACGTTTCCTCAGACCATTTTTTGATCGAGTGCAAGCGCACTGAGCATGCCAGTCTGAGCCTGAAGAAGTCGTGGTTAGACAAGATCTCGCGTGAGGCAGCGGCGGCGAGCAAAGAGCCAGCGCTGGCCATCGAGATTGCAGGCGGTCCCGATGACGCGCATGGTGAACGCGAGTGGATCATGATCCCCTTGCGATGCTGGAAGAAGTTGGTTGGAATTACGGAATGAAGTTCAAGACGCCACAGGCTCAGGACGCGTATGCTGAGGTTCTTCGTGAGCTTGGCCAGGTCATAACCGAGGTGCAGTCGCAGTCCAAGGTTCAGGAGGCGCGGGTGTCCATGGCCGATGCGCCTGCTATTGCGTTGAGCACGGCGTACAAGGTTGGCGAGATGCGCATGAAGGGTCTTGAAATGGCCTTGCGTGTCGGGACGGAGATCGACATCCAATGGGGGTGCCTCATGGCGCGTTTGACCATGGAGGCGCAGGATGGCTGAATGGATACTCGTATCTATGTATATGATATTGCTTGCGGTATGTTTGATGTTGGTCATTATCTTGCCGCTGCTTCGGATGTTCAACGGGCGCGTGGCTAGATGGTGCTGTCGAGAGTTGGCGTGGCACGATGGGTCGCGGTCTATTTTGGAATTCGACGGGGTCAACGTCCATGCGGAGTGTCGGTTTTGCGGGCGACCTGTGATGATAGACAGCCAAGGAAATTGGTTTGTGGTAGATGTTGTTTCGGGCGTGGATGAACAAAGTAATTGTTGACAAACTCGCAGTAGGCCGTTAAAAATAGGGTTGATGCCTGGCGCGATGCCAGGGAAGGAGTTGCAGCATGTTTCTACCGTGTACGATTCCAGATGGTCAGTCGGGCGCGTGGCGCGTCGAGCGTTGCGTCGTGAGTGAGTGCGAAGCTCGGATCGAGAACATGCGGAGTGCGTTCTCAAGAGTGCGGCAGCTTCCGGTGAATCCGGGCACGTATGTCCGGCTGGTCGGGCCGGGCGGGATCTGGATGAGCGATACGCAGAGCGAGGTTGGGGATCACTTCGCGCCGATCAGGCGGGCTGGGGTGGTCGGCGGGCATTGCCTTGTGACGGGTCTCGGGCTTGGCCTGGTCACGGAGGCGCTGTTGGCGATCCAATCCGTGACGCGGGTGACGGTAATCGAGCTGGAGCCGGACGTGATCGCGCTTATTGGTCCGACGTTGCGGGAGCGCTGGGGAGACCGGCTGGAGATCGTGCAGGCGGACGCTCTGACGTGGCGACCTCCACGGGGGGTACGCTACAGCGTCGTCTGGCACGACATCTGGCTGTACATCTGCGCGGACAACCAGGCGAGCATGACGACGTTGAAGAGGAGGTACGCTTTTCGGGCGGACTGGCAGCGGTGTTGGCGGGAGGAGTCTGTACGGAAGGTGAATCGGGAGGATCGGAAGGCAGCGCGGCAGATGGCGTTTTGGAAGCGTGTGCGCCAAGCGAACGGATGAGGAGGCAGCATGGCACGCGGTAAGCGACAGGGGCCGCCACAGGAGCCGAAGCGTCTGGTGTTAGAGACCTTCCGGCAGCCCGGCCACTTCCTGTTGCGCGGGTTGGAGCAGGAAGCCTATGACGTGTTCAATCGTGAGGTCCATGTTCGGCGCTGGCGCATCACGGTGGAGACGATTGAAGAGACGGACGACGTGATCTATGCGCGTCTGTTGGACCTGTGGGAGCGGTCGGCCAACATGCACGACTGGGAGCCGCTCCAGGCGGCAGCGAGGGCGCTGGGCCGGGAGTTGCCGCATGAGCGGATGGGCAAGCGCCGGGGCGAGAAATAGGAGGCAAGCATGGACTTTCCGATAGAGTTTACGAGCGATCATGAGGCGGCGGAGGCGCGGCATGGGGCGGTGAAGAAACAGTGCCTGGATCGGATCGATCCTGGCAATACAAGTCGGTGGGGCCATCGGGACGATAGTGATGAGGAAGTCGCGCGGGTCTTGGCCACGATAGCGTGGGAGAGCGGATGGGACGAGGCGGTGTTGGCGAGTCAACGTGCCCAGGTGGAGAGCATCGGACAACTGATCGCGCAGCGGGACGTGGAGCACGAGGCGGCGCGTGCATGGTGTGAGAGATACGAGAGGCAGTTGTGGCAGACGCAGGACTTAGACCAGAGGTGGCAGGCAAAATTGCGGGATGCGCAGGACGCGCTCGTGAAGATGAAGGCGGAGCGGAACGAGGCGCGGGCGGATGCTGTTCAGTGTGCGATGGCCTACCGCGACAAGTTGCCCATTGGGGGGATCTTGAAGCGGATCGACGCCTATGTGCGCGTCATGTCCACGGATAAGGGGTAAACGATGGGAATATCTCCAATGAGTTTGCATGCAGGAATCGACTGTACGGATGTCGCGTTTCCTAATCCTGACCCAAGGAAATTTGTAATCGCGGATCATGAAGAGATCGGGAAATTCCTTATCCTGTTCGTTCAATATCCTGATTGCACGAACTTCGAGGGATACAAGGTTCTTGTTTATTCTGGCGTAACTTATGACGAGATTAAAAGCAGAAGAGTCCTAGATCCTCATTTCACGGACAGTCAATCCGTTCCATCTCCAGTCGCCAGATTTACGCCAACCGAGGCTGGACTGGAGATGGCCAGAACATTTTGCAAGTGCATGGAGGAACGGGAATGAAGGGGCGCTGGTACGGTTTGCGGGGCGACCGGCCCGCGCACTGGCACGAGTACGTGGATCGCCCGGACGGCACTGGGTTCTGGGCGGCGCTGAGTCGGTGCGGCATGCAGAAGGTGGTTCCGTCCGTGCTGGCGGACATCGACGCCTGGCATGGGCGATACCCGGACGCGCCGGAGATGGACGGGCGGTGGCGGTGTCGCCCCTGCGAGCGGAACCGGGCGCTGGACGTGGCCCGGCGGCGGGCGCAGGAGGACGGCGCGGGCATCTGAGGAGGCGAGCATGGTGACGCGAGAGGAACTGGGCAAGGTGTTGCACGCGGCGTTGCTGAGTGATTGTGATAGCAATGCCACGTCGTTGGCGTGGGATCTCATCAGTTTGTGGGAGATGCACTACGCCTGGCAGGCGTACTTGGATTTGGCCTGTGAGGAGCTGTCGAAGCGTCCCGTGTATGAACCCGTGGAGAACGCACTACGGCGGGCCTCGGGGCGTATGGGGTCCGTCACTGGCGTGTGTCCGGTACGCTTGCGGATCATTAGGTTGACCCTGGAGCTGTTCAGCGGGGTGGACTGGCAGCGGTTTGCCTCGTGTTTGGAGGAGTCCTGATGGGGGCCACGCCCATGAGTGACAAACAGGATCGTCCCGCGTGTCCGCTGTGCGGCAGTCCCTATTGGAATCGTCCGAGAAAGGGTCCGAAGTGAAGTCCTACCGCACCGAGTTAGACCCCAACAATGCGCAGCGCACGGCGTTTATGCGTCATGCCGGTGCGGCGCGGTGGGCGTTCAACTGGGGCTTGCGGCGCAAGATTGAGGTTTATGAACAGACGGGCAAGAGTCCCTCGGCCATCGATCTACACCGCGAGTTAAACGTCTTGAAAAAGACGGACGTGCCGTGGATGTACGAGGTTAGCAAGTGCGCGCCACAAGAGGCCCTACGGAATCTCGACAAGGCGTTTGAGGGGTTCTTCCGGCGGTGCAAAGCGGGGGCGGCCAAGAAGGGATATCCGCGCTTCAAGAGCCGTAAGCGGGGCATCGGCACATTCACGTTGACCGGGGCAATCAAGGCTACCGATCATACGATCCAACTCCCGCGCATCGGCATAGTACGCCTCAAAGAGCATGGGTACTTTCCGACGGGCACGCCAATCGTGGCTGCCGTGGTCTCCGAACGGGCTGGCCGATGGTTTGCGACGATCTGCACGATGGCGGTGCCCCAGCGCCTGCTTGGCACCGAGGTGTTTGGGGTCGATGTGGGCATTAAGGCGATGGCAGTGCTGAGCGATGGGACCGCCTTTGAGAATCCCAAGGCGCTCAAGGTGGCAGAATCCCGCATCAAGCGGCTACAGCAGGCAGCGAGTCGCAAGCAGAAGGGCTCGATGAATCGGAAGAAAGCGATCCAGCGCTTAGCCAGGCAGCATTACCGGGTGGTTTGCGTGCGCAACGACGCGATTCACAAGTGTTCGAACGCGATAACCAAGCGGGCGCACACGGTGATCCTTGAATCGTTGAACGTCGCAGGTATGCTCAAAAACCACTGTCTAGCTAAGGCGATCTCCGATGCGGGCATGGCGGAGCTGCATCGGCAGATTACCTACAAGATGGCGTGGGCGGGTGGTACCGTGATCCAAGCGGATCGCTGGTACCCGAGCAGTAAGACGTGCTCAGCGTGTGGGCTTGTAAAGGACGATCTGGCATTGGCGGATCGGACGTTTCGCTGTGAATGTGGGTTTGAGATTGATCGCGACCACAACGCCGCGATCAATCTAAGGAATCTCGCCGGGAGTTCCCCGGTGACAGCCTGTGGAGAGGACCGCGCTGGCGGGCGTTCAACGACGCTCGTGAAACGGACCTCGACGAAGCAGGAACCTAACACCGGACAGGGCATGTCCCTATTTGGGTTAGTTTAGGAGAACGGGTGCGGCATGCCAGTGAAACGACGAGCGGGTGAATCGGACGCGCTGTTTGGGGCGCGGTGCTACCGGGAGCAGTTGCGGCAAGAGATCAACATGCACACCGGGGCAGGGCGGTCCACGAATCCCGCGCCGCCGTGGTTGCGGCAGGGCCGGGCCAGCTACCTGTACGAGCGGGCCACGGGGCATGGGCCGCCTGCTGGGATGACGAACGAGGCCATCGTGGAGGCGCTCGTGCAGATGGCCTACCCAGTCGAGGAAAGGTTGGAGGCGAGCAAGTACGTGGGCCTCACTGAACGGATAGCGCGGGAGATCGATAAAGAGGTGATCGCCGAGATGATGGCGTGCGCGGAGGGAGGTGACGGTCATGGCGGTGAATGAGGTATGCGAGGACTGCGGCGCTTCGGCGGATGTGGTGACGTGCGAGGTCAGCGAGATGCAGGGCTCCTGGAGCGGCGAGACGTTCAAGGTACGTGTGCCGGGGCCGATGCGGGCGCTGTGTCTGGCCTGCGATGACCGTCGATGTGGGAAGAAAGATCGTCAATATCAGGTGCGGAATACCATTCGGGAGGAACGCATGAACGAGTCGGATGTGAAATCGTGGGAAGCGGCGTATGACAATGTTGATGGGATCGTTCACTCGGTGAAGTGCATCGTGTGCGGCACTCTACACGACGCGAACGGCAAGACCTTTGCGCGGTTGTGGGGCGGTCTGTTGGAGGGGATCAGTGGAGGGTTGCTGGGCGGCATGACGGGGTCTACCTACTACTGCAAGCTGTGTTTCGTGAAGGCAGCGGCGAAGGCGCTTGATGTGGACTTCTATGTGAAGCGTGAGGGGTTCAGACGTGGCATCGATCCGGGGTCCACGCATGAGGAAGCGCCCACGGGCGAGCCGGGCGAGGATAGCTGGGAGACTCGGGCGTGTACGGAGATGGGCCGGTGAGGCATGGATAACGGGCAGGTGGACGAGGGGGTTTTGGCGACTGGTGGCTACTGCCACAAGAGGGTCGCAGGGTGTTTCTGTGCGGTGGGCTGGCCGGTGGAGCGCCAGTGTCCAAAGTGCCGGGATCTGTGGGTAGAGGGGGCGTTCCGGTTCTCGTACTGCGTCTGTCCGCCCGATGATGATGAGAGGGAAAAGCCATGAAGAAGGTGCGACGAGTGTGGGCAACAAATATGGTTGCGACCAGTGTTGAGACCGAAATGACCATCAACGGGCAGAAGGTATGGAAGCGGTTGAGCTGTCCATTGTCTCATTCCGCTGGGGACGTGGACTACTGCGGAGAGTGGTGCGCCTGGTTCAATGTGGAGATGATCCGGGGCGAACTCGGGGTGCCAGATCGGGAGGTCGTCACTTGCAAGGGGACGCCCATAGGGGAGATTGTCGAGGGCAAGTCATGAGCCAGAGTATCCAGTGGGCGCGGCGGTGCGGGGCGTGCAGGCACTGGCAGGCGACTGTGCATCCGGTGGGTGGCGAGTGTACGGCAGACGTGCCGTTCTGGGTGGACGAGGCCGGGGGCATGCAGCGGGAGGCGCGGTTCGTGGCGAGGGATGAGGTGCGGGCGACGGGGTGTGACAAGTTCACGCCGACGTTCGCGCATAGATGAACCATAAGGAGCAAAAATGAGCGGCACGTTGAAGTACCATTTGGACAATGCCACGGCAGTATTCGGGGAAGACAGTCCTGCCGTTGCTTTTCTCAAAGAGAAGATCGCCGAGCAGGGTGATGATGAAGAGGTCATCGCGGATGAGTCGCAACTCATCGCGGCGTTGTTTTCCATTCACAATCAATCTCAGTCTGGGCAAGAGTTGACTGTGGAGGCGGAGCCATGAGTGATGAACTAATTGAAAATTCCATTTTGTTTTTCGTTGGTGATCCAAGCAAAGAGGCGCTGCGGATCTGTGCGGATGGCAAGTTTTTCGTGTATGGGCGGGAGGTCACGCAGGATCGAGAGGTATACGAGGGTTTCGTGAGATTTTTGAAGGAAAGCGGCCACTACAAGAAGGAGTAGCCATGAGTAAGTGGAAGATCGAGGCGAGCGCGGTGGTGAGTTTGCGGTTTGATGTGGAAGCAGAGGATGAGGACGAGGCCAATGACAAGGCTCTCGAACTTGCGAAGCAGATCCGGGGGACCATGAAGGGCGGACTCTCCGTGCCTACCGGGGTGCATCTTGGGTGGCCGGGCGCGGATACTCTGACCTGGGAAGATACCGAAGAGGGTGGATGATGAAGTTCGGGACGAAGTTTTGGCTGCGCCGGGGGTCCATGTTTCGCCATGCTGGAGTAGGGAGAGCGCGGTTCGTGGCGGCGCGGTTGCTATTTTGCCGGGGAGAGCAGGTGTACGCGGAGTTGCTAGAGGACGATCCGGGGACGGACGATGCGAAGACGTGTCACGCGGGACAGCGGGGGTGGTGGAGTCGGACATCCGTATCCCTTTGGGAGGACGAGCGCCCGAAAGCGCATGCTGGGAACTACATCAGCTATGACTTTTAACCGGCGAACCCAGGTTCGCGTGGACGCGGGCAACTATCTGTTGAAAGGGTGAAATGTGATGACGAGTGCAACATTAGAAGGCAATAGCAGGATATTTCTCAGGAGTGCTTCGTCTCTTCATGGAATTATTAGGGTCACACGGTGTGAGACGCCGCCAACGATGCTGTTCGTGATGCTCGATGACCCAAAGTGCAAGGATGAGTCACTCGATCTGAGGACGCCTCAGATCAACATCGAGCAGTACGTGCGGGTGTCTAAGTTGCCGAAGGATATGCAGGAGGCGATTCGGTCGTACGTGTTGAGCCATGCGGATCTCAAAATAGAACGAGCGTTGTTGCACCCACATACATTGCTTGAGCTGGAGGAGAAGCCATGAAGGTGATGTTCACGTTAGAGTTTTCCGATGACGAACGGATGGCGATAGCGCATGAGCGTGGTGATATAGAGTTGGGGTCACGGGATGGTGTGCCGAGTTTGGCGTCACGGGAGAGCGTGCAGAATTGGGCACGGCGGAAGATCGAGGCGGCCATATACGGATTGGTTCAAGAGTACCTGGCGAAACAGAATCTTGAGAATGAGGAATTGATCCAGGTTTCTGATTTGAAGATCGAACGGTGGCGGTCCACTGCCAGCGTGGCCGATCCCCCCAATGCTGTGCGCATCCTGCATGTGCCGTCTCGGATTGTGGTGGAGAGCAGTGAGCGTGTCCCTTTCCTTGAGAACCGGCGATGTGCGATGGCCAAGTTACGGGAGCGGCTGGCCGAGGAGAAGGCTGGGATGTGCCCGATCTGCCATTATCCGGTGAACAGCGGCCCATGCCAGAGGCTTCATCCATGAGAGTGACCTTGGCGTTCGATCTTGGCGATGTCGTCATCGGGATGGACGAGCATAGGAAATTGGACCTCTGTTTGCGGGCAGAGGCAATGCACGGTCTGCTTCTGGAGTTAGACGAGCGTTTGCGCACGCGGGAGAAGCATGTGTTGTTGTCTATTGCGACGTTGGACGAGATCGGGGAGTTGCGGACGTGGCTGTTGAACGAGATACAGGAGAGGACGATTCCATGGGAGTAAAGAAAGGAATTGGCACCCGTATGCAAGAGGTTGGTAGACCTTGCATCGGGTGCGGTTGACTTCTGTTGTAGAAAAGCGCCGTGCGTTTATGGGACGTGTGATCCGGGCCAGGACTGCAAGCATTTGTTCTGGGATGGGCAGCGGTGGCGGTGCCACTTGATTGCGATGAGCCCGCCCCATGCAGAGGCACTCTACGCGGGCGAGGGGTGCTGTTGCGGGCTGAATACTTTTCAACGAGAGGGGCGTGTGCCAACGCCGGTCGAGGTCGAAGAGATGAGGAAACGACGATGACACAAGAGGAGCAGAAGCGGTATCGGACGCTGATCGAGCGCTGGCAGGCCGAGCAGGGCGAGCAGAACGGGATCTATGCCGTGCTGGCCGGGTTCGAGAAGGCGCTCAAGGCGCACGATGACGAGTTGGCGGACTGGTACGAGGCAGCGGACGTGGACTTGCAACTCAAGCTGTACGGGTGGGTGGTGTGGCTCCTGGAAGAGCAGGCGAAGGGTGCGAAATGAATGTCGATTTCAACGGGCTACGGCGCCACATTGCGGAGAGCTACAACCGGCTCGTTGGCGCGTTGACGACGCCGGAGCAGCGGGAGATGGCGGCGGACCTTGGCAACGAGATTGCGGGGCTGCTGGCGATCCATGACGACGGGGAGATCCCAGCCTGTGATCTGTCCGATGATGTCACGTTGGTGGACCCGTTCCAGGAGGAGTCATGATCGGGATCGCCACGAGAGTATTTTCTGGATGGGCGACGGGCCAAAGGATACATTGAGCACGCACTTCGAGGCGTGCCGAGCGCTGCGACAGACGGGGAAGATCGACGACGAGGACGGTGACGGATGAAGGCGTTATTTCTCTGGCGTGATGGGATGCGGGATCAGTGCGAGGTCATGGTGCCGCTGTTGCCGGTGTACCGGCGTGCGATCCGGGAGCCCTTCGTGCCGCCTTGCACGATAGAAGAGGCGAAGTCTTTCAAGAAGAGCCGCGCGGCGAGCTTTCGCCTGGTGCGGTTTCGGGACGGATCTTTTCAGTACAATGAGGTGGCTGGATAGCGGTTGACGAACGCCGCGAAAGGCGCTAAGCCAGTCCCTTGAGATGCCCGGCGGGATGCCGAGGCCCGGAGGCGATCATGACTGCGGATGGACCACTGCGCGAACGAGGATCTCTCTACACGGTGCCTGACGACGTGGTGGGAGAGGAACGCATTTACGGCATGTTCAAGGACCAGAGTATTTTGGGCTACCCATGCGACATCGAGTGCAGCCGGGTAGATGACTGCGATCCAAGTGTTCAGGACATCTTTGGGTTCGACATGGTGACGCGGGGGGACAGCGCGATCCATGTGAGCGGGCTTGATCCTTTCGGGCGCAAGACGGGGCCGGGGTTCATTCGCGCCCTCGGGCGGCAGCAGATCCACTGGCAGTTGCCGAGCCACATCGAGTCCCCGCCGAGTGGGCTGGGATGTCGCGGCCCCGAGGTGGGCATCATCGTGACCTGGGACGCGGATGCGGCGGGCAGCGGGCATCGGTCGGACGTCTGGCAGCATCACGTCTTCTGGAGCGCGCCGAAGAGCTTCCTCACGCTGCGGGGCGTGCATCGCTGGTGGCGCAACCAGGGCATGGGCGACTTCAGCGTGGGTGACCTCGCTGCGCGCCTGGACGCGGGCCGGAAATCCTAC